TAATTTAAAAAGATAGGTTAATACCTATCTTTTTTATTTTTTATAAAAAATATGATATAATATATATGTAATAAAAGATAAGGAGAAAATAATTATGAGAAAAATAAAGCTTTGGGTAGAAACAGGATTTGTTGGCGGTGAGCATGAAGATTTTATAGAAGTAGAAGATGACACAACTGAAGAAGAACTTAATGAATTAGCAGAACAGTTTATGTGGGAATGTATAGAATGCGGTTGGAGCGAAGAAGAATAATGGAAAGTAAAATAATACCAGTTTTAAAAAAGCAAAAAAGAATAAAAATTGAAGTAGATTCTTCTTATATAAATGCCATTCTTAGAGTGCCCATTGATGCAACAGAAGAAGAAATGAATAATATTGCTTTTGATTTTATTTTAGATAATATTTCCGCTACTTGGGAAGAAATTGAAGAAGAATATGAAGATTAAAGAAGCTGTAGATGCATTAGAAATAATAAAGGCTGAAGTTATCCTATTGACTATATAGAAGCTTTAGATATGGCTATAATAGCTTTAAAAGAAAAAGACGAATTTGTTGATAATAATAAAAAAATATGATATAATATATTATAATAAAAAATAAAGGAGATATTATGGAAAAAGGATATATAGTAAATGAACCTGAACTAGTAACTCTTTTAAAAGACAATATAATAACTCAACTTTGCTATGATTCTAAATTAATTTCAGATGAATTAAAAGATAAAATAATTGGTCTTTTGATGGTTGATATTGAAGCTCTTTATCGAGATACTTTTGAAGGAGAAGAAATAATTCCAGAAGCAGATATTGAGGTTATGTTAAATAGAATAATTATTAAAAAATTGAAAGGTTTTTCAAGAGTGGTTTAATCTTGTCAAAGATTTAGAAAGGAAAAAAATAAATGAATAGATTTTTAAATGAGATGGAAAAAAGAGAAAATACTACTTATACTGAAAATGGAGATGTTGCTTATAAAACAACATATTCTGGATTAGTAGATTTATTTGCTCTAGGTGGAGCTTATAGGAATAGAACTGATGCAGATTGCATCCTTTTATTTGAAGAAGCATTTGCGGAAAGTGAATCCCTGGCTATGAAATGTCTGTTTTACCTGAGAGATATTAGAGGAGGCCAGGGAGAAAGAAGATTTTTCCGAGTTGTAATGCACTGGTTAGCTGAAAACTATCCGCTTGCAGCCAAAAGAAATATGGAATATGTAGCTGATTTTGGTAGATGGGACGATTTAGTGTATAGTTTTTTAAATACACCATTAGAATCAGTAATGATTAAAATGATTAAAGAACAGCTTGCGGAAGACATTAAATCAGAATATCCTAGCTTATGTGCAAAATGGCTTCCAAGTGCTAATGCATCAAGCTTAGAGACTAAGTCTGCCGCAAAAATAATCCAGAGAAGACTTGGTATGACAGCCAAGCAGTACAGAAAAACTTTATCGAGCCTCCGCAAAAAGATAAAGATAGTAGAAAGTCTTATGTCTCAGAAAAACTGGGATGAAATAGATTTTTCTAAGATTCCTTCTCGTGCGGGATTTCTTTATAGTAATGCTTTTTTAAGAAGAGAAGAAACTTCTGAGCGCTATATGAAGTTTATAAAAAATAAAAATACTAAAGTTAATGCGGGAACATTATATCCTTATGAGTGTGTTCATAAGGCTTTAGATCTTCTTTGGAGAAGAGAAAATGAAGAGAAAATTAATGTTGTAAATAAATATTGGGATAATCTTAAAGATTATATCAATAATGCTAAATTTAATGGTATAGCTGTTGTAGATACTTCAGGCAGTATGAGTGGAAGACCTATAGAGGTGGCTTTATCACTTGGTTTATATTGTGCTGAAAAAAATAAGGGGGTGTTTAAAGATAAGTTTATAACTTTTTCTGACCATCCGCAGATAGTAAAATTAAAAGGAAATACTTTTTTTGAAAAAGTAACCAATATGAATAAGGCTAACTGGGGTTGGAATACAGATATAAAAAAAGTTTATAATTTACTTTTAGATATGGCTGTAGAATCAAAATGTTCTCAAGAAGAGATTCCGCAGAATCTAATTATTATTTCTGATATGCAGTTTGATGGATGTACAGAAGGAGTTTCAACACTGGATTCCGCAAAACAGAAGTGGAAAGATTATGGATATACATTGCCTCATCTTACCTTTTGGAATGTTGATGCAAGACAGGATTCTTTTCCAACTTTATTATCAGAAGATATAACTTTAGTTTCTGGTTTTTCACCTGTTCTTTTTGAGCAGATTATGCAAAATAAAGATACTATTGAATTAGTATTTGAAAAACTTAATGAAGATAGATATAAAAATATTTTTTGATTTTTATAAAAAAATATGATATAATAAATATGTAATAAAGATTAAGGAGACAATTAAAGTATGGCAAATATCAAAAAAAGTTCAGAATTGGCAAAAGAATTTCTTTTAAAGCAGGGAATGAAAGTTCAGTCCTTTGAAGATCTTTTGGAACTTATTCATTTTAAAGAAAGAAGGATTCATGTTTATACTGATGTAACTTCAGATTTAGCAGAGTATATACATACTATGGTAGAACTTTTTAATTCTATCGATGAAGAGAATGAAGTTCCAATAGAAGAAAGAGAACCTATTAAGATATATATAGATACGCCAGGCGGAGACCTTTATGCTTGTTTCTCAATTATTGATAGCATACAGCTTTCTAAAACACCTATAATTACAATCAATATATCAAGTGCTTGTAGTGCGGGATTCTATATTTTTCTTGCGGCAGATAGAAGAATAGCTCTTCCAAACTCAGTTTTTCTGTTTCATGAAGGGTCAACTTCTTTCTGGGGAGATTCAAATAAATTTAATAATCATGCTGATTTTTATAAAAAGAATCTGGCAAGAATGAAAAACTATTTAATCGAAAGAACTAATCTTGATGAAGAGTGGTATGAGAAAAATTCTAAAGATGATGTTTGGATGATGGCAGAGGAAGCTTTGGAGAAAAATATATGCACAGAGATAATGAAGAAAGAAACAAAATTGAATTAATTAAAAAATACGATAAAGCATATGAAGAAGGAAATCCGATTGTTTCTGATAAAGAATATGATGAAATATATTATAGTTTAAAAAATAAACCTGATATAATAAATTATGAAGTAGTTAATAGTCTTGAAAAAATAGAACACGAACATCTGATGTTGTCATTAGATAAAACCAAAGATATTGAAGAAATAAAATCTTATTTTGGAAATTCAGAAGTTTTGGGTATGTTAAAATTAGATGGATTATCTATGAGTCTTACTTATGAAAAGGGGAAACTTACAAGAGCAGAGACTAGAGGAAATGGCAAAGTTGGAGAAAATGTTTTACATAATGCGAAAGTAATTTCATCTATACCAACAGAATTAAAGATACGATCAGCGGAAACAGCTGGTAAAATAGTGGTCGATGGAGAAGTTATTTGTAAGTATGATGACTTTGAAGCATTTAAAGAAGATTTTGCCAATCCTCGAAATTTTGCGGCTGGAAGTTTAAGATTACTGGATAGTAAAGAATGTTCAAAAAGAAATTTAACTTTTGTTGCTTGGGATTGTGTTGAGGGTTTTGAATATGCGAAAACACTTAATGATAAATTAATTTTATTATCAATACTTGGTTTTCATACAGTTCCTTGCTTTAGAGTTAAAGAAAAAAGTTTGTATGATAAATCTATTTCTTTTTTAAAAGACTTTGCAATAAAATATAAATATCCAATAGACGGTTATGTTTTTAAATTTAATAATTGCGAAGAATATGATTCTAAAGGTAAAACAGAACATCATTTCAAAGGCGGTTTTGCTTTAAAAGAATATGATGAAGAATATGAAACTTATTTGAAAGACATTGAATGGAAAGCAGGTAGAGGGGATATATTAACACCTGTTGCTATTTTTGAACCAATTACGTTAGAAGATTCTACTATTCAAAGAGCTTCTTTACATAATTTGGGAATATTAGAAAATGTTTTAAGTCAGTTTCCGCATGAGGGTCAAAAAATCTGGGTAAGTAAAAGAAATCAAATTATTCCTTACATAGAAAGAGCTGAAAAAAGTGTTTCTAGTCGAGAAGGAAAAGATATCTTTAGACCTCCTAGTCGTTGCCCTTATTGCGGAGGACCAACAAAAATTATTCCAAATGGAGGTACACGTTTTTTAGTGTGCGATAATCCTTCTTGCGAAGGAAAAATAATAAATCATTTAGCACATTTTTGTTCTAAAAAAGGTTTAGATATTAAGGGATTGTCTAAAAAGACTTTACAAAAATTAATTGATTGGGGTTGGCTTTCAAGCATAGAAGATATTTTTAAGTTAAAAAAATATCGAGAAGAGTGGATAATAAAAGACGGATTTGGGATTTTGTCTGTCGATAAAATATTGAAAGCAATAGATGATTCCCGCACAACTAATTTAACTTCATTTATTTGTGCTATTGGAATACCTTTAGTTGGTAAAGCTATTGTTGAACTTTTAGAAAAAAATGGAATAGACACATACGAGGATTTTCGTAAAGTAACTTTAAAGGATTTAATAAAAATAGATGGGATTGCTTTAGCTATTGGATCTAATATAGTTAATTTTGATTATGAAGAAGCTGATAATATTTATAATAAATATATGAATATTATTATTAATAAAAAAGACGAAAATCTAAATATTTTAAAAGACGTAACTTTTGTTATAACAGGTAAATTAAAATTATTTAAAAATAGAAATGAATTGTCTGAAAAAATAAAAAATGCAGGTGGAAAAGTCACAAGTGCGGTTTCCAGTAAAACACATTTTTTAATTAATAATGATTCAGATAGTAATTCTACTAAAAATAAAAAAGCAAAAGAATTAAAAATTCCTATCTTAACTGAAGAAGAATTTTTAAAAAAATTTTTTGACTTTAAAGAAAAAAAATGATATAATATATATACAATAAAGAAAGGAAAGTTTTTAATGAATCGTAAAGAAAAACGAGAACTTGCTCGTAAAATAGCTAAGTTTGAAAAAAATAAATAGCATGAAGAAATTCTAAATCTTTTGTCTAAATATAAAGACCTCTCACTAGAAGATATGGAGTTTATAGATAATACAATTCAAAAAATTCTTTCTTGACTTTAAAGAAAAAATATAATATAATAAATTATAACAATTAATAAATTTTTAACAAAGAAAAGGAGATTATAAATTATGGCAATTAGTGAAAATTCAATTAAGGTACTTAACTATCTGAAGGACAATCATGGTAAGGATATGACAGCAGCTGATGTTGCAGATGCGCTGGGTCTTCCTAAGAAGACAGTAGATGCTTGCTTTACTTCAAGTATTCAGAGAAAAGAGTATGGATATAGAGAAGAGGCTGAGATAGAAGTTGCAGATGGACATAAAAAGGTTAAGTTCCTTAAACTGAATGAGGAAGGTCTTAACTATGACCCTACTGCTTCAGCAGAGTAATTTAATATAGATTTCTAATAAAAATGGGTATGATAATTGAGTCATACCCATTTAATTCATTAAGGGGTAAAAATGACTGGTTTAACGTTAGAGATAGGAATAATTTTCATTTTAGAGATTATTGGTGTTATTTTACTTGGTATCAATGTAAAGAAGATAATTAAAGAAAAAGCAAATGTAAATAAAGAGTTGGCTGATTTAAAAAAGCAATCTTCCGCTTTAGAACAAAAGATAAAAGATAATAATACTTTTATAGAATCTCAAAATGAAAATCTTTCTAGCATAAAAAAAGTTTTTGAAGAAAGAGAAAAAGAACAGTCTGAAATTTTTAAACAGAATTGTCAACGCAATAAAAAAGATTATGATGAAGAATATTTAAGTTTAATGAAAGAATATGTTGAATCTTTTTAGGTTTCCGCACAAGAAAAACAAGAAGAATTAAATGTCATTTTAGAAGAATTGAGAAAAGCCAAAAGTAAACATGAAGCTTGGTTAAAAGAGAAAATTAGAGTGGAACAGCAAAAAATGGAATTAGATAAATATAAAGTTTCATTGCCAAGAGCAGAAATAAGTAAAAAAGAAATAATAAAAATAAAAGATATAATTCCTTATATGACAAAACCTCGTTCATTCTATAAATTAATATGGGAAACATATTATAGAGACACAACTTCTGAAATGGTTAAAAGAGTAGTTGGTTCTAATGAAAAGTGCGGGATTTATAAAATAACTAATCTTTTAAATGATAAAAGTTATATAGGTCAAAGTAATAAAATAGGTTCTAGATTTAAAGAACATATTAAATGCGGAATTGGTATTGATACCCCATCTACAAATAAATTTTATCAAGCCATGATGCAAGACGGTGTTGAAAATTTTAAATTTGAAATACTTGAAGAATGTAAGAAAGAAGAATTAAATGAAAGAGAAAAATATTGGATAGATTTCTATTCAACAAAAGACTATGGATATAATTCAACATCAGGAGGTGCTTAATTGAAAGTAGAAAAAATAGAAGTTTCAAACATGGGAAATGCCTTGCGGGGAATGAGAAATCCTAAAAAATCTTGGAATAAAAGTGACTCGATTTCCGCACTTATTAATCTTAACAATGATAATTCTGATTTAATAGTTACTGACTATTGGATGGAAAGTCTTGGTTATAAAAAAGATAATCAAAAAATGCATAAAAAGATTAATCAATCTTTAATAAAAAATGGAGCATTACAGTTGAGTCCTTTCACACAGACAGCAAATGTTTGTTTTATTGGTCCAAAAGACATGAAACTTGCGCAAAGCCTTATAAAAGCTGGTTCTGAGCATAGGAAATTTATGCGGCAGATCTTCGTTTCAGTGGATCTCACAGCCCCGGTGTTCCTTTGGAAAGAGGTAGATACTTATAAAATATTTACAACCGAAAATTCAACTTCAACTATGCATACTATCAAAAATGAAAATATTGATTTAAAAAGATTCGAAGTTGATGATTATGAACCAAGTTTATTAATAAATGATGTGACTGTTGGAGAAAAAGTAAATTCTTTTATAGAGTTTTTAGAAGAAATGCGGCAGATATATCTGGAAACTGGTGATGAAAGATATTGGAAAGAGCTGATACGCTGGTGCCCGTCTAGTTGGCTGCAAACCCGCACTTTTACTTTTAATTATGAAAATGCTTATAATATGATTAAGCAAAGAGAAAATCATAAATTATCAGAATGGCATTGGATAATAGATAAGGTTTTAATGAAGTTACCTTATGCAGACCAGTTTTTTAAACTTAAAAATATAATTTGACAATTAATCAAAAATATAGTATAATATATAAGTAAACGAAAGAAAAGAGAGATTAGATATATGGGATCGAAATAGAAATTTATAGATTGGTTTAATGAAAATGTAAATATGGAAATGCCCGAAGATGTTTATTTATACTGGGAAGCTTTTCAAGATGAGGTTGAGCGAAGAAGTGTTCAAGCAAAAGAAAAGCAAATGTTTACACCAACGGGTGAAAAAATATTTACTTACCTTCAAGAAAATTATTCTATAGAAGATAAATGGGATTCTGCGGAAATCGCTAAAGGATTAGGTTTAACCGCAAAAAATGTTTCTGGTTCTCTTAGAAGATTAGTAACGGATGGATATGTAAAAAAAGTATGTAAAGATCCAGTTATGTATAGTTTAACACAATTAGGTATTGATACAAGTTTAGACGAAAGGAATAGAATAACATGAAGAAAATAGCAAATAAAAATCATCTTGAGGGATATCTTTATGAGTATGAATTAGAAAAAAGAACGACTGGTGAAAATTCTAAGAACCCAGGTCAGGATTATATAAGAGGTTCAGTTAGTATTGCAACTGATGATGAATGTCTTAATATAGTTAAGCATCATTTTGTATTTGTTCCTCCGGTATTTAAAAAGTCTGGAAAAACAAATGAGACTTATACAACACTTTTAAATATTGCGGAAGGTAAGATTAAGAGCGTTATGTCAGATGGCAAAGAGAACGCCGCAATTGTAAGAGTTGATGGCTCTATTGGACTAAATGAATTTTATTCAGATAAAAATGGAAGTGAAGAACTTATTAGTGTTGTTAGATCTGAAGGTGGTTTTATCCATGTTTCAAATACTCTTAGTGCTGAAGCAAAAGATAGAAATAGATTCGACTGTGATATGGTGATTACTGGCTATAGATTTAAAGAAGGTGACCCAGAAAGAGAAATTCCAGATAAGGGCTTTATAAAAGGATGTATCTTTGATGATTATAGAAAAACTATGATGCCAGTTGAATTTGCTCTGTATAATCCACAGGCAATGGATTATTTTGAAGGTCTTGAAGTTTCTGGCTCAAATCCTGTTTTTACAGAAGTTAAAGGTTCTCAGATTTCTACAACTGTTGTTAGAAAGATTGAAGAAGAATCTGCTTTTGGAGAAGCAATGGTTAGAGAAGTTAAAAGCACTAATAGAGATTGGGTAGTTACTTGGGCAAAGCCTGATGTATACGATTGGGATTCTGATGATACAATTACGGCAGAAGAGTTTAAGAAGTGTATTGAAGAAAGAAATATGCATTTAGCAGAACTGAAACAGCAGTTTGAATCGAGAAAATCGTCTTCAAATGCGGGAGCTTTTGCTGCTAATGCGGAAGTTAAAGATGAAGAATTTAAATTTTGATTAAAAGAAAAGGAGATAAAAGTATGGCAATAGATTTAATGAACATAGAACCTCATAAAGTTAGTCGCGACCTCAGCGGCTATATTACCTATATATATGGAGAGCCTGAAAAATTTGGGCATTACACAAGAAATTGTGTATGAAGTATTGCGGAATTAAGCGGGAAGGCTGAGATGCTAACCCGAACCGAAGGTTATGGGAACTATAGCCAGGGGCAACGCGTAGGTGATGAAAAGATATAATTCGCCCAAGAGTCCGCAACATAATAAAGTATAGCTTTATTTGAGTTATTTCTCCAATAACAAACCTAACGTTAAACGAGGATGGTAAGGTACGCTGAGCTAATATAAAATGAAATATTAGAACTGTGAGATAAAAAACTCACAGGATAACAAAACTGAAAACTGGAAAAACAACTCTTGCAACCCAGATGCCAAATTCGCTAGTTTTAGCGTCAAAATAAAAAAATAACATTTTAATAAAGAAAGGAATAATACTTATGTCAGATTTTTATACTATTACTCGTTCAAATGGCGGAGTAATCGCTTGGACAGATGAACAAGTGGCCTACATTATTGACAAGTATGTAAATGAAAATTATCCACTTAAAAAACTTGGAAGAGAGTTTGGATGCAATTATGGAACTATAAAAAACTTATTAAATAGACATGGAATAGAAAGTAGAGGAAATAAACAAGGTTATCCTAGAGATGAATTTTGTTTTAATAAAATGGATAATCCAGAGCCAGCTTATTGGTTAGGATTTATGTATGCTGATGGTTGTGTTCATACTGGAAGAAATGAAATTTCTTTAAACATTACAGATAAAGAACACGTTGAAAAATTTAGAAATTTTCTTAAAGCATATAACCATAAAATTACTGTTACTAATGATAAAAGATTTGAAAATGCAAAAACTTTATATCAGCTTTCAATAAAGGATAAGCAAATTCATAAAGATTTAATAAAATGGGGATGTGTTCCTCAAAAGACTTTGTTAATTGATAAAATTCCAAATATTCCAAGAGATTATGTTTCTCATTTTATTAGGGGGTATTTTGATGGTGATGGTAGTTTGCATTTTTTAACTCATCACAATAATTATAGAGTTTCTTTTACTTCTGGTTCAAGAGAATTTTTAGAAGATATAAAAAAGGAGCTTGAAGTAACACATTTATCTTTAGGACATACAGTAAACACTAATACATATCAGTTACAAATATCTGGAAGAAAACAGGTAGAAAGAGTTTTAAATTATATGTATAGAGATTCTGAAGAGTCTATTAGATTAGATAGAAAATATGAAACTTATTTAAAATGTTTAGACTGGGCGCATCGTCATTGAACTTAATTTTATTTAAGGTGTGAATAAGTCTTAACTTATTTGCTAACGGGAGAGACTTTATAAAAAGTTAATCCCGTGCCAAGCTTTTAATTTTTATTAAAAGAAAGGTGTAACGACTATTCTTTTTGAGAAGTAGAGATATTTAATATCTTGAAGCGGTGACGGAACTTTTAAAGTAAAGTTCGTGATATAGTCTATTTCTTCTCCTGGGGTTGAGGAGAAGAGAGTCGAACGCGGGTGAAGCAAAAGTAATTTAAATAAAAAAATATTTTGATTAATATTTTCGCTCCCTTATAAAGTAATTTATAAGTGATAAAATTTTTAATTGCTGGGAAGTCCTTAAAGGATAATCAGCAGCCAAGCTTTTTTAAATAAAAAGAAGGTTCAACGACTATCTCAGGCGTGAGAGTAGGAGGTAAACTTCGAAATGGAATTTGTTTTAATAAAAATAAAGATATAGTCTACTCCCTAAGAAAATATCGAGAAATCGAGGGTATAAAGGATAACGCATTACCTGGAGTAATCGCTCAAGATATCACGTCTTGGGGTGAAATGAAACAGGTTTATAGACAGTTAAAGAAACCAGAGGTAAAAGAGAAATTCTCCGCGGTAATTCTTGACACAATTGACGTAGCCGCAGACTTCTGCAAACGCTATGTGTGTGCACAGAATGATATTGAAAGTCTTGGAGAACTGGGTTATGGCCAAGGTTGGACTAAGTTTAAAGATGAGTTTAACGAGGTCTTTAGGGGACTTACACAGCTGGGTTATGCCGTCTTTTTTATCGGGCATAATAAAGAAGAAAGGCTAGGTGAAGGCGATGATGCCAAGATTCGCATAAGACCTGCACTGTCTAATTCAACGCAAGTAGTTGTGGCTGGTTTAGCCGATATATATGGGTATGCACACCAAAAGTATGCAAATGAAAAATCTGTCCTCACAGTGAGGTGCAGTGATGGCAGTATCTCGTGCGGAAGTCGATTTAAGTATCTTCCAGATGAGATTGTGCCTATGAGTTATGATAATCTTATTGAAAAATTATCTGAAGCTATAGATAAAGAAGCAGCAGAACATGATAATGAATTTGTAACAGATGACAAAATGGAAGCTGTTAAGGTTACTAACTATGATTTTGATGCTTTAGTAAATGAGTTTAATGAACTTGTAGGTCAAATGATGAATAAAAATAGCTCATACTATGCTCCAAGAATTACTGAAATAGTTGAAAAATACTTAGGTAAGAATGGAAAAGTGGCGGAAGCCAATAGAAAACAGGCAGAATTTATATTCTTAATAAATCAAGATATAAAGGAAACTCTGTTAAAAGACGAATAATTTTTTTGAAAGGGTTTCATTAATGAAACCCTTTTTTGATTTATATTAAAAAATATGTTATAATATAATAGTAAGAGATAGAAAGGAGGTGTTTGATAAAGGAAATGGCTAAAGCTATAGTAAAATGTCTTTATTGCGGGAAACAGTTCGATAGAAATAGTGAGAAATATGTTAAACCAAGCTCTACAAGATATGTTCATTTAGATTGTTATTTAAAAAAGAGAGAAAAAGATAAAAGTCTCTTAGGTTTAGAAATTGTAAATCCAAAAGGCGATAAAGTGTGCCAATATTGCGGAAAGGATTTAACAGATGAAGATGAAATCCAAGAGATAGAAGATGGTAAATATATTCATAGTGAGTGTGCGGAAATGCTTGCGGCAGAGTATACGAAACTTTTAACCGAGAAAGAAGAGGAGAAAAAGCTAGAAGAAAAAAAGAAAGCTCGGAAAAAAGTAGAAAAGAAAAAACAAAAATTAAACGCAAAACCGCAAGACCAAATAGACTTGGAAAATTATATTATGAAATTATTCAAATGGGATTATGTTCACGCAAGAGTTCAAAGACAAATAAAGCATTATATAGAAGACTTAAATTATTCTTACTCTGGTATTAGAAAAGCGTTGATTTATTTCTATGAAGTGCGGCAGAACTCCCTGGATAAAGCGAACGGAGGTATCGGGATAGTTGAATACGTGTACGAGGAGAGTTACGAGTATTTTTACGCACTGTGGGAAGCGCAACAACAGAATGTCAATATAAAAATAGAGGAATATATACCTAGAGTAAAAGAAGTGGTCATTCCAGTCCCTCAGATTCAAACACGCTCCCGCAATCAATTTTCTTTTTTAGATGAGGAGGAATAAGTGGCAAGTAAATATATTGACACAATAAGTGTAATGCAAGTAATAGGTTGCTGTTATAATAACCCCTCTCTCTTGGACTTAACAGATAAATATACAATAATAGAAGAAGATTTTGTACAAGATTTTCATAAAATTGTTTTTGGCTCTATTCTTAAATTACATGATTTAGGGGTAGACAAAATCACTTTAGAAAATATCTCAGATTTTTTATCAAGTAGACCAAAATCAGAAGCAATCTTTAAATTAAATAAAGGTGAAGAATGGTTAATTAAAATTTCTGAAAAAGCATTATCTTCTTCTTTTGACTATTATTATCAAAGATTAAAGAAATTTACTCTTTTGCGGGAATACGATAAACTGGGGGTAGATGTTACAGATATTTATGATCCAGATAATTTAATGGACATCCGCAAAAAACAAGTTCAAGAAGAATATTTAGATAACAGCTCCTTGACAATGATAGCAGATAGAATAGATGGTAAAATCAGTGAAATCCGCATGAGATATGCAGAAGGAGATTATAACCAAGCTTTGTCTGCTGGAGAACATATAGAATCTCTCATAGATAGATTTAAAGAACATCCTGAAGTTGGTATTCCTCTATATGGAAGCCTAGTTAATACTGTAACTCGTGGTGCGAGGTTGAAGAAATTTTACTTGCGGTCAGCTGCCACCGGGGTCGGGAAAGCAATTCCTAATGAAACAATGATTCCTACACCTATTGGATGGAGACAAGTAAAAGATATAAAAGAGGGCGATTATCTTTTTGGACAAGATGGAAAACCTACAAAAGTTTTAAAGATTTACCCACAAGAAAAAGAAAAAGAAAAATGGAAGATTACTTTTTCTGATGGGAGAGAAGCTTTTTGTTGCGGTGAACATCTTTGGGAGTATCGTTATTATAGTCATAGAGGTTTTAGTTATAGAGTAGAAGATATTCAAACTATTTACAATAGAACTTTAAAATTAAAAAATGGTTTAAAAAACAGTGATGGAAAAGGATATAGATTCCATATAAAAGTAAATGAGCCTGTAGAATATGCTCAAAAGAATTTTTCTTTACCACCTTATGTTATGGGAGCTTTTTTAGGAGATGGAAGTTTCCGGTATAATGAAACTAATAAAGCTTTAACTTTTTCTACAAAAGATGAAGAGATTCTTGAATATATCTTAAAAGATATAGGAGAAGATGATTTTATTTATAAAAAAAGCTCTGATTTTAATTATAATTATACTTTTAAAAATAAAAAAGAATTAAAGCATAATATTTGGGTTGAAGAATTTTTAAAAGATTATCCTGACTTATGGAATCAAAAATCAGAAACAAAGTTTATCCCTAGAGATTATCTCTTAGGCAGCATAGAACAGAGATATGAATTATTACAAGGATTAATGGATACTGATGGAACAATAGATGAAAAAGGACGAACTTCTTTTACAACAGTTAGTCCTTATTTAAGAGATAATATTATTGAACTCTGTAGAAGCTTAGGCTTTATAGTTAATTTTATTGTTGATAAGAGAAAAGAAAAATATACTACAGGTGAATGTTATGTTATAAAAATACAATGTAAAAAAGCATTAAAACCAAAACTTTTTAAATTAAAAAGAAAAAAAGATAAAGCAATATCGTATGTAAATAATGGAAAAAGAGAGGAGTTTAAAGATCATTTAGCAATAACTAATATAGAAAAGACAAACGATAAAACAGAAATGACTTGTTTTACTGTTGATGATAAAGACCATTTATTTTTAATGAATGACTTTATTGTAACTCATAATACAAGAGCAATGATCGCGGATGTGTGCTATATAGGGTGCGAAGAAATTTATGATGAACGTTTTGGCTGGATAAGAACAGGACCTGGACAGCCTGTATTATATATATCGACAGAAATGGAACTCGAAGAAGTTCAAACAATGATGATTGCTTTTTTATCTAATGTAAATGAAGAGCATATATTAAATGGAGAATTATCTGAAGAAGAAGAAGAGAGATGTAGAAAAGCTGTTGAGCTTTTAAAGAAAGCTCCGATATATATAGAGGAACTTCCAGACTTTTCTCTTCAAGACGTCGAGAATACTATAAAGCGTAACATCAGGGATAACGGAGTCAGATACGCGTTTCATGATTATATTCATTCCAGTCTAAAGATTCTCGAGGAGGTGTCCCGGAAATCTAATGGGGTAAAATTAAGAGAAGATAATATTCTATTTATGTTATCAACAAAAATGAAAGATATTTGTAATAAATATGGAGTTTTTATTTTATCAGCAACTCAGCTTTCTGGCGAGTTTAATGAATCAAAAACTCCAGACCAAAGTTTTCTGAGAGGTATGTAAAAGTGCCTTAACATATCTTATCTTGTTTTATTAACAAGGGTTTATTTTTAAACAATAAGCTAACGGGGAAGTCTTTAAATCAAAGATAATCCCGTCTCATACTTTTTTATAAAAATATTATTTTCCTAAAAAAAGAAAGAAAGAAGGTGAAAGAAATTAATGGGATGCATTTATTAGTATATTAATAAAAAAAATGGACATATGTATATTGGATTAACTTCTAATTTAAGAAGAAGACATAGTGACCATCTTAGTGCTTCAAGAAATCCTAAAAATAGAGATTATAATTTACCTATCCATAGAGCTTTAAGAAAATATGGAGAAGAAAATTTTGAATTAAATATCTTAGAAGATAATATTGAAGACAAAGAAGAACTAAAAGAAAAAGAAATTTATTGGATAAAATTTTATAATACATATGAGGATAGGCAACATTATAATGAAACACCAGGAGGAGATTTGCCTGGTAAAAATACTATTCATAAAGGAGAAGATCATGGAAGAGCTGTTTTAACAGAAGAAGAAGTGATATATTGCAGAAAAGCTTATCAGGAGGGACAAAGAAGCCGAACTGTATATAACGAAAAATTTTCTGAAAAAATGTCTTATAGTGGTTTTCTAAGAATGTGGCATGGAGATAGTTGGAAACATGTTATGCCAGAGGTTTTTGAAAATAATCCTCATAGAGGCAAATATACAGCGAAGGATAGAGATATATTGGTTGCTTTATTTCAAGAAAGCGGATTAAGTTTAAGTGCTTTTAGTAAAAGCGAAGAATGTTCTGTAGGATATGGAACAATTTATAAAATGGTTCACAATCCTGAATTTTATGAAGGAAAATAATAAAAAATAAAAAAGTGCGGGCTATCGACTATTCCTTAAGTTGAAATGCTGGGAAGTACCGGTGTTATTAATACACACTCAAATTTTAGGAAACGAAGTTTGTTAAATGGGGAAAGAGATATGGTAATTTTAGTATTATTAAAATATAGTCAGTGCCTATGGTGACATAGGAACAACATGGCGAAGAGCATCGCGGACAAGGTGGATGTGGGCGAGCTTATGCTTCGCGTCTCTGATGACGATTTAGTCGCGTTAGATCCAATACTCAGTTCGCAAGTATTTGATACTCCAAATTTAAAAATATCCGTTTACAAAAATAGACGAGGACGTTATAAAGGAGTTTATTTATGGTGTAAAGCTGATTTGGGAGTTTGTAGAATACAGCCTATGTTTTGTACCACATGGGGTTATGAAATGGTAAGTATAGATGATATTAGAATAAGTTTAGAAGAGCCAAGTGCTTTTGAAGAAAAAGAGGTTATTTAAAATGAAAATAATAATAAGAGAAAGACAGCATGGAAAAACTTTTGGTTTAGTTAAAGAAATTCTTGAACGAAATAATGATAACGATATTTTATTTGTAAAGACATCTAAACAAATTGATCATATAAAAAATATGATTAAATTTAATGATGAGTTAAAAAATATAATTGTAAAAAATAACAATATAGAAGATTTTCCTACTTTAAAAAAATATATAAATGATTTTTGTGACAATAAAGTAAAACCTTTTTGTGATTATATTGATAAATACATATATAACAGAGGATGTAATTGTTTTATAGATGAAATAGGATTGTGTCTTCCTAATTGTAAAACAATAACTTTTACTCCTCCAAAAGAAGAAGATATTGAAGTAAAGAATAAAGATGATATTCTTGATTTAATAAAAATTATAAGAAAAGGCTATTATGGTAATTATCATGATATGAACTCTGTTTCTTTTGAAATTGGAGAATTACTTGTGAAAATAGAGGAGGAGTTAAATAAATAATATGGATACAATTATAAAAGTAGATATAGAAACAATTAAAAAAAGAATAGCGCTTTCTACAAACTTAGAAAATCCAAGAATTATTATGTCAGAGAATACTTTATATGCTTTAATGGATGGCGGATTCTTTGATGATGTCTCTATAGAAGATAATAAAGGAAGAGCTGTTTATTATTTATATGGTTTAAATGTAGCATTAGATAATTCAATTCCGTTTGGAGGATTTATGGTGAAATAATATATGTTAAACTACAATAAGCAAGATGTGCGAAATTGCATGACAGAAGATGATATCTTTGAATTGTTTGAAGATTTAGGTGGAGAACCTGAAAAAACAGATTTTGGTTTAATATCAACTACAATTTGTCATAATATGCCAAGAGAAGGAAGTCGTAAGCTTTGGTTTTATTTTAATACTGGATTGTGCAGATGTTATACTGGTTGCGATGAACCTCTTTTTGACATATTTGACTTAGTGCGGAAGGCAAGAAAAATTCAATTTAATGAAGATATGGATTTAAATGCGGCAGTTCGGTATGTTGCCGCACGAATCGGGTTTCAAGGAACTGAAAGCGAGGATCCCGCACTACAATTAGATGATTGGAAATTTTTAAACAATTATGAAAGAATAGAAGAATTAAATCCTTTTAGAAGTAAAATTGAATTAAAAGATTATGATAAAAGGATTTTAAATTCTTTTAACTATAAAGTTAAAATACAACCCTGGTTAGATGATAATATATCACAAGATATTCTTAAAGCTAATCAAATAGGATATTATGCAGGAAATAGCCAGATAACAATTCCGCACTTTGATGTAGAAAATAGATTAATTGGTATTAGAGGAAGAACTTTGATTCAAGAGGAAGGAGAAAGATATGGAAAATACAGACCTTTAAAATTAAATGATACATTATATAATCACCCTCTTGGATTAAATTTATATAATTTGAATAATAGTAAAAAAAATATCTCTCTAATGAAAAAAGCAATTATTGTAGAATCAGAAAAATCTTGCTTACAATATCAAACAATGTTTGGTAGAGATGTAGATATTACTGTAGCTTGTTGTGGTTCAAATATTTCTTCTTTTCAAATCCAGTTGCTTTTGGAATTAGGAGTAGAGGAAATAGTGATAGGTTTTGATAGACAGTTTCAAAAAATTGGAGATAAAGAATTTATACAGCTAAAAAAACATTTATTAAAATTAAATGATAAATTTAGTAAAGATGCTATTATTAGTTTTATTTTTGATAAAAATAAAATTACAAAGTATAAATCAAGTCCAACAGATGAGGGAAAAGAAAAGTTTTTAAAATTATACAATGAAAGGATAATTATATAGAATGGAATATAAATTAATTAACAAAGACGCTGAAAAAGAAAAAATAAATCTTGATAGAATATTTTCCAACAGATAGATAGATGAAAGTTATTTGCGGACGTCCGTTCAAGACATTCTTAGCCCAGATCTATTCGACAATATGCTAGAGGGTGCGCAAATGTTAATTAGACACTTACAGATGGGATCTAGGATATTTTTGCAAGTGGACTGCGATTGCGACGGATATTTGAGCGCGGCAATTCTTATCAACTATCTGCATAGGTTTGCTCCTGTTACCGTGGAAAATAATTTGACATACAGGCTACATGAAGATAAAACGCACGGGATAATTCTTGACACGATCCCGCAAAATACAAAATTAGTTATAGTCCCAGATGCCGGAAGTAATCAAAATGAAGAACATCATTTATTAAAAGAAAAAGGGATAGATGTTTTAGTTTTAGACCATCATTTAATAGATGAAGAACTTTCTAAAGATGCTTGTATAATAAATAATCAAACATGTGAATATCCAAATAAAACTTTGTGCGGAGCTGGGGTTGTTTATAAATTTTGTTGTTACTTAGATGAAAAGTTAGGTTTAAATTATGCAAATGATTTTCTTGATTTAGTAGCTGTAGCTTTAGTTACAGATATGATGGATTTAAGAAATAAAGAAACTAAAGAATTAATGAGTTTAGGAATTAAATCTATTAAAAATCCTTTTCTTTATGAAATGATAAATAAACAAGATTATCAAATAAACATTAAAAACCCTGGGTTAAATCCGCACACAATAGGTTTTTATATTGGACCTTTTGTTAATGCAATGACTCGTTCAGGCACTCTAAAAGAGAAAACTTTAATGTTTGAATCTATGTTAGAGTATAAAGCTTATGAACAAATTCAATCTGAAAAAAGAGGAGCTTTTGCGGGACAGACAGCCGCACGAGTTTCTGAAGCTATTAGAGTAGCTACTAATGTTAAAAATAGACAAGATACAATTGTTAAAAAAGATAAAGAAATAATAGATGCTATTATTAAAGAGAAACATCTTTTGGAAAATGATAAAATATTAGTTGTAAAACTTGATAAAGAATATGAAGTAGATAAAAATATAGTTGGATTAGTTGCTAATAAAATGGCAAATGAATATCAAAGACCTACTTTACTATTAAATCAAGTGGAAAATAGTTGGAGAGGGTCTGGTAGAAACCCAGGTTTTAGTAAAATAACTTCTTTAAGAGATTATTTATTAAGAACAAATTTAGTTGAGTATTGTTCTGGGCATGATTCTGCCTTCGGACTGGGGATTAAAGATTCTGATTTCGAGGAGTTTATGAATCATACTAATGAAGATTTAAAAAATATAAACCTTAATTTAAGTTATCATGTAGACTTTATTATAAAAGAAAGAGATTTAGGAAGTCAATTAGATGATATAATAAAAATTGCAGAATTAGAGAATATATGGGGTCAAGAAATTCCTAAGCCTTTAATTGCGGTTGAGGGTATTAATTTATCTGAATCTGATGTGCAGTTTATGGGAAAGGGAGTTTGCAAGATAGTTACTTCTAACATTACTTTTATTTCTTTTGGAATGGAAGAAGAAGAGTATGAAAGACTTTTAGAAGTTCCTAAATATCAAGTTATGAATTTAGTAGGATATTGTAAAAAGAATGAATGGAATGGTTTTACAACAGCGCAGATAGAGATAGTAGATTATGATTTTAGTGTTATGTTTTAATAATCTGGTTTATTGGCGCGATTGCGAAGGTCTTTACCGTGTTCCAAAACTAAAAAAGACCTTCAAATTTTTAAATACAAAAACTAGATTTTTAATTTTTTCCATAAAGAAAGGAGGAAGTAAAACTTTATGCAACTTACAAGAAAGCAAGAGGAAGGATATCATACAGCAATAAAAAACTTTCATAATAAAGAACCTTACACTTGCATAGCTGGGTATGCCGGAACGGGAAAAGCTCAACCTATTGATACATTAATTCCTACTCCAGAAGGAGTAAAGAAAATGGGCGATATAAAAGAAGGAGATTATATTTTTGATAAAGACGGGAAGCCAACAAAAGTTTTAAAGATATTTCCACAGGGAGAGATTGATTGCTATAAAATAACTTTAAAAGATGGGCGAGAAAGTTTTTGTGGAGAAGAACATTTATGGAGTTATTATATAACTAAAAATAGATTAAAACAAAAAACCACTTTAGAATTAATGGAAAGTGGTTTAAAAGATTCTAATAGTTGTTATAAATTTAAAATACCTGTAAACAAACCAGTTGAATATTCTAAAAAAGATTTTTCAATACATCCTTATATGATAGGAGCTTTTCTAGGTGATGGATGCTGTAAACAGAGATATTTAACCATTTCTTCTGAAAATGAAGAAATTCCTAATATAATTGGAAAACTTATTGATGCAACTCCAATTAAAAATTCTGATAAAAACTATAATTGGACTTTTGAATGGAATACTAAGACTTTAAAAGTAGAGTGGACAGGTGGAAATGGTGCTCAAAGAGAAACAATAAGAACCAAACCTAAAACTGAAGACTATTTTTTACAATACGAAGATTGTTTAATGGTTAAAGCTGATTTAAAAAAAATTCCAGAAGAATATAAATATGGCAGCATAGAACAAAGATATGAACTATTACAAGGTTTAATGGATACTGATGGCAGCATAGGCGCAAAAGATGGACATAGATATAATATGAGATTCACTTCTATAAGCATTCAGTTAATAAAAGATATTCAAGATATTCTCTGGGGTCTGGGATACTCTAGCACAATAATTAAAGATAAAAGAGCTAAAAAATATACTTCTACAGGTATTTGTTATGGTTTAAATATTAATATCCCAAATGAAGAAAAGTATAAATTTTTTAAGCTATCCAGAAAAAAAGAAATAGCAGAAGAAGCAAAAAATTATCATAAAAGAAAAGATTATACTAAAGTTGCAATTACTTCTATTGAAAAAATGCCTTATAAAAAAGAAATGGTTTGTTTTTATGTAGATAATGAAGAACACTTATATCTTACTAATGATTATATAGTAACTCATAATACCACATTAGTGAATTTCATCATCAGCGCATTAGAACTTGACCCAGAGAAAGAGGTATGTTTCTGTGCGGCAACTGGTAAAGCTGCAAAAGTACTCCAGGAGAAAGGAAATTCTAATGCTAAAACAGCACATAAACTTTTATATGATTATGCACCTATTATTAGCACAGGCGGATATAGTAGAGTACCTCGCTGGCCTGGAGATCCCAAAGGACCATCTGGATACAAATTAGTTGTTGTAGACGAGGTTTCTATGCTTCCAGACTACATGTGGAATCTTCTTCTTAGCCACGATGTTCCGGTCATAGCCCTGGGTGATCCTTATCAAATGCCAGCTGTGATGGCGAAAGATAGCGGGGTATTAGATCATCCGCACGTGTTTCTTGACGAAGTAATGCGGCAAGCGCAAGATAGTGAGATAATAAGAATGTCTATGTTTATTCGCAGTGGAAGACCTTTAAGTGAATATAAGGCAGACAATGAACAAGTTCAAGTTTTCAGTCAAAATGAATTGTCTTCTGGAATGTTGACTTGGGCAGATCAAATTCTTTGTGCTAAAAATAAAACTCGTTTAAATCTTAATTTAAAAGTACGGGAATTATTAGGGTATTCAGAAGAACCTGCTACTGGTGATAGAGTTATTTGTTTAGATAATCATTGGAAGTTTTTAGATAATAAGGGTGAATCTCCATTGGTAAATGGAAGTATTGGAGAAATAAAAGTTAAAGATGTTAAAACAGTTTTTTATCCATATAAAGCTTGTAGAAGACCAGTTAAAATAGTTCTTTGTAGTTTTACATCAGACTCAGGAGAAGTGTATCCTCATATGGCTTTAGATTATCAAGCTTTATTAACAGGGAAAAAGTTTTTAACACCAAAAGAGGAGTTTGATTTATTTAATTTAGGAGCTAAAACAAGGGGAAATCCTGTTCCAATGAATTTTGCATTTGCTCGCGCTGTAACAACGCATAAAGCTCAAGGTAGTGAATGGAAAAGAGTTCTGGTTATAGAAGAAAATTTCCCGTTTGGTAAGGTTGAACATTCTAGGTGGGTATACACAGCGGCGACAAGGTCCTCGGAAAAATTAGTCATGATAAAAAAATAATTAAAAAAGGAGAAAAAAATGAAATATATGGGTAGTAAAAATAGAATAGCTAAATATATAGTGCCTATTTTACAAAAAGCAATAGATGAAAATAAAATAGATTCTTTTTACGATATATTCTGCGGAGGATGCAACATTATTGATAAGATAGAATGTGAAAACCTTTATGCTTTTGATAAAAAAGACACTTTAATAGCTTTGCTTGAACAGGCAAAAAATGATTTTTTACAGGTTCGTTCAGTGCCACCAACTAAAGAAGAGTGGAATAAAGCTAAAGATTATGTAAAAAAGGGAATAAAGCCAAAAGACATAACGCTTGCGGAAATCGGTGCTATAGAATTTTTTGCTAGCTATGGCGCAAGAGGTTTTCCAGGCGGTCTTGCAAAGAACGTGCATGGAAGAGATTATTATAAAGAAGCATACGACAATTTAAAAGCTCAATCTTCTGCTTTTAAAAAGATTAATTTTAAATGTCAAGAATATTCCGCTTTAGACTCAAATATAAAAAATGCAGTAATTTATTGTGATATACCTTATTATGGAGTTAAAACCTATTCTTATTCAACAGAACCTAAATTTAATTATGAAGAATTTTGGGAATGGGCAAGAAAAAAATCTATGGATAACTTTGTTTTTATTTCCGAGATGATGGCTCCAGAAGATTTTGTTCCAATCTGGGAAAAAGAAATTACAAGAACTTTAAAACAAAACAATGATTTAAAAGCTAATGAAAAGCTTTTTGTTTATAAAGGAGGATTAAGTGAAAAAGATTTTAACAATAGACTGTGATATTATTATGCATCCTTCTATAAATCTTTATAATGATTATGATGGAACAGCTACAGAATTTTATGATGAATTTATTTTTTTAAATCTTCCACCAGCTGATTTAGAGTTATATTCAAAGATAATTCATTTTTTAAAAGAAAATAAAGATAAAATAGAAATTATAGAAGACCATGATGAAATAGTAGAAAAAACTAAAGTAGAAGGTCCATTTGAACTGATTAATATAGACCATCACCATGATGTAGGTTATGAAAGAGTTATGGTTTATAATAAAATAAAAAGCTCAGATGTTAATGTGGGAAATTGGGTTAAAAGATTATGGGATTTAAACAGAATTACAAAATATACTTGGTATAGAGACAATAATTCTGATTTATCTACTTTATCAACTTCCGCACAAAAAAAATATTTAAGTGAAATACATTTTGTAGATGATTTAGATTTTTCTTCTTTTGGAGATTTAGAAAAGATTTATGTATCTATTTCTAATGAGTGGATACCTGAATATTATAAACCTTTAATTGATATTATTAAAGATATATGATATAATATATATAGAATAAGAAAGGAGGAAAAATTATTGTTAGAGTTGAAGTTCCATACCCATGCGCATTCGGAGTATTCAAACTTGCGCCTAACCGATAGTATTAACCGACCTGAAAAAATGGTAGACCGAATTATTGAGTTGAATGGAACAGGATTATGTTTAACAGACCATGAATCATTAAGTGGGCATGTAAGAATTAAAAAATATGTAGACTCTTTAAAAAAGAAAAATCCAGACTTAAATTTTACTTTAGGATTAGGAAATGAAATTTATTTAGTAGATAATAGGGAGAAAGTTGATAAATATTATCACTTTCTTTTAATTGCAAAAGATGAGATAGGATATCAACAACTAGAGCAATTAAGTTCAACAGCATGGTATTATCTCCAAAAGATAAGAGGTCAAGAAAGAGTTCCTACATTAAAAAAAGAATTAGTAGAAGTTATAGGTGAGAATAAAGGTCATCTTATAGCTTCTACTGCTTGTCTTGCGGGAGAGCTGCCTACTTTGGTAAACCTAGCCTTGTCCGCAAAAAGAGCTGGAGATACAGAGAATGAAAAGGTTTATAGACAAAAGATTAATAATTTTATTGACTTTTGTCTTAATTTATTTGGAGAAGATTTTTATATTGAGGTAGCCCCTTCTGCTTATAAAGAACAAATAATTGTAAATAGAGAACTATATAAGATAGCAAAAGAAAAAGGAATTAAAATAAATGTTGGTTGTGATAGTCATTATTTAACACCAGAAAAAAGACCTCTTCATAAAGCTTATCTTAACTCTCATAATGAAGAAAGAGAAGTTGATGCATTTTATCTTTATGCTTATATGATGGATAGTGCGGATGCCACTAAATTTTTAAAAGAAAGTTTTGAAGATGAAAATATTATTGCAGAGATGTTTAAGACAACTAATGAAATAGCAAATAAAATACAAAATTTTAGTCTATTTGAAAAACAAAAAATTCCTCCTGTTGAAGTTAAAAATTATGAAAAGAAAAAAAGTATTTTTTCTCAAAACTATAAGAACCTAAACTATTTATATGATAGTGATGATATTTATGATAGATATTGGATAAATCAATGCTATGATAAATTAATCGAATTAAATAAAGAAAATGATAAAAGATATTTAGATGAACTTGAAGAAGAAGCCAGAGTAAAAAGAATAATTGGCGAAAAACTTGAAACAAATATGTTTAGATATCCTATTACACTCCAGCATTATATTGATATGATATGGGAGAGTGGTAGTATCGTTGGAGCTGGTCGTGGAAGTTCATGCGCCGCGCTTAATCATTATCTTTTAGGCGTAACTCAACTTGATAGCATAGCCTGGGATCTTCCGTTCTTTCGATACCTCAATGATGAGAGAGAAGAAATTGGCGATATCGATATAGATGTATGCCCGTCTAAAAGACCAATTATTCTGGATAAAATCCGCAAAGAGAGATCCGCATATATGAATGAGAATCTTCCTAATTGGGCAAAAACCGAGCTTGGTTGTACTCTTGTAGCTACCTTTGGAACAGAAAAGGGCAAGAGTGTTATACAGACGGCATGTCGAGGCTATAGAAGTGAAGATTATCCAGATGGTATAGATGTGGATACAGCCCTTTATATTTCTTCTCTTATTCCAGCGGAAAGAGGTTTTTTATGGGAAATAAGTGATGTAGTATATGGGAATGAAGAAAAGAAACGAAAGCCTATAAAATCTTTTATAAGAGAGGTAAATAAATTTCCTGGTCTTTTGGATATTATAATGGAATTAGAAAATTTAATCTCAAGAAGAGGCTCTCATGCTTCTGGAGTTATAATGTTTGATGGAAACCCTTTTGAACGCTGTGCTTTTATGCGGACTTCATCGGGAGATATAATCACACAATGGGACTTACATGATGTAGAATATCGAGGTATGACAAAATACGATTTTCTGGTTACTGAAGTGTGTGATAAACTGGTTACAGCTATTGATCTACTCCAAAAGGATGGAGAAATAGAACCAGAATTATCTCTCCTAGAAGTATATAATAAATATTTTCATCCAGATGTTTTACCATTAAAAGATTCTAAAATTTGGGATTCTTTGCGGGATGGAACTACACTAGGTACTTTTCAATTTGATTCATTAGAAGGTCGTAAAGCCGCAAAGAAAATTGCTCCAACTTCTATAATAGAAATGAGCGACGCAAACGGATTGCTTAGACTTATGGGAGAAGAAGGAGAAGAACGTCCAATAGACAGATATTGTCGAATGAAAAAAGATATTAATATCTGGTATAAAGAAATGAATAATTGGGGTTTAACTAAAAAAGAACAAGAAACTCTTGAGCCTTACTTTCTTTCTTCTTATGGAACACCTCCATCACAAGAACAATTAATGCGAATGCTTATGGATGAAGATATTGCGGGATTCCAGCTTGGAGAAGCTAATGCAGCTAGAAAAATTGTTGCAAAGAAGCAGATGAAAAAAATTCCTGAACTACATAAAAAAATTCTTGAAAAAGCTAGGAGTGAAAAACTAGGGGCCTACGTTTGGAAACATGGAGTTGGGCCTCAACTAGGGTGAAAAGCTTGCCCTTAAACATTTTACCAATTTATCATTGGGGTATTTAATTATTTAAATGCTAACGAGGGATTCATATTGAAAATCTCGTGGGAAATCTTAAAAGATTTTAAGAAACCTGTAACGACTATCTCAGGTGAGACTGAGAGTAGAATTATTATTGATACATAATTCGAAAAGGTGTTCTATATATATTAAAGTATATAGTAAAAAATAGTCTAATATTTTTAAACTAATATTGATAGCTTTAGTTTAATTCATTCGCTCGCTTACAGTTTTATCGGCATACAGACTTTATTTATAGCGACAAATTGGAATCCGATATATTGGAATACAGCCTGCTTAATTGTAGATAGTGGCTCATTAGAGGATAATAGTCAAGAAGAATTAGTTGATATTTATGAAGAAGAAGCTTCAGATTTTGCAGAAGGTATAACTTATGAAGACTTGCCAGACAAAAGTGCTAAAATAAGAAAAACCGCAAGTACAAATTATTCTAAGGTTGCAAAGGCATTAGGGAAAATTATAGGTGAAGGTATTAAAGTTAGCTTAACAGATATAAATGAATCTGATTTTAGTTTTAAGCCTGATGTAAAAAATAATCAAATTCTTTTTGGTTTAAAAGGATTGCTTAATATATCAGATGATTTTATTAAAGAAATTATAGCCAATAGACCTTATAAATCTCCATTAGATTTTATTAATAAGGTTAAACCTAAAAAACAAGGTATGATTTCATTAATAAAAAGTGGAGCATTTAACAATATGATTCCAGATACTAAACTTTGTTTAGCCTGGTACGTTTGGGAGACGTGTGATAAGAAAAAATTAGTTAATATGCGGAATATGTTAAGCCTTATTAAAAATGATGTAATAGACCCTAATATGTATCCAAAAGAATATAAGATATTTGAGTTTAATAGATATCTTAAAGCAATTTGTAAAATAAATAAAGATACTTATTCAACCAATGAAAGAGTAATTAATTTTTTAACATCTATTGGACAAGAAGAATTAATATCAGATGATAAAACAATCTCCGCAAAGAAATGGGATAAAATATATCAAAAAGAAATGGATGTATTTAGAAATTGGATGAAAGAAAACCAAAAGGAGATAGTTAATAAACTAAATGAAACTATTTTCAAAAAGGATTGGTTGAAATATGCAGGAGATAAACCAAATCTTTCTAAATGGGAAATGGAAGTAATGTGTTTTTATTATCATGAGCATGAATTAAAAAGTGTTAATAAACCAAAATATGGTATTATGGATTTTAATAAACTTCCAAGAGAACCAATTGTTGATTATACTTTAAAAAAAGGTGATAAAGAAATAAAAATGTTTGTCTTAAATAAGATTGCGGGAACGTGCATTGCAAAAAATAAAACAAAAGGAATTGTAACAATATTAACTGAATCTGGTGTAGTTAATGTTAAATTTCCTAGAGATTATTTTAATCTTTTTGATAGACAAATTTCTGAAAAACAGCCAAATGGAAAGAAAAAGGTTATTGAAAAAAGTTGGTTTGGTAGAGGTAATAAAATTATTGTAACTGGAATAAGGCAAGGTGATGATTTTATATCTAAAAAATACAGTAAAACACCTGGACATAGACTTTATCATATTTTGGATATATTACCTGAAGGAGATTTAGAGATACAATCAGAAAGGATAGATATAAATGCGAAAGTATAAAGTAATTGCGTTGATTGGTAAATCTGGTTCTGGGAAGGATAAGATAATGCGGGAATGCTTAAAAGCAAATCCCGCATTACATGAAATTATTTCTTGTACAACTAGGTTGCCAAGAGATAATGAAGTTGATGGAGTGAATTATCATTTTGTAAGTGCGGAAACCTTTGCGGAAATGGTATTAAAAAATGAAATGTTAGAAGCTTCAGTTTTTAATGAGTAGTGTTATGGAACTCCATTCAATTCTTTATCTTTAGATGATATAAATATAGGGGTTTTTAATCCCACTGGAATAGAATCTTTACAATTACATAAAAATATTATAGACTTAACTGTTTATTATATTCGTGTTTCTGATAAAGAAAGAATTATAAGACAATTAAATAGAGAAAAAAGTCCTAATATAGAAGAGATTTTTAGAAGATATGGTACAGATGAAGAAGATTTTTATGATTTATCTGACTTAGAAAATTTAAAATCTTTACTTAATGAAAAACCGCACGATATAGAAAAATGCGTTAGGACAATTTTAGATAATATATAATTTAGTATAATCATTCTATATATATTGTATAGTGAGAAAGGAGAAATACTAAATATGGTACAAATTATAAAACGAAATAAAAGTAGAGAGCCTTTTGATAGAAATAAAATAATTTCCGCAATGTCAAAGGCTTACATAGAAGTTGATGGACAACTTTTTGAAGATGATACGGTAAATGAGATTGCCGATGAAATATATGAAGATATAAAAAATAAAAAAGAAATAGAAGTAGAAGAGATTCAAGATCGCGTGGAAGAAGCATTAATGAATACCACTAGAAAAGATGTAGCAAGAGCTTATGTTAGATATAGATATAAAAGAGAAGTTGCTAGAGAAAAGTCTGACGATTTTAAAAAAGCAATAATTGAAAAATTAGAAGCTAAAAACATAGAAATGCAAAATGCTAATGTAGATGAACTCTCTTTTGGAGGTAGAGTTGGTTCTGCTTCAGATGTGGCTACTAAACAGTTAGCTTTAGAAGAAATTATTTCTGATATGGCTAGGAAAAATCATGAGAATAACGAGATATATATTCATGATTTATCTAGTTATTATGTGGGTAGCCATAACTGTTTAAGCATTCCTTTTGATGACTTGCTTGCGAAAGGATTTAATACCAGACAAACTGATGTGCGTCCAGCTAACTCAGTAAGTACAGCTTTCCAATTGGTTGCAGTTATATTCCAACTTCAAAGCCTTATGCAGTTCGGAGGTGTTGCGGCGACTCATCTAGATTGGACAATGGTTCCATACGTGAGAAAAAGTTTTTATAAACATTATTGTAATGGATTAAAATATATTGAATCAAAAAAAGCTAATAAAGAAATCAAATTAGCTATTTATAAAGAAGAATCCAAAGATTATGGTATTAACAATGTAGTTATTTATAATCATAGAGACGCATATGAATATGCTATGGATATGACTCAGAAAGAAGTGGAGCAAGCCGCGGAGGGTATGTTCCATAATCTCAACACATTGCAGAGCAGATCTGGAAATTAGCTTCCTTTCACCTCGATAAATTTCGGCACATGCACTGAGCCAGAGGGTAGAATGATAACCAAGGCTTTATTAAATAAATCTATTGATGGCGTAGGTAAATTACATAAAACTGCAATTTTTCCTTGCACTATTTTTCAGCTTGGTAAAGGAATAAATAGAGAGCCTGGCGATCCAAATTATGATTTGTTCCAGTTAGCATTAAAATCAACTGCTCAAAGATTATATCCAAATTATGCTAATATAGATTGGTCTGGTAACGCGGGTTATGATCCAAATAATCCAGCCACTTTCTTCTCTACAATGGGCTGCAGGACGGCAAACGGCTGGGATATAAATGGATTAGGTCAGCAGAAAGACGGTCGAGGGAATGTATGCCCCGTCACTATCATACTACCTACTCTGGCTATGGAAGCTAAACAAAATTTTATGTCCCAAAATATTTTAGAAGAAGAAGATTTGAAAAAGATTTTTATCGTTGAAGAATTTATGCAGCTTTTAGATAAAAAAATTCATGAAGCAAAAGATATGCTTATTGAGAGATTCGATTGGATTTGCTCACAAGACCCAGCTTCCGCAAAATTTATGTATGAAAATAATGTTATGGCAGGTTATATTCCGGAAGAAGGAATAAAGAGTGCGTTAAAACATGGAACACTTGCGATAGGACAAATTGCTTTAGCTGAAACACTACAAATTCTTATCGGGAAAAATCATATTGATCCAGAAGGAATGAAATTAGCAAAACGTATTGAACAACTTTTTAAAGACAGGTGCGCCCAGTTTAAAGAAGAATATAAACTGAACTTTGGAGTTTATATGACTCCGGCAGAAAGTCTTTGTTATACCGCAATGAAAAAATTCAAGGCAAAATATGGAGAAATACCTAATGTATCTGACAGAGAGTTTTTTACCAACTCTATACATATACCAGTCTGGGAACAGATAGGTTTATTTGAAAAAATCGACCTCGAAGCTGAATTAACAGGATATTCTTCAGCTGGATGTATTACATATATAGAGTTAGATAGCGGAGTAAAAAATAATATTCCCGCCTTAGAGCAAATTGTAAATTACGCTATGGATAAAGACATTCCTTATTTTGCAGTTAATATTCCTAATGATACTTGTTTAGAATGTGGGTATACAGATGAATTTAATGATACCTGCCCTCAATGCGGGAGCCACAATATTCAACATTTACGTCGAGTGACAGGATATCTAACTGGAAATTATACAACAGCTTTTAACCTAGGTAAACAAGCCGAAGTGCAAGCCAGAATAAAACATATGAGGTTTAATAAATAAAATGAATATAGATTCAATAACATATGACGATGTAACAAATGGAATAGATATAGGTGCAGTAATTTGGGTGTGCGGATGCTCGCTAAATTGTCCACACTGCCAGAATCCTCTCCAACAGAATCCAGATTATGGGCACCCAATAACTGCCGCACAAAAACAAGAATTATTAGATTATGTCCAAAAGCCATATTGTAAAAGGGTGACTTTTTCTGGAGGTCACCCTTTAGAACCCTACAATATAGAGGAAGTCGAAAAATTAATTGAAGAAATCCGCACTTCCGCACCAGATATCAAAATATGGATATATACAGGATATATTTTTCAAGATAAATTAGATGAAGAATCATCTTTTTGGTCTAAGGTAGATATAGTGGTAGATGGACCTTTTATCCAAGAGCAAAGAGATATAACACTTCCATTTAGAGGAAGTTCTAATCAACGTATTATAGATGTGCGGGAATCCTTAAAACAAAAGAAGATTATTGACATTTCTAATAAATTTTGATATAATATAAATATAAAAGAAAATAAAAAGAAAGGAAAGTTATATGGAAAAAGCAAGAAAGCTTGAGTTTAAAACATTAAGCGATTTCCGCAATTACAATACAACTTTTGCTTCTCCTGGATTAGTGGCAGAAGTTAAAGAAGATAATAGTAAATATATGTTTTCTTCTAAAAGAGAATGGAATAAACTAGAAAAAGGAAAAGGAAAGCTTGAGAATTTTGAAATGTCAAATTTTGAAATAAATCAACAAGTTTATTCACAAATGAACTCTCATGTTCCAAGTTCTAAAGATGCGGAAATTATAAATGATTTCTATAAAAAAGAAAATGCTTCTTTTTATATGTTATTATGTACTACTCGTAAAATTCCTTATTTTACATTACTTGCACATAAAGAAAATCTTTTAAATTCATCTTTAGGACAAATGGTAATAGAATGCCTTTCTTCTATTGGAGAAGTAATAGCGATAGAAAGAGTAAACAATGCTTTAGAGATTTGGATGTGGGAGTCAGATACAAAAGAATCTAATTTATATATATTATTTAATTATTCGGAAGGAGTTGAGTATTTTTCATGAGTGAAATATTTTGTTTTATAAGTCCTTTTCAATTAAAACAAACAGTTTATATGGATATGGGTAAAGATGAAGATAATGCAGCTGTTATTTCACATGATGTTTCTCTTCAGGATTTAGCAGATTTTATGTTGGAATCCGCAATTTCATATGGTGCAAATAAAATTCGTTTAGTTGGAGAAGGAACTTTTGTTGAAGGTTATAAAGAACAAATAATAGGAAAGAAAAAAGCAAATCCAAAATTTAGTAATCATAATATCACAGTGGAGGTAAATAAATAATGTTAGTTTTAACAAGAAAAGAAACTTTTAGAGTAGATTCAGAAAATGAAGGACAGAGATTTATAGAAGAAGAAAAAGAGAAAGCCGCAGAGGAAGGTTATTCACTTAATAAGTATGGAATGACTCATAAAGAAAAAAAATCAAAAGGTGAAATTATTGATGAATGTTGGATAGTAGAGTTAAATAAAACTTATGACTCAATATGGGGAGACTGATAAAAATGTTTAAAAAAGTAAAAAGATTTGAAAATGAAAATATAAAAATGCCAATCAGAGCGACAAAACATTCAGCTGGATATGATATGTTTGTTGCGGAAGACATAATTGTTTATCCAATAGCAGATGTAGTTGGGTCTGTGCCGAAGTCAGCTAAACCGGAAATCTTAGACGCGGTTATTGAGAAATATAAAACCGCACGTCCTACTCTTGTTTCTACTGGAGTTAAATGTTATCTTGAAGAAGGACAGTATTTAAAACTGGTTTCAAGAAGTTCCATTCCTCTTAAAACATGGATGATATGCGGGAACTCGGAAGGCATAATTGACGCGGATTATGCGGATAATTCCCAGACTGACGGAGAGATATTCTTCGAGGTTATGAATCTTTCAAATACCCCGATACTTCTTCAAAAGGGCGATAAGATATGTCAAGGAATTATATGTAGATATGAAACTTTCGATAAAGAAGAAACTCCAACAGAAGAAAGAAAAGGAGGATTCGGAAGTACAAATGAGTAAAAGATTATTGGCTTTAGATTAGAGTTCAAGAACTTCAGGATATGCGGTTTTTGATGGAGAAAAATTAATAAAAAGTGGAACATTTACTTTTTCTAATTAGAATGTTGGAAAAAGATTAGTATAGATAAAATAGAAAATATAGGAGCTTGTTAAAGAATATGAGATAGAAGAAATAATTTTTGAAGATATCTATGCGGATGGACAAAAAATAAATAATATGAAAACTTTTAAAGTTCTTGCGGAAGTGTACGGCGTTATCCTGGAATATTTGACAGAAACCGGACTTCCGCATTCTTCTATTAACGCTCCCTCTTGGAGGTCTCACCTTGGAATAAAAGGGAGAACTCGAACAGACTAGAAAAAAAATGCTTAGGAGTATATTTATAACAAATATCAAATAAATGTATCAAACGACGAAGCAGATGCTATTTGCATTGGACTTTCTGTAATAGTTAATCCTAATGATTGGTCATGAGTGTTAAATCCTCTTTAATTAAAAATTGTATAATTATGAGAGAGTCTCAAAGAATACATATTTTAGGAGGTAATAATGATAGACTTCATAATCAGATATTGGATGGAGTTTGTCTTTGGTCTTTTAGCAGGTGCTTTTAGTTATGGTTTAAAAAAATATCATAATTTAAGAATACAAGAAGAAAAAGAGTCGAAAATAAAATTAGAAAATCACATCATATAGAGAATTAGCAAACAATATGAGACTCAATTGTCTGAAGAGGTAACAAGAGCAGTTAAAGAAGATAATAAAATTAATAAAAAGATTATTTCTTTAGAGGAAAATATAGATAGTTTGCGAGAGGGAATACTTTCACTTCAAAGAAAACAGTTTATTGAATACTGTTAGGAACTATTAGATCAAAGTCACTACATTACAATGGAAGAATATAATTAGTTGGAATTAGATCATGACGCCTACCACGCATTGAGAGGAAATGATAGGGGAGACCATTATTATGAACGTGTTGTTGATAAATTCAACAAACAAAATAGTCTCAATATCATTGTAAAATAGTAAAAAAAAATGGGGAGTTTAATCTCTTATTTTTATTCGGGTGTAAAAAAAAATGGGGAGCTTACGCTCCCCTATTTTTATTTTTGGCATAAAAAATTTTATTAGTTAAATAAATCACTTCCGCACCATAAGTAGCCATAAAATCCGCAAATAATTCTTCTTGTCTGTAAGGAATGTGTATATTATAACTAAAAATTAAAGCATGAGTAATTTCATGATATAAGACTTGCTTAAATTTTTTTGATGATAATTCATTAGATATATAAATACATCTATCATTGTTATCACATACTCCAAGAGCAAAAGAATTATTAGGATTCCGCAACTTTTTATTTGTGCGGGAAACAATTTTTATTTTCCATAATTTATTATTAATTATGAATAACATAGTTTTACATTGATTGAATAGTATTAGAAATAGAGTTAATCTTATTAATTAACATCTATCTTTCTTCTGGCGATGCATCTCGAATCATTTCAAGTATATCTTCACTTAATTCATTAGCATATTTTTCTAGTTTTTGAATTTTTGTATTTTTATCATGATGCAATTCTTTTGATTCCATATAATATTTTCTGCTTTTTGGACTACGACCGTAATCATTGTTATAATATTCTATTTCATCGTATTGCGGGTATTGAGGAACATACGTTATATTATTATTGTTTCCTTCACTATAGTACATTTTATTTTCTTGCATCGCCGAAGTTATAGCACAATAATATTGTGCTTCTTCTAAATCTTTTATAATGTCTATAACTTCACCCATTTCTTTTGCATCAATTTTTTCTAAGTTAGACATCTAGCCTTGAACTAATGATATGAAGCAATCTTCCATATGCTGTAATCTATTTCCCATAATCAAGCCACCCTTTCTATAATTAAATTAGCGTTTTGAACTGAAATAGAAGTTGTTCCCGTATTTTCAACACTAATCTATGAACAACATCCCGCTGGAATATCTATAAAAAGAGTTCTACTTATATTACCAAAAGATTCTACTACTGTTGGAGTAGAAATCATTGTGCTTGTTTGAACAGGTTCTCCATTAATAGCTAAAGCCATTAATATTGGTGCCACAGGAGATGTTCCTGTTGGAAGAGCTACATTTGCTCCGAAGGTTATCTTAAATCTAGCTTTACACTAATTTGTAAGGCCTCTTAAAGTTACAAGACCACTACCTTCTCTATAAATAATACACTTACTTCCTTTTACAGCGGTATCAGTAAATACTACATTAGAGCCAGATGCTACTGACTGTAAAGCATTAGCTGTTATTTCCATAAGTCAAACCTCCTTTAAAAAGTAGTTGCGCATCCAGTACAGCCACCATTTGAATTGTATGGATTAGCGACGATATATGAAGGAGATGGACTAGGACGTAACTGGCTTATAAGATAAGCATTCTGTTCGCTCTGAGAAACCATACCCTTAAGAGCTGCATTTTCTGCGTTAAGCGTGTCAATCTTATCCTGAACTAAGAAGTCAAGAACCTGTCTTGTATTATTATTAGCATTTTCTATGATGTCTCTAGTGTTATCAGTTACTACCTGTCTATTCTGACAAGCCTGAGATGCAAGATTGTAATTTAATTCTGCCGCATTAGCTGCTAACAGTTCTTTAGTCTGACAGCAACAAGCTTCTTGCTGTGCTTGCATATTATTTAACTGCTGTGAGATTTGGAAAGTATTCTGCATATTAGCAATAGTATCTGCATTAATAGCATTTGTTATCGCATTAGTGTTCTGAAGATTAGTTAAACCCATTCCGCAAATTTCACTCTGAACTGCTCTAACTCCACTGTTAGTAGCTTCTATAGCATTTGCGAATCCATTTAAAGCATTTGTATTAGCATTGTAAAAACCATTAGACATACTATTCTGTAAGCCCATAACATCTGACCTTAATCCACTAAAATCAAATCCTTGCATGAGCTCATCTCTAGTTAATGCGGAACCTGCACCACCAGCATTTCCGAATCCTCTTCCACCCCATCCGGCGAAACAAAACAGGAATAAGATGATAATCCACCAGGCGCCATCTCCGCCCCATCCAGAGTTGTTTCTTTCATTTCCAGTAGCTGCTGCGATATCTGCTAAAGAGTATCCCGAATTAGAATTAAACATAATTTTTTACCTCCATTTAAAGACCTAATTGTTTGCGGAATTCCGCAAACTCTTTGTCAAAATCTTTCCCATTTTGACTTAAATAGTTACGGGCAAATTGTTCTATCTGTTGGCTTTGCCCATTTTTTGCCATGTTAATTAAATTTTGTCCCATAGGCGTTTGAGACATATTTTGTTCTAAAATTTGCATAATTAGTTGTTGAGGATTCTAACCTTGTTTGATCATTTGAATTATTTCCATTGGATTCATAATTCAATCCTCCTTTACATTGTTTTTTTAAAAGGTTTGCTATCTCTTTTCTTCCTCCTCTTTTTCTTTTTTTAATAACATATCTTTCAGTTCTGCGAGAGTTTGATTAAATTCGTCTCTAGTTACAAATTCTGAAAAATTGTTATTTTCTATTTGTTTATATTCATAAACATTTAAAGAAGCAGTTCCATCTATATTTACTTGTTTAGTATATATTTTCCCATTCGCTAAATCAGGAAAGAAAAATATACTACCATCAAAGTCAACTGGAATTGCGCGCACTTCTTCCAAAGATGATACTGGTCTTCCTTTTAGAGAAAGAGGATTTGAAGGTTTATTAAAGAATTGAGGCTATTGTTGTTGCTAAAAGTTATTATTGTTTGGGTATATTCCTCTATAATCCATATAAAAACACTTCCTTTCTTTATATTGAGTTAAGGAAGAACTTTGATTTTGGCACTTTATTTATTCGTTTTTTTATTTTTTATATTTTATTATTTCACTTGCCTAAAGTCCTTCCCCCTCAATATAAAGTAATTTTTGTTTCGAATGGATTAACAAAAAATCCCCAAAAATTTTAAGGGTGTAAAAAAAAATTATTCAGCAACCTTTTTTCCTCTATCCTTCAATATTATATAATTTTTAGATGTAATGGATTAATAGGCTCTGTCCAAGGTTAGGAAATGATTAGTTTTTTTATTGATAAAAAACAATCCGCTCTGTCTGGAGTTCTCCAATCTTTTCCCTGGCATATTTTCTTGCCCTGAGCTCCTCTGAATAGTCTTTACACTCTTCGTTTAAAAACTGACACTCTATAATTTTATTAGGTATGTAATCTGTTGTTAGAAGATAAGAATAGTAATAATCTATTTCTAATCTTTCTTCTTCTTGGTTTAAAAAATCCTGTAAGGATATTCCTAAGTATTTTTTTATTATATTTTCCATAAAAACACCTCTCTTTATTAATAAAACTTTGAAATATCAATTGATACTGGCACATTATCCATTATATAAACTTCTTTTAATGCACTGTGTGTAGCACATAATTTTATTGATAAATCAACAGTATTATCATCAATTTTTGTTATACCGGTTTGATATGATGCTAAAGTTCCATCATAATTTCTTGTAGTAGTAGTAAATACATTTTTAATTATACCACCATGATTTATTCGTATTTTAACAACGGTTTCATTTGATATATCTCCAGCAGCAGTAGCAGTAGTTCTAGTAGCTCTAAGACTTACTCTAAGCATATGACCAACCCAAATAATTTTAGCACTATTAATATTCCATTTGTTTGATCCAGCTGTTACCGCTCCTGTAAAATCAACTTCTTGAGAAAATATTTGTATAAAAGTACCTTTACTTAATCTTGTTGAATTTAATGATGTAAGTTTATTTATCAAAGTTTTTAATACAGCAACTATGTTTACCATCTAATCTTCCTCCTTTAAATATTATTATTTAAATAGTCCATAATTTTGCCACTATCAAATCTAACTAAACTTGTTAAAGTAAAATTTAAATTAGAAATAGCTTGATGTGTAGCAGTAATATTAACTACATATGACAAATATCCATTTTCTATAGTAGAATTTGCAGTTCTAACTGCAGCTAATCCACCAGCAGTAGATGTATTACCACTAGATTGATAAAAATCTAGTATAGGAGGATTAGTATTAGCAATATCATATAAAGGTATTTTAATAGTTGCCATTGTTTGATTAGAAATTGCACCTGCTCCTGTAGCAGTGGTAGCTTTTACAGAAAGATATGTAATTATTGTGTTGCCAATTAATCGTATGCTTTTATCTTTTATTGTCCAATTTGAGCCTTTTGTAAAAATACATTTACTAGTTATATCTTTAGTTTTGTAAAAATTTATAAGTTGTTTTTTACTAACTTTATCATTTGTTACACTAATAGTTTTTTGAATTAATGTTTTTATTATGTCTATTATATTAATCATTTATATTTACTCCTTATCATTAAAATAATTTTCATTAAAATTTACAGTTGTATAATAATAAGAATTAAACTTATCACTACTAGAGTGTGTATTGGTAATTTCTACACCATATGAAGATACATTATTATATATCGTTCCATTAGAAGCTTCCCATTGATTACTAAAAAAACAATCTGAATCTGATATATTGAATGAAGCTATTGGTCCTGTACTACCACTTATAAAAGAATTTCCATTAATCGTTTTAAAAAAAGGTTCTTTTGACATATCTAATGGAATAACCGGAGACGAAACAAGAGCATTAGCAATGTTACCAGCACCAAAGCTAGTGTCATTATAGCTAAAATAACCCCTTAAAATATGACCACATAAATAAAAAACATTGTTATTTGTTTGACCTGTAGTTTCATCTATAGGTACAATTAATTGTTTAGCATCACAAATTTCTTGAAAAGTATTTTTACTCACATAATCATTATTTAATTTAATTATCTTCTCGCATATAGTTTTCAACATTTCTACTATATTAATCATTTTTTTATACCTCCTTCTTCATATCAAAAGTAACGAATTATAAACTAAAAATAATTCGTTATTCTCTATAGAAAGTTCTCCATTTCCAATTCTAATTACAGTTGGCTCTTTTCCAATGTAAAAACAATAACTACCATCATCATTCTTTATAAAAGTTAAATTCTCATCGGTAGCCATTTGATTTATTTTTATATTTTCCGTCAACTATTTTTCTCCTTTTTATTTTATTTATTAAATTTGTAATAATGCGTTATATGCAGCTATAAGTTCTGCATTAGCTGTAAGTATTTTTCCATTAGTATCTAATGATATTTCTGAAAAAGTCTTAGTTCCACTTATTGTCTAATTACCAGTCGTTTTAACAGTTCCATTTAACTAAGTCTAAATAGCACTTGTAACGCCACTCAAATAACCTAATTCAGTGTTAGTAACTGAACTTACCGCAACTTTACCACTAGCATTTGAAATTAAAGCTCGATTTGCAGTAAGATTAGAGCCAATTATAGTGGTCGCCGCACCAGTAATTACACTCTAATAATCTGAACTATTAGTGTAAGCCGCACTACCCAAACCTTTTACTTTAACATCCGCAGTGGCTCCATTAGTATTTACACTAATTGTACCATTAGTTGAACCAGAAGCAATTGACCTAACTCCACTATTGGATATAGTAGTGCCAGAAATTGAAATGCCAGTTCCTTCTGAATAAGTAGTATTAGTATCTGTATCTGTTGAATTTATAATAATATTACCATTTGCATCAGTAGTTACAGTAGTTGCACCGGTCCCTTTTATCTAATGGCTTGAAGTTTTAGAACCATTTTCAACATGGTTTAAATACACATTACCATTAGTTAATTTTGTAGTTGTATTAGTTGTTCCAGTAGTGATGCCAGCAACTACATTTAAACTAGTATAATGTGTATTAGCGTCGCTTGGTAACGTAACTGTTTTAGTATTTATAGCTGTTACATGACCTAAAGTATTAGTAGTAATACTATCTATTGCCGTAAAAGTTGCTCCATGTGCGGGACTTGCATTAGATGTTGTTTTACTTACCGTATAGGTAGGATGTGTATAAATTGTATTAGTATCTTTAGAACCAATAGTAATATTTGCTCCATTATTAGTAATAGTTACGTTGTCTCCCGCAATTAAATTAAAAGTATCTGTTGGAGAAGTTGCGGCTATTGGAATAGTGCCACTATTTATTTTAATATTAGAAAAAGCATTTTGATTAGCATATTCTGAATGAGTATGTGCGGAAGGGGTAAAACTACTTGGTTTTCCAGATACATTATCCCAAGTCACGGAACCTGCGCTCCCAGCTGTGGTAGCTCTTGTAGCTGAATCCGCAGAGTTTGCCTTGGTTGCTGTTGCCGCATGGTCTGCTTCATTAGCATTTAAACACTTTCTTCCAGAAGCTTCTGAAGTTGTATCAATATAAAATTTACCATCATCTTCGGTAAAATAACAATAGCCTTCATTATATATCTTTGGTAAATTAATTTTTTTACCTTTAAATATTTTAAATAAAGCCAAAGTTTTCTCTCCTTTCAATTATAAAAAAAATAAGGGAGAAGTGAAATAGATACACTTCTCCCTAAGAATATATATAAAATGAACTAAGTTCATATTTTGTTTTAAAAGCGTATCTTACCCTTTCATTATAGCATAAAAATCGAGAAAACGCAATTTATACCTTTTGCCCTAAATTATACATCTGTCCAATAAGTAGCCGCATTACCAGCTAATTCAAACATTTTCTAATATAGAGCAGAGGTAGTATCATTATCTAGTTTAAAATCTTCAATTACATCAGAAGGTAAATCTAAACCAAACAATATTTCTCCAACAGCTGGTTGAGTGCTCAAATTAAATAAAAACTTTTTAGTTTCTTCTTCAATTTTATAGAAACGCACGGAAAAACGCACTTTTCCAGCTGCTATAGTAGCCAAACCTCCAATCGCCCAGGGAATCAGTAATGTTGGAGTTGAAATCCCTGTTTCTTCATCAATATCTGGATGGTCTATATCATAATAAGGAACCCAGTATAAACCAGAATCACCTTCCGCATTTATATACTGAATAACGCATATCATGTCTGCTAAATCTACTCCTTCAAAATAGCGAGGACATTTAAAACATATTACTTCTGCATTATGATCGAAACGAACACTTAAAAATTGAGGGACATTAATTGTTCTTGTTTCTAAATCTATCTCATGAATTTGATGTTCTTGCGGAGTTAAATGTATTAACAATGGAGATTTAGTATTGTGCTATAATTCTGTTAATAAATCTTCATATGATTTAGGCATACAAATTTACTCCTTTCTTATTATGATTATTCTGGCATCTTGAAATACTCAGTTCTAGCTAACTCTGATTCTTGTCCATTTACAACATTAATAACTTCACAATAGAAATAAGCACCTTCTTGAGAACTATCTATGTGTGTTATTAAATCTTGCGGCGGTTGGTTATTTTCAATTTTCACCTGGGTGAATTCTGTCTCATCAGCTGAAACCGCACCATCCGCACTTACATAAGCATCATTAACAAATATATTTTCTTTATCTGCATCTTGACCCACTCTTTTTCTCCAACGATATTTTATTTCATCGGAAACCGCATCCATATTTAATTTTAAATCTAAATCAAAGTTATCAAGTTGAACAACTTTTCTTCTGTCCAGAGAAACTTCACTTTCTCCTGGCTCTGCATTAAATACAAACGCATGTGGAGCGTCTGTTACTCTAAAATATCTGTTTTGAGCAGATGCTTTTGTATTCTCTCCATTTCTTTCTGTGTAACAAGAATAAGTATAAATACTATTAAACATTTTTCTATCTACTTCTGGAATTTCTTCACTTTGATAAGTAGGAGCAGTTGCATTTTCAATTAATGCGTCGTCTTTCTTCCAAGAAGAAACCATAGTATTTCTTTCTTTAGGACTTAATGTTACACTTAAATCTACTTTATTATTTAATAAAAATACTGGCGAAGGTTCATTGATATTTTCACTTCCACCTACCACATCTTCTGGCTTTAAGGCTTCCGCATGCTCAACTAAAATCCTATTACTTGCAATAATAGAATCTTGTTTTTTACCTTCTTTATTCCTAACTGCGATATAATAATACCCAGGTTTAGTAACTTCATAAGACGGGCTCTTTTTTATATAATAAATAAGCTTTCCATCTTTCTTATCTTGGTCTCTCCACGCTTCACCAGCCGCAGGTAAATCAGTCGCAATAATATACTGTCCAGTAGATTCATCTTTAATATAGAATCTAAATCCTTCTTTTCTATTGGCTTTTAATTCATCATCACCAAAATCTTCCACTGCTACAAAAACAGTTTCATAATTATCATCTGTTGAATCAGAATTAATTTTATAACTTACTGCATCAGGAGTTGCTTTTTGTCTTCCCGCATAAGTTATAACTCCAGCACCTTCTGAAGGAATAGCTAAAACTTGTAAATCAAGTTTTCCATTGTCTAAATCTACTTTATAATAAGTTTCTGATTCTCCTGTAGGAACTTCTTCACCAGTTTCCTCATTGTATTTTTTCAATTCTACAATTTCAGTTCCAAATGATTTTGTAATATCTATATTTTTAATTATAATTGGATTTGGAGACTTTTCTTCTGAACTATCATTAAATTTAGAACTATTTATTAATCTATTTAAAACAAGTTCATTTTTACCTAAGATTAATTCAGCACCTTCAAACTTAGCTAAATCTTTCTCAGACTTATAATTTTGAGTATCTGTAATCTCATAAGCTAAGGCTTGATTAATTTTAACACTTGCGGTTTGAGTATTTAAACCAAAAGCAAGAATTGGTCTATTACTCTACGGGTCTTTTTCACCACTAAACTGGTAAAAACGCACGTTAAAACTAACTGGACCAGCTTCTTTAGTTATTTCTGAACTTATCGCCCAACCGAAATAAAGTTTTCCATTTTTATCTAAAAAAGGTCTACCATCACTGTCAGTTAAAGCTAAACTTACTCCTTTTGCGGTTTTTGTTTCCCACTGAATTACAATTCTAACAGGATATTTACCATCAATAGTATTATTTACTTCTGATTGACTTGGACCCATTAAGTCAAAGTTATCATAGTATCTGTCTATTGAAAAATAAACTATTTCCGCACTTTCATCACCCTGCACTGATAAACCGTTTTTCTGAAAATCTGCGGGAACGTTAATTTTTCTACGTCCATCTTTACCACCATCAACAATCTCGAAGAATGGTTCATCAAGCGGCAACCGCATAAAACTACGATCAATCTGAACAAGATTTTCTAAGTTTTGAAAGTAAGTATCTAAATCATATATCTCAATATTGTCCAAAGCTGCTGAAGCTTTATCAAATAAATCCATATATAAAGTACGATTATCTTTAGTTACTTTTGTAAACACTTATCTTCATCCTTTCTTTAAAAATATGAGGGTAAGACATATCTTACCCTCTACTATTTTATTTAAAATTCACTTTCTTGGCTATAATTATTTTTGTCCTATTTCTTGCCATAAATCAACCTCTTGTTCTGGGACTGTTACAGAAACACGCTCGTCATCGCCCTTCCGCAAAATCTTACCAGAATCCGCAGTTAATTTAATTTTTTTAATAGAATAGATACCTTCAAGAAGAACAGGAGAACTAATTGTTCCATTAACACCAAGATAAGTATAAATCGCTTCTTTTTTCATTTTCTATTCTCCTTTATAAAATACTTACCCCTTGACCTCCAACAGAAGTAAAATCTATGAATTTTTCATAATATTTTTGCGTTTTTGAGGTATCTTCTGGGTAAATTATAACATAATTTATATAAGAACCACTATTCTGTTTAAATGCATAAGGATAAGTAGTTTCTTGTAATAAACATTGGTCTACATCTATTTTAGAACGCTTTTCCGCACTACCTATTACTAAAGTTTTAATAACAGCATTATTACTATTAGTAAAAGCAGACGTATCAATTCTTACAATAGAACCACCTATTTTTAACTCTTCCGCAGTTAAATTAAAAGCATTGTTAAAAGCACTTTGTCTAATTTCAAGAATATTCATATCAAAATCACTTCTTTGTAATTTAGTACAATTCTAAAAAGCAGATGCTTCTATTCTTCTTAATGTTTTAGGAATGTCTATATAAGTAAGATTATTTGCGTTTTGCATTAAACCTTCTCCATAAACTCTTAATTCACTATCTTCTTGCGTTATTAAATGAGTAATATCTTTATAAAGTTTATTTCCAGTAGAGATTTCTTTCTCAAAAGCAACAACAGGTTTTCCATTCATTTCTGTTGGAATTACCAATTTTCCTGAAACTAGTTTATTTAATTTTATCCCCACTCCATTTAAACCATATTTAGCTTCGCCATAAGATGGTTCTAGATAATTATAAACCTAAGTGCTAATATCAAAATATTCTGGGTGCGGATGCTTTCTTACGTCATCTACTTTTTTAAATAAAGCATAGAAAACAGTATCTTTAGTTATAGGATAGGTTTCAATGTTCATAGCAACATTTGAATTTCTATTTAATGAATATCCTATAAAATCATATCCTTCATATATTCCAAGTTCACTTTCATCTTTACCGGGAATTATTTCTGGCATCTTTGGAGATTTACCATATACAACAGTTTGAGTTTCTCCACTCTGTTCTCCATTACCATCAATAAATTTAACTGGATAAGATTCTTGCTCGTAAACCGCATAGAAAGTATAGTCTAATACAGACTCTTCAAATGTTTTGCTCGCCCAATCTTCTTTTGTAATAACTTTTTCTACGTTATCTTTTTCTGTTGACCAACCCTTGAAAATCCAATGACTTTTCTGAATTTTCTTTCCATATTCATCATAAGGATTTATTTTAAACCAAGAGGAAGAATCTGTTGAAGAAACTTTCTAAGTGGCTATTAATTTTTCTGCACCAGTTTCATTATCTATCTGAATAAAACGTGCGGATTTGCCTTTAGTTACATTAGTAGCAAAAAATTCTAAGTTAGGATACCAAGCCTATAAAGTATTTTTAATATATCCTTCATCAATAGCTTCTGTATTATTTATAAAAATAGTTCCCGCAATCTCAGGAATCGAAGTATCTCCAACTGTATTTGTATTACTAAAATTCTATTCTTCTTTTAAACCTACTAATAAATTAACATCAATTATATCTACTTTTGGTTCTGAAACTTTTTTATAAACAAGTCCATTTAAAATATCTTTTTTCCAAGCATCTAAACTTTCCCACTGATATTGTTCTAATCCATAGTGGAAATTATCTTTATAATAAGTCTAATGCTCAGAAGGTTGATATTCATAGCCTTCTTCAAGTTTAATATAAGGTGTCCAGTCTGCATCAGTTATTGAAATAGCTAATTCAGAAAGATTAGCAGTAGCACTCTAAGAAGATCTTTTTATAGTATATAAATCTTTAAGTAATTTATAACTATCATAACCTAAAGAGCCACCATGAATACTTAATAAATTTATATTGGAAGTAACTGAATCTAAACTTCCTTCTTTATTTGTTAAGTTTTCTATATACAGTCCTTGCGGCGGTTGCCAAGTTTTATAATTTTTCTCTGAATCCACTTCAACTCCAGAAGACAGAATGTTCTTTAGCTTGCGGGCTTCGGTTAATCTGAGCGATTTAATCGAGCTTGGAAGATATAATGTATCTAGAGATACGCCGTCCGCAAATGTAACATTCTCTATATTTGAACGTAAAGCAAAGAATTTTTCTAATTTTTCAGAACTTGTAAAATCAAAAGTTACCGTTGAATCACCAGCATCAACATTAATACCTGTTAAATTAATTTCTTTTAACATTGGTTTACCATATTCACTGGTTGATTCTGCATCAAATTGCGGAAGATTAAGTTTTTTATTATAAAAACCTGGATAATGACTTCCTAAAATAATTGATTGTAATTTAGGCGATTTTTCAGCTTTAAATTCAGTCCAATATAATGTACTTGAATCTCCTATACTTTGTAAAGCTTTTGCTCCATAAATATAGAACAACTGCTCTGCATATTTAGCTTGTTTCTTACGTCCTGTTACAACACTGTCTGGAAGTATCATGTCTACTGGAACTCCATTATATTGTTTAGAGTTAGTTACACCATTATCTCCACCTATTGCCACATAGCAATTTTGATAAGGAGTTAATTTTACATCAACATCCGCATCTAAGAAATTAGTTTTTTCTCCATTATCTTTATAATATTTACTATAAACAAATGGCTCTATTGCACTTTCATCTTCTATCCATTTATCTGAATAATAAGTTGGGTCATTTGCACCAATTCTTCCCCAAATTGCTGCACCACCTCTAGCATAATCACCAAAGGTCCACCAAGAATCTATAAAGTTTAATCTATTATGTAAGAACTATTGCCTTGATAATGACCTATCACCTTGAAGGGCATAGAAATAAGTTCCACCAGTATCAGTAACTAAATCTCCACCTCTATCTTGATATTTTACATTAGGATTAGTAATCGAAATGTATTTATAGTATTCATCAAGATTTAAAGCAATTAATGGTCTATCACCTTGCATAGCAAATGAACCAGTTTCTCTTGGGTCTGCTAAATACCATCTCTCGATATGGTCTACAACACGAGTTAATTCATCGGCAGTTTCGCCAATTTCTGAAGAAGCAATTCCCGCAAATGGAGAAGTTGTTTTTCCAGTATTAATATTAACAATACCTTTATTCATTCCTCTTAGAGCATAATATTTAGCTTGTAACTGAGGATAAAAACATTTATAAAGATTCATCCAAAGAATACTGTCATTTGTTGAGAAACAACCTTCTTCTGTTGCATTTACATAGTATTCAAAAGAAGGGATACCAGTATTATTAATCCCTAATTGAGTATCCATATCGTAGAAAATAGGATACCAAACATAATTTCCACCTTCTTTTAATGGACCCCAAGAAGCCATCATACAGTTCTTACCACGAGAGTCATAGCACATTAATACTTCTGTCATTATGAAATATACTAAACAATATTCTAAATCAAAATGATCTTGAAGTTCAGCTTTAAATTTAGCCTGTCTATATTCTTGAGTATCTAATTCATAAGTGACTCCCGCATAAGTTACAGGTTGCGACAACCTTTTTGCAGTAGTTAAATAACTATCATCTTTAACGTAATAAACTTGCGTTGTGTCAAACAATGCACTATCGCAAAGTTTATAACCCGAAGTATTCTTAATATAATATTTATTTTTAACATAATTATTTACATTAAGTTCAATATAATTGTAAGACTTCTATTTTGTTTGAGGGTCTATTATTTCCTCATAATAATCAACGCCCGCAACAAAATCACCAGAACTTAATTCATAAGTATCTTCTAATGATTTTATATAATATTTATTAGGTGCGTAATCTTCTGCTGTTACAGTAGCTACTTTATAGGCAACCTAACTAGGTAAACCATCTGTTTTTGTTGAATAAACCCATTTACAAGCATCTTCCCAATGCTTATATAAATCAAATACAAGTTTATTTCTATTCTCTGGGTTTGTTAAATCGCCATATTCTTCTTGTGGATAATCTACATATAACTCTTCCGCAGTAATTCCACTACCAGTCTAATCATATAAATAATCCAGTAAATCACTATCTGTATTATATCTATATTCAAAACTATCCACTACTATTGGAGCACATCCCGCTGAGTTTGCAACTTCTCCGCCATATCCAGTAGCAGAGGTTCTTGAGAATGATAAATCATCTCTACCTTCTGGGTCTCTAAATGAACAATAAGTTCTTGAGTTATCTGAATATTCCCAGCATTCTGCAATCTTGCGGACTGCCTTATGTTTAGCAAATTTTTGAAGTATTTTTTTATTTAATTTAAAGCCATAAGCTTCATCAGAACCTTTATCTAAAAGCATATTATATCTACCAATAAAAGTATATTGGTTTCCATTTTTATTAAAGGCTAAAACAGGGAATCCTTGAACAGATGTTCTATAATCTTCAATATTTGTAACTTTAGTATCTTTATAAGTTTTTTCTTTAAGATAATATGTTCCTGTTTTATAATTAGTTGCATTAACATCAGCTTTTGCGGTTCCAGTCTCATCTGTGTAATATACCTAACCATCTTTATAAACAGAACCAACCGCTTCTTTCTTAAAGACTGGGTCTCCTTCTTCCTCAAAAGCGCCAGCCGCATTATAGTCATTAAGTGGATGTTTAGTATAAGCGTTTGCAACAAAATTTGCAAGACCCATATTATAAGTTCCGGAAGATTCCATGTAGTCTATTTTTAAAGTAAATTTAGTAGTTCCTACAGTCTTATTATCATAATAAAACCAATCTAATTGAGTATCCGTTGGATTTTTTTCATATGCTTCCTAAAAAGGTCCTTTATTCATGAACATATTAATAAAATCAACTGATTCACCCTAATCATTTTTTATACTACCTTTTGTTTTTGCTTTGTAGTTTCTTCTCGGATAAAACTCTGAAGAAGTTCCTTGAACCTAGAGAGTTACTGCATTTGAGCTAAGTCCTCCGCATTGACTGGTCCAAGATGGACAATGATGCATATAATACTGCTCAACCGCACTCATTCCATTCTCGATATCTTTATATCCTTCTTGCTCAGCTAAAGGTCCAAGTAAGCCATTTGCATAAGCATGGTCAAGACCCGTATTAACGAAAGTTAAATGAACGCCCTTTGCTTTCTTAGCTTTACTATACGGTAATACTCCTTCTCCAAGAGAAGAATTAGTAGAATCTATAATTAAATAAGGCATCAAATAATTATCTTCATGCTCATTATTATAGTTTATCATTCCGTCATATGTAAGCTGATATTCACCTATTGCGGAGTTCGGTAAAGCGAGCATCTCACTCTGGTCATAAAGAAGAATATTCTTGTGGTCAACCGCATAATTTGTACTAATTTCTTTTACATTTAAAGCTTTGTTATAAACTCTAAATTTATATAAATCAACATCACAAAAATCTGAACTAAAAGTAATATTACCAGTTGCAGATTTTAATGAAATTAAATTCTTAGAAGTTATTTTCGCAATACTTGATAAAACTCCATTTAAGTAAATTAAGATTAATTTATTAGAGTAATCAAATACCATCGACAGATTCATTGTTTTATCTTCTACATATTTTACATTTACTGTATCATTTCCGGTTGAAAAGAATCCGTCTTGTGGACCTAAACACAATCCAGCTGTGCTATAAAAATTACAAAATACAGATTTTAAATCTATCTTTTTATAAATATAATCAAACTCTAATTCATCATATGTTTTTCCAATATAATGAACAACATTTTTAGTTGTTTCATCATACATCGCATTTAAGAATGAATCATAATTTGAATAAATAGATTGATCATTAAAAGCTTTCCAAGCTGTTTTATCAGCTCCCTCAATTAAAGAATTATCGCCTTTATAACGAGTTATTTCTTTAATTATATTGCTGTAATCTTGAATATTCTTTATTTTAAACTCAAATTCAAAAGTACAAGATTGCTTTGAAGTATCGCTTGTATTAACATCTATATTTCCTAAGTTAATATTAAATTTTGCACCATTACTAATTCTTAAGCAACTATTATTATTTTTATCTAAAACCCAACCATTATTATACCAATTGAAGTCTATAAAATCACCTTTATATTCTCCAAAAGACCAAGATGTGCGGTTTACCGATGACTCTTTATTTGAGCGACCAGCCGCATCAAAATTTAAAATAAGCCCATCTTGTTTTATTGTCATATCTCGCTTAGGGTCAACAACAACCTCGAAAGTTACATTCCTCATCGAGGTCCCGCAAAGAATAGTGTAAACATTCTGAGCATCTACTGTAGCATCAGTTATTTCAAATATATTAAAACCTTTTACATCGTCCCATTTAATCTAAGTTGTTTTAGATTCTAATATTTCACTTCCTTTGTAGAAAAGCACTTCTGCTGTTGGACTAGATGGGTCATAAACCATATAAGGTATTTGAATTTTATCATAGCTATAGTATTGTTCTTTAAAATCTCCGAGCCAGATAATAGGGTCTGTAGAATCTCCAACATAAGCAAATTCAAATTCTAATGGTTCTGGACCAGACCCCTAAATATCATTATCATAAGAATAAAGCTCTAATCTAGCTGTATGATAACCATGGTCTAAAACGCCTATTGTCGCACTTCTTGTACCAACCTAATTAGGTTCAAGGATTTGCGTCTACCGCACTTCCCCATCTATAATAAAGTACAGAATTTTCTTAATATTTCCAGAAACATCGCAAGACATAATTAAAGGCTATGCTGCATTATATAAAACTAAATTAGAAAAAGTTGAACTCTTTTTTAAAGTTAATTCTATTGTAGCCATAGTTATTGATTTGATTGTGCTTGTGCCACTTCCTATTCCAGTTACCTAAAAAGAAATAACAGAAACCGAATTTTCTTGTAATTTTGCTCCGAAATTAAATTCATAAGGAACATTATTATCAACTACAAAAGTTCCTTTTGCATAAGAAACACTAGACCCTTGTTCTGAAATAGTCCAGGTTACAGTCAATTTTGCATCTAATGCTTCGCCATAATCATCTGTTGCGGATTTAGCATTAATAATAGCAATCGCATCGTGTCCATTTATAATTGTACTATGATACTCTTTTTGTGTTACTGTAAATGTCATTCTTTTAGCATTGGTGCTACCACCTCCACCACTTCCACTTACAGACAATCTTAAACAAAAAGCCTAATTAGTTGATTCATCAATTTCTTCAATTTTATAAAAACTACCATCTCCTTGATTTAATACTAAATCTCCTTCTCGACAATTTTTATAATCTTCAATCTCAGAAAGCGTTAAAATAAAACGAACTTCACTATCTGCATCTTCTTGCGGTTTCTCGTCATGACCGTAAAATAACGCAACTCCATTGCCTCCCATCAGGATTCTTTCATCATTTGCATCCAGATATATTTTTCCAGTATCTTCCGCAAATAATAAATTACCATCTTGATATGGTCTATTAAAAACCGCAGATTCTTTTCCTCTTATAGGATTAAATCTAATCATAGAAGTTTTATTTCTCCTTTCTCTCATATATTAAAAAAAAGGGATAGAGAAAAAGTTCTCTACCCCTTTAACATTTCCTCTAAGGAATATAATTTTTTATTTTTTAGTATTTAAAGCTATTGCCCTTAAATTAGGCTTCAGGGAAAGTACCCCATTCTAAGTTTATGCCAATTCCATTTGTTTTACTTGAAAGAGTTAAATTCTGTGATTCAACTTCAAAAGTAGCTACTTTTCCTGCAGTGTTATTATCTTTATCTTTTAATGTTACTTTAAAAGTACCCTTATTATTAACAGCATCAACGCTATTCTCTCCACTAAGAGTATAAGTAGTATCTAAATCCTGTAAATTAAACTCAGTTTTCTAAACACCAGTTACGTGACCAGTATCACTTGTTGTAACGCTCGTTACAGCTGTTACTGAAGTTACCTTACCTTCTGCTGTAACAACTTCTGGGTCTACCCTAGAAACATCTTTATGAGCTACTGTAATAGATTTTCCATCTACTCCAGGAGTTCCAATGATATCTTTCTTATCATTATAAGCAATCGTACCAATTACATTAAGGTTACTATCTTTTATTGTAAGAAGATTCTCAGTAGCCTCAACTGTATAAGTAGTATCAATCTGAGAATCATCGCCTGAAGGAACATAAGTCCAAGTGACTCCATCAGCAGGTATCACTCCATTTGTTTCAGTTCCAGTTGCTATAAATAAATCTCCAGCCTTACCATTCTTGCCAGAACCAGTTACAGCCTGACTACCAACTACTAAGTAAGTATCACCAGCTTTAACCCCAGTTGTCGGAAGTGCTGCTGAAGTACCACCTGTACCAACAGTTCCTTTATAAGTCATAGCATCAAGACCATTAAGTTTCTTATCAATTGCGTCCTTACTATAAACTGGAAGCGTAGCAACATCCTGGTTAAATACATAAGTTGCTGCTTCATCTTCTAACTTAATCTTAGGAGTTATTCTTCTTGTTGAAGTATTATTATCAGTGTCTGAAGTCGAAATTACATATTCACCACCAGCAGTAGCAGTTACTTTTTCTTCTTCTGCGGTCGTTGCTTTTATAACAGTATTCTTTGAACTGATTTTACCATCTGTTGCGATAGTTACATTAGTTCCTTGTTTAGCAACAACAACATCAGGTTGTCCAAGAGCTGATTTTAATGTAATCTGACCCTCAGTTTCTTGCGCTGCCTCAGCCTTGCTATAAGTATCACCAGTTACAGTGATAGTACCAGCTGCCTGAGTAACCTTTGCTCCTGCTGTTCCTGCAACTTTAGGACCAGTTACTGAAACATCTTTAGGACCAGTTACAACTGAACCATCTTTTGCAGTTTTCTTCTGAGAGATAGTTCCTTTTACTTCTACTGCATTCTCTGCTCCAGAAGTAGTAACAGTCATTCCCGTTACTTCAATAGTATCATTTGTATCTGTATCTGGATTTATCTGAACCCATTTACTATCTTTATAAATGCAAAGAACATTTTCCTTCGTTGCGTAATAGAACTGACCATCTGCTACACCACTATTAGGGAGATCCTCAACTTGAGCTACCTCAGTAATTGACTTATTAAGTTCAACCATTGAAGTTCCTTGTCCTACATAAAGTCTATTAGTATCTGTAGTCAGATAAAAACAACCATCTACAGCTGTAGCTGGTAATGCAGCATGTAAACCACGTTTAAAAGCTATATTTGCCATATTAATTAATCATTCCTTTCTTTCTTTAAACTTGCGTTTCGTCCATTTCAGACCAAACAAGTCTATCATTTATACTATTTATTTCATCTACTATAGTGCTATTTTCTATACCAGACTTTCTGTTTAATTTTGATAAATCTCCAACTTCTGCGGAGTACACTGTTTTTGTAATGTATTCATTAACTAATTTAATTTTATTAGTCTTTGTATCTTTTTCAAAAACAGTTTCATCTAAATCACTATAACCAACTTTATTGGCTACAACTGTCTCCAAAGTTCCAACAGTGCCTTGAAGCGACTAAACTAATTTACTTACTCCTTCAACAGTTGTTGGATTTGGTTCATACCAACCAATTTGATAACTACCTTCTGTATTAAGAACTACCCTCGGCTCTAATCCAGCTTGGAAACCATCAGTTAAAGTATAAACTTCTTCTTGTGTTTCACTTTGACTGAATTTATAAAACTTCGAATTGAAGTCTTTTACCCTTAGCGTTCCATCAACAGCTTCTAAAGAAAGATTATCAACTTTAGTGCTAAAATCTTTCCATGCGGTTCCCGTGTAAATGTACGGTTTACCCTAGACTATTGCAAAGTCACCCGCGCTAAGTTTTGTCTCACCAACGGCTTCCGCAATAGCTTCCGCATCTGACTATCCTTCTTTTGGAGTTATCTCAAATACATGACCTTCTGCGGCAACTGGACCATTTTTCCATTTACCCGAAGCCGCATCATATACTAAAGACTCTCCATCTTTAAGTGTTTCCGCATTAATATCAACCGCAAAATTCTTAACGCCAGCTCCTTCGCATAAAAGAACAGAGCCAAGATAAAGTTTTCCAGTATCGCTTAATTTGGTAACACCATCGCTTGAAGTTACTTTGTCATATATAAAATATAGAGTGTCTTGTCTTAACTTATTGTTATTTTTTAAATAATCATAAGCTGTCTAAGAACCTCTTATAAATTTAACAAAATCAGCCGTTTTTACAGCATCTCCATAAGCCATTTAAACCTATTCCCTCCTTTTTTGTTTTCCAATTATCTCTTAGTTTTAACTAATCTATATTAATAAACTCTGACCAAAAAAGGTCAGAGTTTAAAAATCATTTTTATTCTTCTGAATAAGGCGTAAAGATATTCCCTTGAATTTTATTGTCTTCAACAAGAGATTTTAATCTATCTTTTTCTGCCTAAGAAACCTGTAATGTATTAGGAGAAAATTCTAACTGATCCACTAAAGCTGGCTTTAAACCATCTGTTACTGGTTCAATTAAAACCCAACCTCTAACTCTCATAGATTGATTTGCCTTATATTTTTTATCATATCTACATCTTATAGTTCCATCTGTATGAATAAAACATTCACCAGTTAAATCAGTGTTTTCCTAAATATTAACAGTTAAATTTAATGACTGATTTTTTAAAGGTTTAACTTCTTTTAAAGTAAAGAAAGTAATCCATGTTTTAGTTTTTTGCCAAACTCTTTTGCTATCTTTAACATTAGATTTCCCTTTATTTTTATAATCTGGATAATCTGTCCAAGATATATCTATATATATCATACTCTAAATTGGTGTATAGAAAGAATTATTGACAATATTAGAAACTCTATAACGATCTTTAATCTTTTGTTTTCTAAAGTTTTTATTTATTAATATATATGGAATAACATCATAACTTCCAGCCTCACTTTTGCTAGTATTAAAGACTGCTAGTAACCTCATTTCATTATTTGAAAGACTTCCCTCACCATATCCAGGATAATCAAAAACAGGAATACGTTTTTTCTATTCCATATCAGCAATGAATCGCATTTCTCTATATCCAATATTATAATCCGATAAACCTCTATTGCCATTAAACTACTCTGCAATAAAATCTTCTAATTTTTTAATTTTATTATATAATAATTCAATAATTTCAACAGGATTATAATTCTGTTCATTTATTGTATAAAAATTATATAATTTATCTTTATAATTTTTAACAGTTAAGATATCTTGTACGCTTAAATCATTTCCTAAAAGATTTTTTAAATCTTGTAAAACTTTTTGAGCGTCATTAACTTTATCTTGCAAGTTTTTTATATCTTTTTTAAAGCTATCAATCTTATCATTAATAACTTGTAAAGTGGATAAATTATAAGACCCTATCCTTGAAATTTCATCATTTAATCTATTTAAAGCCCCTTGAACAGTAGATATGTCTCTTGTAGTCATATCTCCTTCTCTTAAAATTCTATTCAATCTAAGGATTAAGCCATGTATTGTATTATAATTATATGCAAAGCCAATTAATTCTTTTACTCTCTGTTGAGTAATTAAATCTTGTTCAGCAACAAGCTTACAATTTAAAACTATATCACTGGTAGTTAAACTCTAAACTACTGCTTTATCATACCAAAACTAACCTTCTGAATAAATAAGATAAGGAATAACAGGAGTTTTACCATTTTTATTTAAATAATATTTAATGTTTAAACCTTGCCCATAGTTAGAAAAAGTATCTTTTGGGTTATTATCACCAGACTCTATTCCAATATCTTTCGTAAAATCTGAAGAAATTTCTGTTGTTAAATAAATATGCTCAGATATTGACTAAAGCCAATATTTATTCGGTTTAAAAGAATTTGGATTTAAATCATATTCTTCTGGGTTTAAAAGCCAAGGATTTTCCAAGCCATTTTTTGTTTTTGCATATAATTTTCTCTATAAGAAATAATCCTTATAGTAGTTTGTTCCAGTTTGTCCCCCCTGTGGAGCAGGTGTCATAGGCGTTGTCGAAGGATCAACTTCTATCCACTCTGTGCCTGCTTCTGACTTTAAACACCAGATAACATCATTTCTCTTCCAAAAGACTATAGGTCTTTCCTCTTGTAAAATAGCTTGTTTCCAGTCTGTATACACACCTGGAGAAGAGAGAGAAGGTTCTTGTGCAGCTTTCTCTGCTCTTATTCCCACATATATATCATTTTTATTATAAAAGACAACTCTATTGGTTAATTCTTTTTCTTCATAATATTCCCGTCCTTCAACATATCCTTCACCCTAATCATCAAAAGTAGGTATGTGATCAATCGATATTTCACCATTCCATTTTATACTATTATCCCAAATCTATCCAGCGTGATAACCACCATAAGAATTGGTTACTATATACTTTCCTCCAGCAGAAGAATAGTAAGTTTTCTAAGGATTATAATTATCATCTTCGCAAAGATTATAAAAACCTGTTTCATCTTTAATAAAGTAAGTATAAGGTTTATAAAATTTTAAATTTAATGGAGTGGCTGTTATTTCATAAAGCTATTCATTATTTCCAATAAAAGTTTCATTATTTACTTTCTAATATCTTTTTCCACCTTCTATCAATCTATATGAAGAAGTAAAATTCAACTCATTCTTTTCTAATGTATTTAAATCAGTTTTTAATCTATAAAATATAGGGGTTTCCGCATAATCTTCTGAATACTTAGAAGAATCTGTTATACTCAATATTTTAAAATATCCGGAATCTTTATCTATATCAATATCTGGCTCTAATACAACACTATATTTATATGTCTCAATTTTTCCCTTATTCTGAGAAGATATATACACATTTTCTGCTTCTGGATTAAGCATTTTTAGCTAAGAAGCAGAGATATTATTACAAAAATAAATAGTTCCTTCTGCAACCTTTTGTTTATATTCATCTTCTGTTAGCTATATTCTTTTTGGACAAATATTATTATTAGGTAAGGAATAATAAATTTCTTTACTATCATAAGCAACATCACTTTCACAAAGTATAAGATTTTTACCATGATAGACTTTAAATTCTTCTAATGTTCCAACTACACCTGATTCAACTTCACCATCTTCAATTATTATTGAAGAAGAATCAACTCTAAGTAAATAATAATCTTCCTTAGCATTAAAAGAATCTGTAGATTTTCTATATACTGTTTTTCCTTCACCATTAGTGGTTTTAATAAAAAACTTATTTTTAACATAAGCAAAATACTAATCTTCAAAATCTTTATCAGAAATCTTTCTAAAAACATCTTCATTAAAAAGACTTTCATGTTCTCTTAGTTTTCTAAAACTAAATCCAACTTGTTTATAATAATCTTCATTTATAGAAACATTATAAGGATTTGCTTTTACTTTATAATATTTTTTATCTATGTCTCCGACTAAATTATAAACATAATCAGCTCCTTCTTTATAAAAATAATCTTTATTAATACTATTTTTATCCGTTAAAGATACTTCTGTATATCCCTAAACTTTATTTTCATAGTCTTCTTTTGTTTTTATTGCCTCAGCTGAATAATCTGCTTTAAAATCTATACAATCTTCTTTATAATAAAACTTTTTATCCACTGAAGAATAATAAATATTATCATAACTTAAAGCAGTAATATCTTCTTGTCCAAGAGTAGCAAAACTTTCATTACTTATTTTAATGATTTTTCCCATTAAATCTTGAACAGAATTTATACATCCCGCAATTGTTGATACTGCTTCTGTTTTATAATTATATCCCGTATCAACATCTTCGTTCGGAGTAACCATTCTTAAGCCATTGTTTTTATCCCATTCAACAGTTTTATTTCTTTCTTTTCCATATGTTAAATCCCATACATCTGAAATAGTATTTCCAACAGAAGGAAGATTAATGCGGATTTCCTTAGTATCAGGTGCGGAAGTCTTAGACCCAACTATTATATTATCCTCGTCATTATATGGCTAATTAATCCAGCTCTAAGTTTCTTCATCGTAGATTTGTGAAAATCCAGTAGACTCAAGTGAAACATAATCTTCTTCATCATCTGCGCGATTGCGGTTTGCAGAATCAAACCCAGCTTTATTATAATAGATAGCCCCAGGGTATTTTCCATTTTCACCTTCTACCCATACTAACTCTCCATTCTTATTTTTGGACGCAGTAAAATCTTTTTCTCCATTTGAATTGCTCCAAGTAATATCTTCATCGGATTTATAAGAATCTTTTAAAAGTGAAACAGAATATTCATCAACTATTTTTGATTTTTCGTCACTTAAAGAAGCTGACTGTAAAATTTTAGTTTTAAAACCTGATAAATCAATTTTTGAATATACTTTTACTTTTAAATCTTCTTCAATTGGATTAACAATATTATTTACCGCTTCTTCGTTTTTTTCAGCCAATCCAATTACACTATCAATTATATTACCTAATTTATCTTTAAGATAATTTTTCTTTGTAACATAATCTCCTTCATCATCTTTAATCATTCCATAAGTTGATAAAGCACCATCTGCGGCTGCCACCCTAAGACCCCATTGAGTCTGGATGTGAAGATTGTATGTTTCTCCAAGTCCAGCTGGATCAAAGTGCGGTGGAATAGGATTTTCAGACGGGGCATCCGCACTCACTGTTAAACTCGGAAATCTACTATTAAGATTTGCAACTCTAATATATTGTTCATCTTCGCCTACATAAATTTTTTCCCAAACAGTAGAATCAAAAGTTCCTTTATATTTATTGTAGTCAACTTTTGCATTTGTTAAATAATTTTGTAAACTTTTTGCTTCATTATTTACATTTGAATCACTTGCTAAAGTAAAAGTATTATAAGGATTCTCTACTGTTGGCTTTGTTTCACATCTATAATAAGAGAAAAGAATTTCTTTCTCTTTCATTATTTCTATATTTGCTAATTCAGTCTGTTGTGTAGAAGGGTCTATATTCTAAACAATCATTGCTGATTCATCAAAATATATTCTTGAAATTACAACTTCATCATCAACTGTTTCTGTTATATCACAAAAATAATCCCCTTCTAAAAGTTCACCTTTTGCATAATAAAAGTTTCTAATTCTATTTACCTAGTCATTAGTTAAAAACTTTCCAGTGTTAATCTCATCTGTTTCTCTAACTACAACTACATCACCAACTTTTATAGAATTAACAGGAATTAAACACTCTATATCTTTATAAAGTTTAATATCGCCAGTTCCAGCAGAATTATCTTCTTCTTTTCTATAAAATCGCATAATTCCTTTATTAGAAAATTCTTTATCATATTCTACTAAAACATATCTTCCCGCAAAAACACCATCAGTTGCACAGGCATCTTCCATCTGTACTCTATTTGAATAAATTCTATCAAAAGTAAAAGGAGAACGAGAAGTGTTAGTTATATTTCCATAAAAACTCATTTATTCGCCTCCTCTATTTTATAAATTGCATCAACTATTAAATAACCATTTTCAGTTTCCGCAATAGTTTTTAAACTACTATCTACAAATTTCAATTCAAAAATTTCTCCATAACCTTCTACATCTAATTCAAAAATTCCGGTATTACCAACAATAACTGGCTCCATACCTTCATTTATTGTAAATTTAGTTCCAGGTAAAGCCTAAATTCCAAGAGAGATCATGTATCCATAGTTTGAACTTAATACTTCATCTGAAAAGAAGGCTTCACCGTTTGATAAATTTGTAATGTTGAGAGTAGAAGGACTATTGTATTTGTTTTTTTCATCGTAAAATCTAAATTGTTTTACAATTTTTTTCATTCCTTTACCTCCATTATATATCAATATAATCTTCTAGGTAGTTTAGTTGCATTTACTGACATCGTCCCATTAAATGCAAGCTATATAGTCATTTGTCGTATCACATATTCTCCCTCTATATGAGACTCTTTATCATAAATAGAAACCCATTCATTAGGTTCTAAATAATAAATAGGAATTGTAACAAAACTAATTTCCTCGACACAATACCCATAATTATATAAATTTTCATCAATCACATCTTTTGCACTTTTTCCTTGTGCGGAAATCGTGAAATAATTTTCCACAGATTCTGGAATATTTACATAAACATATCCAGACTTTGCCGTTGTATCAACGGAATCCGCATCCGAATAAAAAATCACTTGCGGAGTTTCTCTAAAATAAATAGATGTTACCGCTGTATCATTATCAGCTTTTGCCCTATCTCCTACTATTGGAATAGAATACTATCCAAGTTCGCTACCTGGGCTATCTAAAAATTCTAACCAGAAATTTAATGTCTAAGGGTTTTCAATAATTGATTTATTCCAGTACATATATTTATTAGAAAAATTATCATCAAAGTTATTAATTCTTTCTAATATATCTTTTCTTTTGGTATATAAATCATCTAAAAGAGATTCTACCTTTTTTAAATCGGGCGCTGCGGCATAATATTTTTTTCTAGCTTCCCGCACAGCACTTTCTTGCTTTCCGATTTCTATTTGTTTTTCTTTTAAAGACTAATTATATTTATCATAAGCTTTTTTAAGAATTTCCTCAGCCTCATTAACATTTTTAATCTTGTCATCTAAGCCTATATCTTCTTTTATTTCTTTTACTTTCTGTTGGTATTTGTCTGTTTCCTCTATGCTAATATTCTTATCTTGAGATTCTTTAAAAACCTCTAAAGCCTATACTTTCATTGACCAATTATCTATATATTTTGAATCAAAATTTTTCTTTTTCTAATACCTCTTTATTAAATCATTATAAAATTTAATTAGATTTTCAACAGAGAAATAAGTCCTTTCAGTATATTTTTTAAAAGAAAAGTCTGGATAATTTCCTTTTTTTATTTCACCATAATCAGAATAATAACTCTAACCATAAAAATCTATTGTATCTTTGTTGTTATTATAATATTTTTTTTCTTTTGTTTTTATTTCTTTTATTTTTTCATTATATTCATCTATCTTTTTTTGATTTTGCTTTTTTTTCTTTTTTGCTTTTTCTACACTTAATTTCTTTTCTTCTGCTTTTAACTCTGTCTAAAAAGCCTAAATTTTTTCAATAATTCCACCCCACAATATAGTTCCATCTGTTAGAAATACAGTAATAGTTTTTGATTTATTAGGAGTGAATTTAATCAAATGTAACTAAGACTTAGGTATAGCAGTACTAATTTCTTTATAAACGTAAATCCGCACATGTATATCCGTAACAGGCTTAGAGGTGGTTCCAGAATTACCTCCACCACTATCTCCGCTACCGTCACCTTTCTACCCTGGACCAGTATAATTAAGAGGGTTTACAACGTCACCATTTTTATGCATCTCAAAATGAAGATGAGGTCCAGTTGATCTTCCAGTACTGCCAGAATGCGCTATTAACTCACCTGTCCCTACGTGTTGCCCCACTCTACATGCAACACTACTATTATGACCATATCTAGTTAAAAAACCGCCACTATGTTTTATATCTACGCAATTTCCATAGCCACCGAACCAGCCAGCTGTTACTACTGTACCTGCAGCTGAAGCTAAAACACGAGTTCCAGTAGGTACAGCTATATCTACTCCATCATGACTTCTGCCCCATCGGGGACCAACTCTAGAAGTTATTATACCTCTTACAGGCAAGGGCCAGCCAAACATACCCATTTTATTCTGACACCTCCTATCATATCAAACCAAACTCTTGTAAAATGACTTCTATATTATTTCCTTTATAAACATATATATCATTTTCAATTGTTTCTTTTACTTTATCTAATTCTTCATTTGCTTCTGCAAGTTGTTTTTCTGCATCTCTAACAGAAGTATCATTCATTCTATCTTTTATTAAATTTTCATATTCTTTATTTAATTTTTGTAACTCTTCTTCTTTTTTATTTAGTTCATCAAGCTCAGACTAACCATTTTCCTAAAGTTCTTTTTTATGATTCTCCCATTCTGCTATTTTATCATTAATAGTTTTTTTAATGGTTTCTAGTTTTTCAGAATACTACTTTTCTTGATATTCCGGTAAATAAAAATCACAGATTAAATTAGAATAATCAAATTCAATATTCTACCACTAATCTTTTTCTTCTATAAGTTTTTTATTGTTTTCGTCCCATTTATAACTTATAGAAAAATCACCTTTAGAATGTTCAAAGTCTATATCTGGACTTGGATTATATAATTGTCTCCAAAATCCTTGCATATCTATATAGTATCTTTCATATCCAGTTTTTCCATTTACATACTATGGATTAAATAAAGATAAATAATAATTAAATTCATCAAATTGATTAAATTTATAATAATCTAATGCCATCTAATAAATTATTTCTCTCCAATCACAATAATGATAATATATAATAGAACCAGCATAAACATCTGAATCTTCTTGTCCAGAAGCAAAATAGTTAAATTCAATTGGAGTATAATCATATTCCTAATCTGGAACAGACCAAACTGGTTCTTCTAATTGTTCATTATCCGCATATTCTGTCCATTGAGCTAATTCTTTATATTTATCCGATCCAATAGCAATGTAAACATCTTGTTCTAAATATTTTATGCGGGATTCAGTCTCATTCGTCACTACAACCAGAGTGTTTGTATCATTTAACGGGTCAAAATTAACTCTAGGAAAAGTTTTATACATTTCTGGTTTTTTATCTATTGCATATCTAGCATGAATATTTATATCAGCTCCAGATACGCCTTTCCGCACGCCCCAAACTGAAAAATCATTTTTTAATTGTTCAATTCTTGGGTTATGACCTATCTAAATTATTAATTCATTTCCTTCAAAACTATACTAATTAGCAGATGACTAAACAGTATTATCTACATAAATACTATCATCCTTCGTTCCATCATCTATAATATTATTCCAGCTAGTGTTTAAATAATTTTTACTTTTTTGGAAAATAAATCTTCCATCTCTATCATAAAAATATTCAAAATCTGTAAAAATACTTTTTATTTTATCTAATATAGAAGTTAATGTCTCACCAACCGCAGAAACTAATTCATCTGGATATGTTAAATCAATTTGTTTATACCCAGCTGCTTCACCGTATTCCATTTTTGCTACAGTATAAGGTTTATATAAGCTATCTTGATAATAAGAAGATGCTCCTAGGTTTAAATCAAAAGGAAAAATTATTCTCGAAGGTTCTATGTTATAATCTTCTACAAGAGTATTATATTCAATTAAGCCACTATCTAATGTAACCATTTTATCATCATCTCCATGGCTTTCTATAACTTTATTTAAGAAAGAATTATTTAATTTCTAAATCAATTCTTCTTTTTCTTTTTCATTGGAATTAAGAATATAATTTAATTCCTCTAAAAAAACTTCTCTATATGCCTAATAAAGTTTTTCATCTAAATCTTTATTAAGTATATAACAAGAAGATTTTCCATTTAATTCAACTTGTTCGCATACATTATTACTCATTATAAAATATAAAGGCTGTTCTTGTCTATATTCCATTAAAGATAATCCATAATCATCAATATCATTAATAATAATATTGTGATAAGGTTCTCCCCCATAAGTATGAACAGCTTCCCGCACAATAGTTTTTATAGGTAAATTAGTTTTATCAACAATGGTCTCTTTTTCATAATAAGTAGTATTTTCATTGTATGGCTCATCAGAAAGAACAAACTGCTTCTTCTATTGGTCATAAATATAATAAGTATGAGCTAAATAAGCAGAACTTTCTGAAAAAGTTTTTTCAACATATCCATTATGTTCTACTTCAATACTCCTAAAATCAATCGAAGCTGGAAGTATTCCTCCAATTGTTCCATTTAACAGACACATCTTATCCTAGCCAGAAAGACTTATTGTGTAAGTTGAAAAATTTAAAGAACTTCCAAATGAAGTAATAACAAAAGTACCTTGTTTAAACCAAATAATTTTCTCATAGTTATCATTAATTTCATTTTCAATTCCTACATATAATTGAAATTTTGTATTCAAGCTCCATTGATAATCTCCAAAGTCTGCTTCATCAGTTACCATTGTAAGAGAACAGGCTCTTCTTACGGCAGAATTTCCATCCACCGTAATAGAACCTCCCGTTACCTTGCCATCAATCTATTCTATTGGTTCTTCCTTATCATTTAATGAAATAACTTTCGCATAAATGATTTTATTTTTATGTAAATCTAATTGTTTTAAAAAATCTTTATCCATAAGAGGATTACTCATAGTCATCCCTCTTTTCTTTTTCAAATAAATATTCTACTCTACTTATATAAAGATTATAGATTTTTTTATAGTTATCTAAAGCATTTTGCTATTCTTTTTCTATCTTATCAATAAAATCTTTTAAAACAGGATATTCATCAGCATTAACTGAAGTAATATTAATTTCTCCTGCTAAATAACTTTTATACAAATCTAAAAAATCTAAATAACTTTCAAAATTTTCTTCAAAATCAAAATCATCTGAACTCTATTTTAAATTTGCAATAGCTTTTTTTCTTAATCCTTCTAAAATATCTTTTAATTTTGTAGCATCTAAGAAAAATTCAGACTCAGATAAATTGATTTTATTAACACATCTTTCTAAAGCTTCTTTGTAATTTTTTAAAAGTTCATCTTCTATATTTTTTTCAAACTCATAAGTAATTTCTTTTATCTTATAAGAGAGTTCCGCAATATTTCCATTGCTGATTTTTATTTTTTTAAACTAATATTCTCCTTTAAGTAAGTCATAATGCTATTCACAAGCCAAATCAATAATATTATCATCTATCTAAATTTCATAAGATAGAATATTTGCATAAGAATTTAAAATAACATCATCTAATGAAATTTTATGATTTTTTCCATCAAGATAAATCTCAGATGTAACAAATTTAAAATCAGGTCCTTTATAATCAAACTTTTCTTTTATATATTTATTAAATTCTTTTATAAAGTCCTATTCACTATATTTATCCAGCATTGCTTTCTTAAATAAAATAAAACCTTCTTCATCTAAATAAATGCCGTCAACATTTATATCTTTATAAACATTAATCTCTTGCGGAAGTTCTACACTTTTTTCTCCAAAAGCAAAAGAACTTTGTTTATAATTATACAGAGGACGAGAATTTTGTATTAACATTTTTGCGACATCTGGTTCTTCATCTATAATAGGTGTTACATAATTATTAACCTACTTATAATATTCACCTTCATCTAAATCTGAATAATTTTTTATAAAATTAACATTTTTACTTATATCTTTTCCATTTTCATCTTGTAAAATATAAATATAAGAATATTCTGAATTAAATGATTTGTCTTTTGCGGGAATCAAATCTGACTCAATACTTTCATCTTCATTCTATATATATAATGAATCTTTATATTTATCATAATCAGATATTAATAAATAAATATTGTTATAATATAAATCAGAGAAATAATTTTCTTCTCTTGAAAAATCTTTAACTTTTATAATTTCTCTATTGAAAAACCGCAAATTATAAAATAAAGAAACCTTTGTTTTGATATTCTCAATTTCTTCTAAAACATTATTATAAGCACCTATGAACTAATGACATGCCCTGTCTTTTACAGTCTGAGAATCAATTAAAGATAATTTAGTTTTAGAAACTCCATTATAACTATAAGTTACAGAGCCAAAAAAGTAATTAGAATCTGGATATATATAAATACTTTCAATACCTTCTTCTTTTTCCATGTAATAACTTCCAGTAGCACCAATCTAAAAATCTTCTCCATCTATGCGGATTACAGACCCAGGCATTGCATCCATAACCTTCAGAGTATAAGCTACTCTTCCTTCTGGAAGTAATTCGCCTTCATTATAGATAACTTCAGGAAAATCATCTGCTTCTGGATAATAATCTGTATTATCTAATTTTATATATTCAAATTCACTATCTTCCTATTGTTTATCTAAAATTGCGGGATTGGCTTCCGCAAATAAAACTGTTGTCCACAATCTATAATCTAAGGTTACTTCATCTTTTTCAATTAAATTATAATATAATAAATTATTATAATTATAATCTGCTATTTCATCTGCTGTTGCTGAAAAATTGTGTAACATTCTTCCAAGACTATCCTCTGGCGACATAGAAACTAGCATTAACCGCACTATAAAATTTCCTTCTGCTGGAGACCTAAAAACTTTAGGTTTTCCGTTATTAAGCCATGATAAAACTTCCATTTTAAATTTTCGCTCAGTCGCAATGTTCTATCCAACTAGATTATGAGTAGGAAATTCCCAATCATCTAAAATCTATTTGTGCGTTTTTGAATTATTAACCTCTATTTCAGCAAGCAACCCAAGAATTTCTTTTAATTCTTCTTTTAAAGCTTTTCTTTGTTGCATATTATACTTCTATAATTCTGTAGATGATTTAAGAATATTGTCAATAACAGCTTTTCTTTCTTCTAAAAACTTTCTCTAATATTTAACATTAGTATTTCTTTCCATATAATCATAGTCATAATTAAATCCCAAAGAACTTTTTGTCATAAATAAATTTTCATCTTCGTCCATTTTATATGAGATTAATCCAGATATAGGAAATTCTTTATACTAAATCTAACCATTTCTAAAGAAAATAGGGTATTTATATCCTATTGTATCAGTTTTAGCTTCTTGGATTTTATCCTAAAAAGAAGAAACCTTTGGATTAAATCTAACTCTTAACTGTTTCTCGCCATCACTGATAAACATATCTTCAAAATCCGCAAAAATTATTGAAGACTCTCGTCTCTTACTAATAACACCAGAATTATTAAATTCTTGTATAGCATATTTATATTTTTTTCCTTGTTCTATAGTAAAATCCTTTTGAACACTATAAATAGGACCTCTACCATTTATTAAAATAGTTCTTATTTTTGTCCACTGTTTATATCCAGTATCAGAAGAAGCTCTTGTTATAACATAGTTTCCCTGTGTGTAATAAATAGGCAATACTTTTTGATAGTATTCTTTTGTTCTATCATATTTGCTATCAGAACATAGTAAAAATTTATCTTTTTCTTTTATATAATAAGTATTCTTTTGATAAGATAAACTATTTAATTTAATTATTTTATAAGATAATTCTTCTTCTTTTTCTGGTAATAATCCAACAGAAATAGTGATATAGCCATTATCAAAATTTAATTCTGTTTTTACAGTTAATGGTTCTTGCATTTCTTGAAGAGTCTCCTAAACTATTTTATATTTAGGACTTGCGGAAACCAGCTAATTATTTGTTGTAACTATATATTGAATAAAATATATTTCTTCATCTTCTAATTCAATATCTAATTCATATGCATCATATGAATCATTTACCTACTCATCAAGCGCAACATTATGAACCTTTTCACCGGAATCTGCTATAATTTCTCCATTTCCATTGCTTACTATAAACTAATAATTATAAACTTTTTCTGAAACATCTTCATGATAAAAATGTCCAGAATAATTATAAGCATGTAAATTAGACTAATTAGCTTTTAAATTAACTATTTCTGTTTTTATTCTACCAGTACATTTTGCAACTCCAACAGTAGAGTAATATCCTGTTTGCGGAGATGCAGATATGTCGACATAAGCCATCTGGATTTTATAGAAACACCCCTACCTTAATTCAGTTGCTTCACTGGCTAACAAAGAAAAATAAGCCTCGCCTTTTTTGAAATCATGTCCCGTTGAAGAAACTTCAATGATTTCCGCATTGCTTATAACATTCTTAATTTTTATTTTAAAGCCTGAAACCTCATTTTGAGATACAGCTTTATTCATTGAAAAAGGGACAGTAATAACTGCCCCTTCTCCCTCAGTATGACTAAAAGAAGGAATGATTCCTTCTACTTTTGGTGGATATAATTTCATTGAATCACTCCTCGTCTTCTGGATCCTCTATCATAAATAAAAGTGCGCTCATTTCCGCACTCGTAAACTCAAGATTCTCTATATCTTCAAACGAAATCATAAAGATATTCATTTCTTGCTCAATATCAAATAATTCCGCAATCTCCTTATTTACTTCTTCAACTTTTTCATTAGGAATTTGAATCTGTCCGTCCTTCTCTTCTCCAAACTCTCTAATGGTTTTAATCCTTGACTCTTCTATTTCATTCATCTTATCAAGAATATTTTTTTTATTTTTCTCTATTTTAAAATTTATTTTTGCAGGAAGATATCTTTCATCATTTTGAAAAGCTCCTTCAAAAGCATTTCCTATAGTAAATATCTCTCTGTTTGTTAAAATTTTCTTCATAATTTAATTTTCTCCTTTTTCTCTTAATTAGAATATAGCTTTCACATAGATAACAGTCATTTTTAATTTGCTTTTTGATGAAGCTTTATCGTTATTTATGTTTGAAAGCCATACATAAAATTTATTATTATTAACATATGAAAAACCAGTTATTTTACCTGACCTACCCATTCCGCTAGTAATTGATATTACTCCAAGCGGAATATAGCCAGATAAATTCGTTTTTGTCGTTACTGTGATTTTCGCATAAGAATTTTTACCTATTGATGGCGGTTTTGATGATTCTAAAACTACCTTTTTAAACATACCTCTAAATTGTCCATTTTTTATTGTTAAATCACCAGTTAATGATATTCCATCCAAAGCAGTTAACTTATTATTAACCTATAAAAAATTATTTATTTTAGTTGGTAAATTCATAATTATAGAATTATTATTTTCTCTTTCATCTAAAACAAAACTTTCATTTAATTTAAATACAGCTTTTCCATCTTTATCTTTAAGAATAAAAATAGAATTTTTTAACTAAAAACTATCTGCTTGTAAAAATGTTTCATAATTATTATTGCCATCATTATTACCTAAAAAGAACACTCCTGGATTTTTACTTTTTGATCCAGGATCTAATAATATTTTAGTAGTTCCTTCAGACCCAGTATCTTTTGGAGGACTTATTGTTACTGAATAATATGTTTTTGTTTCTACTATTTTTGTTTTATAATTTGTTTCGTTTAAATTTACTTTTATCCAAGTATCCTTTTCTTCATCCCCTTGAATTATTTCATCTATATCATTTGGATTATTTGGATTGTTTTTTTCTTTAGAATTATAAACATATAAATAATAGTCTCCCGCAAGAGATGGAAAAGCTTCTTTTCCAAAATCAACATACTTTGTAATTCTTTTAATAAAATCATTCAAATAATAAATTTTTATACCACTATTTATTTTTTGTTTAAATTCGTCTTGAGAATTAATTTCTATTAAATTATATTCATTATTTTCATGAGAATAATAGTTATAATTATCATGATAATCATTAGCATTTTCACATTTTATATAATTTTTTGGATTTGACGAAGGGTCTGCTTCTACAAAGAAATAATATACTTTTAAATATTTTGGTTCTCCACTATCGTTTTGCATGATAGCTTTTTTTATACTTGCTGTTGCATATAAATCTTTATCTTCTAATTCTTTGGTTTTTTCTTCCTCTGAAACTTTTAATTTCTCAACTTCAATAAAGCCATTTATATTACTACCTGTTTCTCTTATTCTTTTATATTCTTCTATTATCCAAACGGGAAAACTTTTATTTTTTATCTATTCTGAGTCCTCGTCAGGTTTCTATATTCCAACATTATATTTTAAAGTAAACAAATTAAAATATTCTTTTTCTTTAAAAAATGTAGTTATTTCTGTTGTCTCTTGTTTTAACTATATAGATTGATATAAACTAGCACCACTACCTAATAACTAACCTTCTTTTTCTATTTTCCAGTTGCCTATTATTCCAGAAGAAGCATTAATTGAACCATCCCACTAAACAAAAAAGTTTTTTCCAATAGCCAGTGGAACTGTTTTAGTATAATAATTGCTTAATTCTTCTACTTTTGGTGTTTCAACCTAAACAAAATTTTCACTTTCATCTAGTTTTATGTAATACTCCTATTCAGCATCAAAAGACTCACTATCTAAAACCTTCTAATATTCTTCGCTATTTATGAATAATTTATTATTTGCGGAAATCTTTCCTTTGCTTAAATCAATAGACATTCCCTAACCAGTGTTTTTATAATTTCCACTCTGAATTAAGCCAGATTCTCCATCAAATTCAATTCTTCCTGTGCCGCTTCCACCTATAAAAGCAGTTCCATCCTCTTTAAAAGCATATGTGTTTTCGCCTTTTTTAAAGCCATAAATTCCAGTAACAGTTGCAACATTCTCTTTAGATAAATCGCCTATCATAACACCCGAAAAAGTATTATCTTCAAGATTTTTCTAACCTGCAACTAGCATTGGTGATAAAATCGAACCTGTTTCTTCGTTTAATTTTAAACTGTTCCCGTCCCATTTATTTACAGTTCCAGAAGGAAAACAATTTTGAGTTATTAAAATAGCCTAAGACCAAACTATTTCACTTGCGGGATTCCTCGCTAAAATTACACAAGTGCCTAGATTTTTCACATAAAAAGGAAGAGGCTTTAAAATATTTGTTTCATCATCTATTACAGGAGAATACTTATCTGTTTTATTTATAGACCAACTAATATTTTTTATTTCCTTATTCTCATAAGTTATTAGACTATAAGGTTCACTATAATTATAATTATAAGGAGTTCCATCTGTTTTATATAATATTGAAGTTATTCCTTTTATATAATTATAATCTTTTATATTTTTAGAAATAGGTATTGAAATTTGTGAAGTTAAAATATATGAAACATAGTCTGATAAACTCGCTTGAAGAATTAGTGCGATTATATTACTTTCATTTATTTCTTCATTACAAAATAAAGTAATTTCATCATTATTTATTTCTCTATTTATTTTGTCTTCTTCTACGTTTAATCCTAATAAATCAAACTAAATTTTAGTCTTATCAAATTCTATTTCTTTATTATTAGAATCAAATAAAAAAACCTTATAAGTTAAACTATTTTTTTCTCCTACTCCGATAGCATTCTGAAAGAACTATTCTTGTTCATTATAATTATTTATAGGTTTAATAACTAAAGTCGCCTCAGAACCATTTGTTCCAGCTGGACCAAAATTAAGCTAAACCGCACTAGAGTATTCTTTACCATCTTTATTTTTAATAACACATTTAATAGTATTATTTAATAAAAAAGGAGAATAATTTTCTTTAATATAATAGTTAAAAACATCTCCTTCTATGTTTTCCGCAGATGAAGAAATAAAAGATTGTTTTATCATTGTATTGTCTGTTGGATAACTCCAAGTAATTTCCCAATCATTTCTATTTAATAAGTTTTCATCTTCCTTAGAATAATTCTAAAATTCTACTTTTATTTGTCTTAATGTATTTAATTCTGTCTTATTTAAGATTAAATTATCTTGTCCATAAAGAAAATAATTTCCATTAGTTTCATCTAATATATTAAAAATAATTCCACTGTCTTCTGGAGAAACAGGCACAACATAATCTTTACTAATAAAGATTAATTCTTCAGATTCTATTTGATCATTATTTTCTCCATGGGTAACAATAACTTTAAATTTTTCTTCATCATTTAAAGAATTTAATATCACATAATTAACAAAACTTTTATCATCTATTATATCTGATTCCAAAAGAACCCAGTTATCATCTTTTTCTAAGCTTTTGTCTTCCTCTTTTTGCAACGAGGCTTTTAAAAAATAATACCACTATATTTTAAAATCTAATTCTGAATTATTATCTATCATCGTGGGAACTCCATCATTCCAATGAAGCCATCTCAATGTTAAAGTCCTGTTTAAATCGGCATTTATTTCAGAGCCATAGGATAAATTACCATCTGTTGTTAAAAATAATTTTTCCTCTCCAACAGAGAAAGATTTTGAATCATATCCCATGCGGAAATCAATATTCGAAACAAAAAGATTTGAAGGAATATTATCATATTCTAAAAATTCCTTTTTATCATTATAAAAAGTTCCACCTACTTGATAAAAATACAAAGAAACAGAAGTAATTGCTTCTTCATCTCCTATATTTAAAATAATAGATTGTTTAGTATCTTTAAAAAAATTATAAACTCTACCAAACATTTGAGAACAGTCAAAACAATATTCTTTAGGTTCGTCCTCTTCTTTATTATTTTCTATTATAACTTTTAGACCATAGCTTCCTTCCACTATATTATATCCAGATAATTGTGTGCGGAAATCAGCTGATAAATAAATTTTATTATAATTAATATGAGATTCCGCATTAAAGGTTTCATATAATAATAAAACCTATTGTTTACTTACTTCTGGATGATTAGCAACTAGCTATCCAGAAATAACATTACTTGCCATATCTCCGGTCATATCTAAAAAAACAGAAGAAGTATCTTCTTTTACATAATCTTCATCTTCGGTAGAGAGAACTTTTCCTTTTATTATTTTTACTTCAGAATAATCATTATTTTGTATTGAAATATAAACATTGTCATCAATTTCATATTCAAGATTTTCTGAATAAGCTTCATAGGTACTAGAACCTATTTTTACAAGATATTTTCCTTTTGTCGCTTCTGAATTATCTACTATACAACCTTTTATAGTTGTATCAAAATTTAATTTTTCTAAATTTTTATCTATGATTGTCTAAATAGAATCAAATAAATTTTCAGCAACATCTGTACTCATTATATCTATTCTCCTTTCTCTCTTTTTCTATTATAACATAAATTTCATTTTAAGTCAATTGAACAAAAAAGAAAAAAATAGGAGAGTTAAACTCTCCTATTTGCATATTGTGCAGCTCGATTAACAAGATTATCAAACGCTGCCTCAATTTCATTTCTATCCCGAACATTCGGAAATTCAGCGGAAATCCGCACATCCTACTATAAATTATTGCCATTGAAATTAGTTAAGTTCTAAGAAGAAACATTTGAACCATATTGTCTTGATAGAGCTTGTAAATCTATAGAACTTACAATACCTCTAATAACATCAACTGATGCTAAAAGATTCTTAGTATCATCTTTATTTAATACCATTTCTTTCTAATGAAGCATTGCTAATTTTCCATTTTGTCCGCCCCAATCTCCAGTATAGCCACCTGTTTTAAATTGGACAAATTCATGGTTTGATTTTTTCCAATAATTATTTCTTTCAGCTCTTTCTCTTTTTGATAATCTCGATAATATCTTTTTTCTTTCTTCTTTTGTTAAACTTTTACCAAATAAATATTTTTTCTAATTTTTAGAAGAAATAACATTCTTTATTATATTTTCATAAGCTTTTTTATATTTTTCCATATTTTCTTTTCTATTTTTCCTGCCTTTGCTCGTTTTTGGTTTTTTACTTTGTTCTGACCAATATTTATTCAAATAAGATTCAGCGCTTTTTATTTTCTAAAGTTTTTCACTTCCACCTATCTTCTTTGCTAACTAATCTTTTAATTTTTTAACTGTAGAGTCTGTCATCGGCGAATTAGTTGTAACATAAACCAACTCTCCATCACTATTATAACCTAATAAACCATGAGTACCCTTAGTTTTTTCTTCAATTAAAGTTTTAGCAATTTTTTCATTATAAGCCTATATTTTAGAATTTTTTTTCATGGCTTTCGCAACAGAGTTGAAACTCATTACATTGCCTTTACTATCCGTAAAGACTCTTGCAGCGTCGTTATCTTTAGAAAAATCTGTTGAAGTAATTTTTCCATTATAACCATTTGTAGCTATGTCACTTAATAATTGATTATAATTAGTATTACTAGCTATAGCATTTTCGCCAGTATTTTCCGCAGTTATATCCTCATTTAAGTCTTTTAATAAATCTTCTAAACCACTTATTTTTGCTAATATTGTTGCTAATTTCTCCAACCAAGCAGAAACCTTTTTAACTTGTTCTAACATTTCATTATTTAATTTTCTTAATATGCCAGAGTCACCATCTTCACCCATTAATTTTTTCCAAGAGTTCTGAGATGTGTTGTAAATATTTTCTGCAATTTTATTAGTCTATTCAAAATACTTATCATATATTTTTTGATAATCTTCATTCGCACTATCTATTTTCTCTAAATATTCTTTTAACGAACCATCTAAATTTCCAAGAATTTTTTGAACTGGACCAGTATATTTAGATACCCAGTCTTCTCCAGAAGCGCCAAAGTCTATCTTTAATCCATTCTATCCTATCTCAGCTAATTTTGCGGAAGTGTTAATTAATTCTTTATATTGCGCAATTGCGGTTTCCCTTAATTGCTATTTTTCTTCTTTTGATAAATCGCTGTTCTCAATATCTTGAAGTTTTGATAATAAATTCTAAGTCTAATCAATTATTTTTTGATTATAATTATTTGAAGCCTCAAGATAAATATTATATAAATTATTATTAGCATCATCTAAAGACTATTCAGCATCGTTTATTTGATCTTCATTTGCGGTATATACATATCCATAATTTCCTTCATTATCTCTGCGGAGCCGCACTGTCTACTTTGCATTCTAGGCTTCTTCCAATGCTATCTGGGCTTTAAGTTGCTCATAACGGGCTTGCGCAATCTATAATTCTAATTGACTTAATTCACCTTTTTCTTTAAGACCTGTTAATTCATTCTCAAAGTTTTTCATTCTTTGTTTTGCGGCTTTATTATCAGATTTATCCATATCTTGTCTCAACGTCCGCAGCATTTTATTCATCTCATAAATCTAATTAGTTTTAGTTAAATATTCATCTTGTCTATTGGATGTTCTATCCATCTAATCGAGAAGTTCATCAAAACCGCCGACTGTATCAGACAAGAAATCATCTATTGCTTTATTAGCTTTTTCTAACTAAGTTTCTAATAAAGTCTGTGCGCCTTGAAGTATTGTCTCATAATTAGATAATACTTCTTCGCCAGCTTGATTAATTTGGTTTATAAGATTTTGTCTTTGTTTTTCATATTCTTTTTGTTGGTCTTCATTATAAGTAGCTTTTTTAGCTTCATCATCTAATGTTTTTAATTCATTCTATCTAGCTTCATAATTCTTTAATGAAATTTCATATTGCTACTAAGCCAATCCAACAATTCTATTTTGATAACCTAACAATTTATTATAATCTTTAGATTCTCCGCTTAAATCAAGAACATTTTTCATATGTTCCATAGCAGAAACAGCTTGGTCTATATTTTGAGTATATTTATCTAATTCTTCCTAAACTTTTGATAAAGAATCATTATACCAATTGCTCATTTTATTATTAAGTTCAACATAGCTCTAAGCTTGTTCTAATAAAGCGTCTCTTTCTTCTTTTAATCCTTCTACATATTTAGCCTATGTTATAGTACCTCTTTCATATTGTTTTTGAATATTTTCTAAGTAGGTTAATTTATCCCCACCTTCTGGCAATTGATAGTTTTTATCGGTGTAAGCCGCAACTGAATCATTAATATTTTCATAAGTTTTAGTAAAAGTATAAGAAAATAATTCTCCTATTTTATAAGCATCACTTTCTAATTTACTTGCAAAGTAATCAATTAACTTTTTAGAACCTTCGGTTAATTCTAATTTCAATTCAACCTAATAAGAAAGATTTTCAAAGTTTTTATCTAATAATTCAAGATATTTTTCATTCCACTGCTCTTGAAGCTCAATCATTAATTCTCTGGTCTCATCATATTGCTTAACCGCAGATTCTATTTGAGACATTGCTTCTTCTAAAGGTTGAATACGTTTTTCATAGAAAGTAGATTGAACGTCTCCATTTTTGATTTTGTTATAAGTTTTATATAAAGATTTTAACTAAGCATCTATACCTTTCATTATTTTAGTATAATTAGTTATCTCTCCATATTTATTAAAAGTAAATTCTGTTATAGGAGAAAATTTTAATTTAGCACTTTTCTTATTTTTATTTTCTTTATTTAACTTTTTAATAGCATCCGCAACATTTTTTTCTGCTTCTTTTAAGTCTTTTTGAAGATTATTTTTATCTATTATACTATAAGCTCTTGCTTCTTTTCTTTTCTTTTGGATAGCTTTTAATTCGGCTTGAAGATTTTTATTAACTTGTTTCATTGCATCAAGTTTCTTTTTACCGTAAAGCTAATCTTCAAGTTTTACTTGTCTTTGCGTAGCTTTAGATAAGCGAGACATAGTATCATCTATCTCTTTATATCTAGTGTATTTAGACTAAGAAGATTTTCTATCTCTTGCTCTAGCTCTTGCTCTTGAGCTGCGTCTAGGAGAAGACCTTCTTGAAGATCCTCTATCACCAGTTCCACCTGAGCTTGGAGGTGTTGTTTTATTAGCATTAGATGGAGGTAATGTTGTATTATTTTTTTTAACAATTGGCTTATCTCCTTTTCCTGTTTTCATTCTCCAAACAGTAACCTTAGATTCTCCTTCTTTTCCAGTAGCTTTTTGAGATTTTCCAGTTTTATAATTTACACTTTGAATTGGTACATCAGATGGTTCTTTTACAGGAGTTACTTCAAGCGCTCCTGAAATATCTCCTCCCGTTAAAGCCTCAACCGCTCCTCCAATTCCTTTTGTATTAACATCCCAACTAACTTTATTTAATGATTCATCAGAATTAACTACTTCGGCATCAAATCCTTGTCTATAACTTGCTACTTCAGAAGCTGGAACTTTATAGTCATCTATCTTAGCATCTACTCCCCAGCCATCTAGCATTGCTTCAGCCTATGATTTAGTTGCTCCAATACTAGTTAAAATTTGATTCATAGCCTAAACAGTGCCATCATCAACTTTCATACCAACTTCTAAAGTGCTTAAATCATCTTGTATAGAATTAAATTTAGATTTTAACTATGAGTGAACCGCATCAATCTAACTATCATCAAAATCAAAATTAACTCTCATGGTTTCATCGGCATAAGCTTCTGTTAAATTTTTTCTAATTTCATTAGCCGCTTCTTCTGAGCCATTACCCATTTGCTAAATTAATTCATAATTATTAGCAATGAAATCTTCATCTATCATCTTCATTGCATTTTTATCCGTTATATCTAAAGCTTCTGTTAAATCTCCTTTTATTAACTAAGCAAATTTAGAAATCTAGGCTGATTCTTCTTTAAAATCTGCATCATCTTTAAACTCTTTAAAAGTTTTCCCAGCGTTTTTAAACTTTGACATAGCTTTGTCAAGAGAATCTCCTCCCTCAGTTAAAACCTAATTTATATTTTTAATTGCCTTAACATCTTTTTCTCCATCCTCAGCTAAATCTTTTAAAATTCCTTTTAATGCATCTTTACTTTCTAATATTGCTTCTTTATTAGCTACAAATCTTTTTAACTATTCTTCATACTCTTCTGGATCAATTGCTTTTTCTTCTCTTTCACCTTTTTCATCAAGCTTATAATATTTTTCTTTTGCAGTATCATATTCCATATTATTAGATTCCGCAAAAGCTTTTCTTGCCTACCCTTCCGTTCCATAAGAATCAGCAATGATACTTTTTATTTTCTCTTCATCTTCAGCATAATTTTCAGCTCTTGCATTAACACCTCTTGCTAATTGATTATAGGTCTAATCGTGCCAATTTTTTTTCTACTTATCAGTTAAATCTTCATAGTCATTATAAATATTTCCTAAGTCTTCATCACGCAATAAGTCTTCTTTAGTTCTAGCAATATTGTCTTCTCTTAATTGTTTTATACCTAAAACAGAATCATATATATTTTGTTGTAATTCAGTAGATTTTTTAATATTTTCAGCTATTCCTTCATCTAACCCAGCCACATTGGTAAGCCAATCTTTATCTTGTAAATTATCTAAATTAAAAGTTTTATCATGCTATGATGCGTCTAAAATCTATAATAATGCCTTTTTTGTTTCTTCTTGAGCATTTCCAACAAGATTTATATTATCTGCATTTGCTCCCGCATTCCGTACTCTACCTACATCACCAGCACTCTTATCTAAAGATTCTTTAAAACTGTAATTTTTCTAATCTACTAAAACTTCTTGGTCTAACATATCGTTTAAATTTTTATTAGCAAAAGATTCTATTATAGCTTTTTCGTTTGTTATATTTTCAGCTTGTTTAGCACTATTTATAGCAATATTAGCCTAATCTACAATCATATCTGAGACAGTATCAATTTTTATTTCACCTGGCTCTGTTATTTGAATAGCTCCATTTTCATCTGTGTAATAATCTTGCCCTTCAACTAAATTTATATCATTCGTTGACTCATAACCAGCTTCTTCAAGTTTCTAATTCGTTCTATTTAAAGCTGTTTGTTTTAAATTATTTTTAGAGCTACCGCCTTTAAAACTCTAGCCTTCTATTGAGTCATTCAAATCATTAAACTCATTAATAGTATTCCTTGTTTCTTTGTTTAAATCAGATAATTGCTAAGACCATTTAGAAGAACCCAAATCTAACTAATTTAATTCTTTTATCTTATTTTTTAAACCGTCTACTGTATTAGTAAAACCATTTGCTTTTTCTTTTGTTTGTTCATAAGAAGTCTAAATTTTTTCATTACTTTCTTTTAATTGCTCATATTGTTGTTCAGCTTCATGCATTCTTTTATAGTTTAAATACAATACACCAGCCATTGCTGCCAAAGCTGTTGTAATAACTGCCAAAGGTATCGCCAAACCACCTAATGCACCACTAAAAGCTGTCGCTCCAGCAGATAGTTTAGAAAATAGTCCTTTAACTTTTCCACCCGCTTTTGCTGTGCTAGAACCAGCCGTGTCAGCCATCTAAGAAGCAGCCTCTTCCATATTTGCTTTTGCGCTTGCTTTTGAAGAAGCCACATTTGCCATTTCTGCTGAAGTGTTTTTAATAGTTTCTGCGGTATTTGCCGCAGTTGCCACGGTATCTGCTGTCGTAAAACCTGTTTTTGCTATTTTAAACATTTCAAAAACATTTGTAAATTCAACTATTGTTGGTAAAGCAGTTCCTATTAAAGTCACAATCGAAATTAATTTATCTCCAAAACTAGCTTCAGAATCATTTACTACATCAATTGCTGATTTTAAAGCGGCATAAGTCATAGTTAAATTTATCATAGACTATCCTAAAGCAGTTACTTTTTCTTTAGTGTCTATTGCACTCTATCCCATTTTAGAAAACTTATCTTTTATATTTTCACTATTTTCTTCAATTTTTTGTGTATCTTTTATTACTTCAAAAGCTCCCTAAGAGGTATCTCTTCTTTTATTAGCTTCTTTGTCTAATTCACTTGTAAAATTCTTTTTGTTAAACCCTAAATCTTCGCCAGCTTTATTTATAATTTCATTTCGTCTAGTCTATTGACTTTTTTCCTAAATATCAATAGACTAATTTAAGCCTGCCGCAATCTATTTTCTTGATTTTTTAGCACCTTTTTCATTTCTTCCTGTTTCTAATTCTTTTAAAGCTTTATCCATCTTGTTAGAAGTTTCTTCATCTATAAAAAATATATCTGAAATTTCTTCTTTCTAAGCTTTTAAAGTATTAACAAATTTCTTTGTTGCTTTATCTCTTTCTTCAATACTATCAACATTTGCCATCTATCTATCAAAATCAACAATACTTTTTTGAAAATTTTTAAAATACTGAATTTGTTTTTCCTACTCTAAGTAATCATTTACTTCAGTTTTAAAATTTTTAGCCTTTGAATTTAACTCACTTCCAATTATTTTATTTGGATTTACTTTTTTTCCTTCTTTTTGTAATTTTGTGACCTAATTACCATAAGCTCTTTTTTCTATATCTTTTAAGAAATCTCTTTCTTCTTCTGGTGCTGCGTCTATGATTTTTCCTTTTTCTATTATATTATTTGCTAAAGCCTAATTAGTATTAATTAATTCTTGAGCGTAATTTCTCTCAGACTCAGAGAGTTCTACATTAACAGCTTTTAATTTTTCTTCTATTTCTATAAGATTATTAGTAACCTCACCTTGCTTCTAATATGCTCTTGCTATATAACTACCAGATATATCATCATCATATCCTTGTTTAATTAATTCGTCATTCCAAGCTTTTTTCTAATCAATTATTTGCTATTTTCCACCTGGCATCATATATTTTATACGAGAACCTATCTCTCCAAGAGAATCAGTAATTCTTGACCCAAAAGCCTTCCACATTAAAGCACCAATTATAGGAAGCATTGTCTATAAACCACCCATATTTTTAAGTAATTCTCCAACACTTTCGATAAGACTGGCAAAACCATTTGTTAAAGATATAAAAAACTTATCATCTATTAAATCTTGCCACATCCCTTCAAAAGATGCACGAATCCTATTACTTGCGGCTTCCCATGATTCTGCATAAATTTCATTTTGTTCTTCCAAAGTTCCTTCAGCATTTTTAGATAAATCTACCATATTTTCAAAGAAATCAAAATTATCGAATAATGCCATAAAACGAGTATATTGCATTGTGCCAGCTACAGTCTGAGCTAAAGCTACACGTTCATTTCTTCCTAACTCGCCCCATTTAGCTCCTACTTCATCAATAATTTTATCCATATCTTTTAATTCACCAGAAGTATCTTTGATATCTATGCCTACTGTTTTTAAAGCTTTAGAATATTTATTTAAATCAGTTCCATCTTCTAATGTTTCTCCAAGTTTTAAAGATTCCATTCTTGAAAAAATAGTTTTTAATGCGTTACCAACAGTATCTTCACTTTCTCTTGTTCTATCTACTATTGTTGTAACTGCGGATGCCGCATAATCAAATGACAAACCTATTGTATCTCCAATAGAAGCAAACTTTTCAAGACCTCCTGCTATCTCCTAAGAACTTGCGGCTGTCTCAGCACCCAGCAATGTCATGATGTCACCGTAGTGCTCAGCAGATTCATCTCCAGCCTTATTAAAGTTATTCCAGATTGCAGTCATATAAGATGAAACTTGGTCAACAGCTTCTCCAGTTACATTCGCCATTTTTATAGTCGCATCTGTTCGCTCTTTTACCGCGTCGTCATCCAACTTAACATTCTATTAAAGGCGTAACCCTTTAATACGTTTTCACAGCTTTTATTCTCATAAAAGAATAGACTATATCTTACCTTTTTATAAAAAGGATACTCTTATTTCAAAAACACTTGTTTTTTACTCTCCTTTGAAGAGGAGATAGTCGTTGAACTTTATTCTTTAAAATAATCTCTTATTTGCAAATAAAAAAACTAATAACATTCTATTTTTTATTTTAAAGAATCTTAGCTGCGGATTTTCTCTATTTTTAACCTTTTTACTATACCTATAATAATTACTTATAGCCATTATAATATCACTATTATAATTTAGTAGTTAAAACCTAACAAGACTTCCCCGCATTTAAAGAGTTTGTAGAGCTTCGATATTAATTCGTTTACTTTTTATTACAACATATGGTGTAATGCCATCTGCTCTGTAATGTATTGGGGTATGTTTTTTATTTCTTTTATTATAAACCTAACCTTGTTCGTTTATACAATAAGTTGGAAAATCTTTAAGAATTTTATATCCTTTTGGAACCCAATCATACATAACTTCTTGTATTGATTTTTCACTATTCTCTTTTAACCAGTAAAAACCTCCACAAGTTCCAAATCTTTGTATTGCTCCTCTTAAACCAGCTTCTTGAACTTTATTATCAATAGCTGCTTCTTTTATTGTATTATATTCTCTTATAAATTCTCCTTCTAAAGAATATTGCAAAACTTTTACCTAATTTTTATGTCCATTTCTATAAGCGTTCTTCATATTTTCAGATGGAGTGACTAATCTTAAATTACTTAAATGATTATTACTTTTATTACCATCTATATGGTCTATCTGATATCCTTCTGGAACTTCTTTTAAATTAAAACTTTCCCAAACTTTTTTATGTACTGAATAAAGAGTCCCATCAATTTGAACCCTCTAATATTTATTTCTTTCTTGAAAAAGTAATAACTTCATTGTGCTTTTTTTAACAACTTCTCCATCTTCCGATATTAAATAATCTTTACTATTAATACCAAAAATAGGCTTCCACTGTTTTTCTGTAAAATCACCTAAATAATCTTTTCTCTTTCTTTTTTCATTTTTTTTCTCACAATTTTTTGCATTTTCACTCTAAGAAACCCATCTTAAATTAGAAGCTTTATCATTATGTTTATCCTAATCTATATGGTCTACTATAGTATAATTATTAGGATTTTCACAAAAAGCTTCTGCAACAAGCCTATGGAACATAAAAGTTTTTGGCTCTCCATCTATTACTAGCTAAACAGAATGATATTCATTAGTGGAATAAGTTCCTTTTAATTCTCTCCCCGTTTTATCATTAAAAATTTTAGCATCATCAGTAACAGAATAATTAGTTTCTTTATTATTTATAATAATTTTCTTTTTCATGGTTTAAAATCTCCTTTTTTTAAAAAATCTTTAGTAAGAACCTCTCACAATAAAATATAAAATTTTCTCCACTAAAATTTTTCAAAAAAGTCCACGAAAATATAAAAACAAACCCTTTCACGAAAATATTTTTATTTACCCTATTGAAAGTAAATCAACGACGCATCGGAGTATTTCAGTGTAGTTGAGCCCAATTCTTTTGCCGCTTTATTCGCGCGATCCGCAAAATCAGCCATGCTTTCCGCACTCTCTCCAGAAACTATTCTAATATCAGTTAAAGATTTATTTAACTTTTGTGCATATCCATATGCAGATTGTAAGCCACCTATAAAATCATGTAACATGCTAGAAGTTAATTGCCATCTAGCAGTATTTTTCATAGTCGCCCACATTTCATCTAAAATACCTTTAGCTTTATTAAACTAAATTGTTGAAGATGAAATTGACTAAGCTAATTGCTAAAAAGCCTATTGTCCTTGAGGACCAAGCGCTCTTAAAGACTCACCATACTCTTTTATAGAAATTTTACTTTTTAAGAGCCCTTCTGAAAAAGACTTTAAATCTAGACTACCTTTTGGTGTTAAAGACTAATTTAAAATAACTTTTAACTAAGATACTTTATCTATCGCTGAACTTATCTCTTTGTCAATTCCTAAAGAGTTTTTTCTACCAAAGTTTGTACCTGTAGTTATAGAATTTAACAAATCTTGTAAACTCTTTATCTAAGCTTTTGCCTAAGAAGTATCAGCAGTAAAAGCCATATTTACATTTAACTATTTAGCCAAATTTTTGTTCTCCTTTCTCTCCTTTTAATTATATTTTTTATTTGCAAATAAAAAAATAGGGAGAGAACTATTTTTCATTCTCTCCCTATAATTCTCATTAATCCTGAAAATTAACAATATTAAATTAACCCAATTTGTCAAGTATATCTCTTACTAAAGTTAAATTTTCTTTATCACCAAGATTTTCTTTTATTTCTTTTGCATCTAAATTTAATTCTTTATAATCATTATTCATAGTTTCTAGCATACCCATAACAGAATTTCTATATTTATAAACAGACTGGATTGATTCCATACACCAATTCCACATCTGATTAAATTCTGATTCTGGGAGAGCTTTCTTAAACTTTTCATATAATCCAGAAGCAACAAGTCTATCATATGTTCTAAAAACATCTTCTCTTAACTTCTCAGTAACATTAATATTAGCATAAGCAGATATCATTTCTAAAGTAAAGAAAATCTCAATACGTGCGGGATTGTAAAAACCTTTATTATCAACCGCATTATTCAAAACATTAGTAATTAATTCTAATTTATCTTCTATTGGAAGATATTGTTTAACTTCTACTTCTACATCGTTTATTTCAAAATAATCAACCATTTTTTCATAATGATTAATCTTTAATTTTGTAAAACCTAATTTTGGTGCCATTTAATAAATCTCCTTTTTCTCTTTTCTTTTATTTTAACAAAAAAAATAAAAAATGTCAAATATTTTATTTAAACAAATCTAAATGAGCATGAACATTTATCTTATAATTTAAATTTGCTATCATTTCATTTACACGTATTTGCGCATTTACAAAAGGGTTATTTTGTGAGTTAGAAACAAAAGTATTAGGTACAGAAAAATTATTATCAATTCCATCAACTATTACATATTTATCAACATCTTTCGCCACTATATTTAATAACTATTGTATTTCATATATTCTCCAATGTCCAGTAGAGCTATCATTTATAGCAAAAAGATTTACATTTTCTGTTTTTCCTGTTTTTTCATCATACCTAGATGTTCCCGCAATAGCTTTTAAAAATAATAACCTCCGCATAAAACGATTTGCGGTTTCGTGGAAGGTATCTCTCCCACTATCTGCCTTTGAATTTCCTGTTTTACCCACGATATTTAGATAATGCGCGGTAAATATAGGTTCAGTCATTAGCATATAAAATAAACTTGTTCCACTTACTAAACTTATTCCAGCCTTTTGCGCAAACGTATTTGCACTCAATTTATAATTTTTAACCAATAATGCGCCAATGCCATCTATAATCAAATCTAGCTTGCTTTTGGACGAAGCAGCCGTATAAGTTAAATTATTTTCATCTGTTAATTGCATTTTTTCTGGTAGTCTATCTCCTTGATACTTATCAAAACTATTTAAATCAGTAAAATCGCCAACCTAAACCTATCCTCTTAATAAATTATCACCCGTCATTTTTTGGGTATTTTTAAAACCTTTCTTAAAATCATCTTTTAATATTTTATCAACATTTTCATTCTCCATATTTTCAATTATCATACCAATTGCACTTGCCGCATATTCACCAAACAATCCTTGCGCTTTTGATTTAAGGTTTCCCGCATAAATTAAACCACCAATTTCTTTTATCTCTTTCTGAAAAGATTCCATTGTAGTTCTAATACTACCAGAATCTTGACCAACCATTTTTATATTTTGAGCATCTAGTACATTTTTTTTGAAAATCTCCCACTCTTTTTTTACTTTTATCATTCTTACGGAAGCTTCTGATCCATCTTTTCCAAGACCCCCAGCTATTGCAGCTTCTACTTCCCTTTTCATTCTCTAAACACGCTATTCAAATGCCCAAACTGAAAAGGCTCTATTTTCACCAGCTTTACTCTATTTTAACCCTCTTGCTTGTACCGAAGAAGTTTTACCATGTTGAGAAACACCTTTTACTTCTCCTTTATTAAAATCAATTTCCGCAAACTAAATCTATTCTTCCATAGTTTCAATTATTGCCTATTCTATTTCATGTCTTTGTGCATCAGAAATATCATAATTTCCCACTAAATGTCTATTCTCTTTTGGATTCATAAAATAATTTAAAAGATTTTCTAAAAATTTAGCTTTTGCTTGACTGGTCTAAACCGCAGCTTTACTCAAGGTATCTTTTTCTGCTTTAGCTACAGCCGTTTCTAATTCCGACTCTGGATTTACATTAGAAGCACTTGGCGAAGAACCATAAGAAACACCATTATTTAAGTAATGATTAAACCAATAATGTATATATAAATTAGCCATTCCTTTTTCTCCTTATAATAAAAAAAATGGGAGGTATTATAAAAATACCTCCCTTATAATTGTTTAAATCACAGCTCGTCTCTAAAGAAAGAAGCCTGTTCTTTATTAAATCTTTCTGCATAATCACCATAATTATGATAAGTACCGATTCTCTCTACATCAGCTGTTCCCGCAGTCTGAATAATCTGAACTGCTGCTAATACTTTCTTCGTCTTGTTGAATCTAGTATAATCAGGGAAAGCATCGAGTGTGAAAGTAAATGTCATTTATATTAACTTATAATTTCTTATAAGATTAGACTATATCTTGTTCCTTTTAATTAAGGATGTTCCTGTTTCGAAGTTTTTCTTCTACTCTTAAAAAAGATAGTCGTTGAATCAAAATATTTTAATCAATATTTTAACTGCGGATCTCCTAATCTTTAACGATTTTACCATACCTTAGTCATTACCTTCGCCATCTATGTATCACTACATAAACTTGGTTGTTAAAGCTCTAAAGGGGTTCCCGCATTTAAGGAACGATTATTTTCAGCAAATTTCTTATGCTGCCAAGCAATTTACTTTACTTGGATCACCAGAAGAAGACATTGTGAATGTAAAGTTCGACTGAATCTTACAGTTAGGAATAATAAATTCAGCAGGCATATCTACGCCACTCTGATTTCTAAACAGTGTTGAAGCTTCTAAGTAATAGTTACCACCGAATTTATCCGGAGTAATATCTATTTGCTGAACACCACTTGATTCCTCTGTATAGAAGTCTACTAAAACTACACTACCAGTTTCAAATCCAGGGAAACCTGACGCTGCATCTGCCTTAATAGCATCCGTAGCCTTTAACTTAAACCTGAATCCTTCTGGATGGTCTTCCTCTGCGGCTGTTACCCATGCGTTTTCTGTCGTGTCATACTTAACAGCTTCTATCGCATCGGCTGCCGAAATATCTGGAATATATGGCTCCGTAATTGGCTCACCGTCTTCCAGTAACATTACATATATTAAATTTTCTTTCTTGTTGCCAACATATGGCTTTTCTTTTGTTATTATTGATACAATTCCAGTTTCATCAACAGCAACCTCATCAGTTGTTTCTGTCTTATGAACCTTAATTGTTTCTTTAGCACTAGCCTCCACAAGTCCTGCACCTGACAGAATCATGAATCCTGCCGGAGATATGAGGGCATCTTCCATCGTGAAGGTTATCGTTCTCATTTGCTATACAATTACTTATATAGATTAGACTATATCTTTGTTAAATAATATCAGCGTGGAATTTCTCGATATTATTAACACTCTTCGCTGTCCTCATTTAAATAAGGCACCTAGTCGTTGAAGTTTTTAATTATTATACTCCAAAAGTCAGAAGTCGTTAGGAATTTTTCAAGCTAATCAAAATACTGATATGGAATAATTAATAATGGAATTTTATTATTTTCCGCAAACGTCTATTTAATATAATCATGTTTCTAAGTATAAATTAATCTCTCTGGTGTATTCCATTGAGTTCCCCTTGCGGAATAGTGTTGAGAACCATTATTCTCAATAAGTCCTATTAATTCATTTTCATTATTGAATAAAGCAAAGTCAAAAGGTAATGGCATTTTATCTCTACAATCTTCAAATCTATATTCTCTTTTAAAAGGAATATTTAATCTTTTTAATATTCTTGCCATTTCTTCATTCGCTTTAGAATTAATACAACCGCACGAAGTAGTATCTCCATTAAATAAATGTTTTCCACTTATTATACAATCGTTTCCGCATTCGCACTTACAATTATAATAATACTAGCCATCTTTTGGAAAACAGCTTATAATAGTTAATTTTCCATATTTTTCTCCAATATGTTTTTCAGCATTTTCTTTAAATCTTTCTTTTGCTTTTTGTGCTTTTAAACAACCACAACTTTTGGAAGCTCCATTTTTTAAACTGCCTTTAAAAACACTTCTAATTGTTCCACAATTACACTAACAAATATAGTGTCGTGGTTTATTCTTATCTATTTTTAAAACAGTCCATTCTCCAAAAGTCAAACCAATTAAAGAATTAGAACATTCTTTTGAACATGCGGTTGACGTACCCTAAATAAGTGCGGTTCCTCTAACTGGTCTAACAGTTCCGCACACCTCACATCGGCACAAAAAATATTTTATTCTATGTTTATTTGTATGATCAAATTTTATTACTTCCCAATGACCAAACTTCATTTTGGGTTTTATCTCACTTGGAGTCATAATTTCACTCAGTCTCCTTTTTCTATAGATTAATAATTAACTTACCTGCGGATTAACCTATAATTTTATACTTTTTACTATACCTAGATTAATTACTTCTAGCCATTATGCGTATTACTACCATAATTTAGTATATAAAATCTTCAGGCTCTTCCCGCAATTCAAAGAGTTATTTTAGAAGGTGACAAACTCTTTGCTAAAATTGATTTTTTCACCTCATTGATATTACGCTATACCTTTATATATTCGTATAGATTAGACTATATCTTCATCCTTTTATTAAGGAGCTTTGCGCTTCAAAGTTGTTTAACTTTTACAAAATATTTTAGTCGTTGAACTTTCTTCTAAAAGAAGCTTAGCTGCTGATTGCCTATTTTATTTAATATAGGGGTCCCAGCAATTCACAAAGTTTTTCTTTATCTTATTACTAAGAATCGTGAGCCAGAGAAAAAATCTATCCCACGCTACAAGTCTTGAGTTACCTCTGCCCTTTAATATTCTATATAAAACGCAACTTTTATATATGTTCTCTTATGAACTACTACATGTCTCCATGCAGAATAGACTATATCATAATTTTTTTTAAAATAAAATCCTACCTTTTTCAGATATCTTTAACTTATATCTTACTCTCCTTAGAGATAGTCGTTGAACGTTAATCAAAATTAATTTTTCGATGCTGATTGTCTTTTAATTCTAAAGAGTTCTCAGCAATTTAAGTAGTTTGCTAGCAACATCACTGTTGATAGGGGCTAACATTAACCCTGTGCATATACCGTAGTAGCGGCGCCCTCAAGAGTGGAAGTTTTCAGTGTATCAAAATAAATAACCGGTTCGTTCTTATAAAAAATTTTATTCCCGACTTTCTGCGCTGCTTTAGCCCGCAGAACGACGTCGCAGATCTCGCGTATCCCGAATCGCATTACCGCACTTCCTTTCTATTTTTCATCTAGTTTAATGTATATTTTTCATCCAGTCATCCGCTTGCTCATTCGGGGTTCCTCCCGCCAAACGGACTCTTAAATCTATATCCCAATTTATATACAAAGAATATCTCTCTACTAAATCGAATAACTAATACATAGTCATCTCTTTTATCTCCTCCGGAGTTTTATGTAAGCCAATAGACAAAATGGATATATATTTTGTAAAAATACTATCTCCTACTTCTCCAGCCTCTCTTTGTGCGGCGACCCGTGCCCGACCCCGCATTAATTTATCCGCAATCTCTTGCGCTTTTCTATCAACTGGATTAAAACCCTGGTTAGATTGTGAGTTTTGACAAAATATCTAAGATAAAACAAACTATAAACTTTCAAAATTATTCTCATCCACCATTATGGGTGATTTCAGTCCCTCTTTGAAAAAACCTAATGAACGAGGCAATAATGAAATTTTATATTCTGGAAAAACCAACTAAAGCAATTCCATTACTTCTTCTTTTTTATCTTGCGTTCTTTCATCATTCATCACCATCATAAATACTTCAAAATTAGTTATCTCCCCTAATAAAGAAATGTCCTCTGCTTTTACTAATTTTTTATGGACGTTAAGAGTTTGAGCCGCCATAAAAAAAGAACGTTCGCCTAAGAGAGCAAGTTCCTGAATAGACGGCTAATGTGCAATCAATTGACAATCAATTATTGGTATATCATTTCCGCACATTAAAGCTATATTCAAATCATCAATGTTTATCATTATACATCTAATTAAAAGATTTTTCAAATTCTTGCTAATCTTCTTGTTTAGGCATATTTTTCTTATCTTCGTCTCCATGAATTGCTAAGAACATCATACATAAACCAGAAAATTCTTCTGTTAAAGTAATTCTTGACATTCCCGCAAACTATAGTGTTCCTATCCCAGTAAGATGTTTGTTATTAAACATCATATCTATTTCTGCTGCAATTCGATAAGGTCTTAATTTAAAATCATTTAATTCCCACTAATCATAATGGCATATGATATCAAACATAATTACATTATCTCTAAATTCAGGATTCTCCGCATTTGGAGAAAAGTTATCAAAACTTACCATTAAATAATTCAATACTTCTTTATCAGTATAAAGTTTTGGAACTCGTTTAATATTATTCTAAATTAATTCAAGAGTCTCATTATCTTTTAATTTAGGTCTCTTTAAACAATCCTTTGTAGTATAATATAATAATTTTTTAATTCTATCATTTCTTAAAATTTCAGAAATGATAATACCCATATCTTTTTCGACAGATAGAAAACTGGATTTTGGATAAGTGTAACTTTCAATTTTCATATCTTCTCAAACTCTCCTTTTTCTCTTAAAATAATGATTCTACAACGATAGTCTTTTTCTTTAATCCAAAAGCAAGTTCAAATTGACCGCTATAAGCACTATCCCATCTTAAATCTATACAAGCATTTTTATTATCATCAAAATAAGTTTTTATTATAGTAACAGGATATTTCTTATCTATGTGCCATTTTCCCACACCATCATTATTTGTGCGGAAAGTGACCATCATTTTTGGCTTAATAAAAGTATCGCCTTTAATTAAATCATCACTATTTGGGTCTAACGGTTTCATTTTTAGCGAACCCGCAATCCCTTTGTCCATGTCATCTTCAAATTTATTTTCATAGTATTCTGTAGCATTGACCTCAATAATACCAGGCATACCAATCCAATCTACAGCTTCTACTCTCCAACAGACCTGATTGTAATCATTTTGTAAATAAAATTTACTATATCTCTAAAAATATTTTAATGTATTTTTTGTTTTGGGAATTAAAATATTTAAAGAATAATTAGGTCTATCTATGCTTACTAAGTGTTTTTGTACATAATCTATTTTCGTTTCAACTGGTCCTCGAATAGCTGCATAAGTATCATGCAATTCACCATCATCTTCCCAGATGATCTAATACGAACATTTTCTAATGTCTCCACGAAAGTAAGCAAGTTCTGTTAAATTCTATAAATATATTAACCAATAGGTATCAGTCTATGCCCATTCAAATATATCACCTGGCTTGAAGTCATAGTCATACCTAACTGAAATTATTTTATCATCATAATCCTATTTTAATTTATTAGGATTTATAAGTGCGGGAATCTCTTCATTATCCAATCCCCGCAAATCTTCTCCTCTTGGAAGAAATTTTTTTATTTTTGCTGCCTAGTACGAATACTTAACGGCTTTATCTAAAGTTTTGAGCTTATCTTTTACCATGCGGGATTGCTAGGATGGACCTCCCTAACTCTGGAGTCTATTATTCAATATCTCCAGACCACTTGTAAAATAAATATCTGGAGTAGGAGGTTTATTAGCATCTATATCTTTTATTCGTGTTTTAGGATTTTTCTAAATTTCATATAAATTCATTTTCTTTTCAACTCCTAAATTAAACTTATAGATTCAAATACTGTTTTCCTATATAGCTCAAAGCTAATTTCAACTTTTATTTGCAATCCTTCAAGTTTTGCAAGCAACTATAAGAAAATAGGTTCTTCTATAAATATATTATTTAAACCAGCTATTTCAATAATAACTGTATCTAATTGCTTTTCCCAATCTTCTTTATTTTCCCGCATTGGAATGAGTTTCCATAACTGGTTGGTTAAACGAATTATATTTTTATTGATGCTGTTTTGCGGAAACTCAAAATTATATTTATCTGATGTTTGTAGTACCATGCTCTCCAAACCAATACCAAGTAGATTGATATTGTCCATTTTTTGGATTTATTTCTCGTCTTTTATAAAGACGTTGATAGTGGATAGATTGTCGCTAACACTCGCCTAAAAGACTCTGTAGCTTGGCCAAATGGTTGGCCTAGCTGGTCATTTTGTAATCTGACCCCGAGTATTTCATCCGTGTGTTCTCGACTGAAGTTATCTATCGCTGCAACCAACCATTCATCATAAGGATAGCTAAAATATTCTGTTCCTCCGCGGTAAGCTCTTCCGCAAAGTAAGAACGTTCTATCAAAACATCTGGCACTTTATCAGGATCTAAATCCACATCATCTCCGTCTTCCCAAACAACTCCAATTACAAAATCAGAAGGAACTACTTGGTCTTCTGGAATAGTTAGTGTTTTTAATTCATAATCTAAAATATTTTTTCTTGGAAACTCAAACCCAGGTAAAGCCTAAATTAAAAGACTTTGCAAATCCCGCAAAGTCTCTTCTGGTGTAGTCTCCATATACATGTCGTCAGTAATCTAACCTAGAAAGCGATTATATACTTCTGTAAAAGCACTTCCCATTTTTGTTATACCCTTTTATATTTAGGTGGCTCAGGTGCTTTATTTTCATTACTTGCTGTTTCTTCTGGCTGAACTCGTCTCTGAGGCACTTCCTCCTTTGTTGCGACTCTTCTTTCTGGAATAGTTTTTTCAACCGAATCTGGTTCATCTTCTTTTTCTGCTTCCATGTTTCTAATTGCCGCTAAAACATCAAACCCAGTTTTCTTCTTTAAAGCTTCAATTTTCTGCGTATCAGTCATTGGAACTTTTACAGCTAATGTTTTTACTAAATCTATTATACCCTCTTGCGCAAAGTCCAAACAGTCTAAAAACCTGTCTAAATTATCTGACCCTGCCACCAATTTTGCAACATCTTCTTCACTATAAAAATACTCCGGAGTAGTATTTTTGTCAATATGTAAAGCATCTAATGCTTCTTGACTATCAAGAATTTGTAAAAAATTGACTAAAAGCTCAGGACCTCCTGGCTGATACATTAATTTATCAATTTCTTTTTCGTCAACTTTCTTTTTTTCCATCGGATTAAACTCTCTTCTAATTCCTTCATCCGGAATATTATATACTACTCTACTAGCACTTCTATTTTTTATTGTAATATAACCCATTTTATCTCCTTTTTCTCCAAATCTATATAAAATTGAAGAAGAAAGAAAAATTAAAATCTTTCTTCTTCAAATAATTTTATCAAGCTCCCTGTCCAGAAAGTCTGCCATCATAAGTGTAAACCTTGCCAGTTACACCATCATAGTTGAATGTATCCATCTTACCAACAAGTGAAGTATCAACATAAGCACAAATGTTGTTAGCTAGCATAGCTACAACACCGACTTTCTTGTAAACTTGAATTTCTCTTGATCTATCTCTATTTACATATTCATCAACAATAGTATTTCCTTCAAGAGCAACCTTAACTGGCTTGCTATCTGCTCCATTTGGAATAATCCAAGCATAACCTGGGTCAATTACCTTTGTTGAGTTAGTTTCATCTTCAAAGCCCTGTTCAAGAATGATAACTCTCTTACCCTTATAATCAGCAAGTCTTCCAGTTCTCCAAAGTTCATCTTTCATAGCTTCAGTATATCTCCAAGCTTCTTTAGGAATCATATTTACCGCAAACTCAAACAGGCAGTAAATAGTAGGTAATCCATAAGCAGCCGCAATAGTCAGAAGTCTATCGAATTCTTTTTCATCAAAACCATTTGCCGCAACTCTATTTGCCGGTGGAAGCTGGTTAATTGAAGCCTTCAGAGCGGCACCAATTTCCTTAGAAATCAGTTCATCCATTCCTTCAAGAATAATATTATAAACTTCATCCATCTGGATTCTGCCATCGAGGAACTCTTCAAAGCCTATTTCAGCGGCTCCACCAATAGCTGAAGTTCTTACTTCGAACTTTTCCATACCTTTTGACAGCTTGAAAGTTTCATAAACTCCCGCAAGACCAACTCTTGTAATGAACTGTTTAGCTCTTCTATTTGATCCAACAGGTCTCTTGAATATCGGTTTATCACCCTGATTAAATTGCTTAACTTCCGCAAATTCATCATATTTTTCAACAATCTTCTTTGGAAGAACGTCATCCAGAGTTTCCTCAATCAGACTAAATATAAGGTTCTTATTTTCTCTCCAAAGTGAATAAGTTCCACAAAGTTCTTTTAATTCCTGTCTAAGCGTTTCATTCAGTGCGTCATAGCTTAATGACTCTCCCTTAAAACTATAAGCAGTAGGAGCTGAAGGTTTAGCTTTACCAGTTTGTTTCATTAATGCAAGTAAATTTGCTCTATCTAACATCTCGTCTATCTCTCCCTTCTTTTATTAAACTATACGCATTACTTTAACGCCTTTTTGTCCGTCAGGCATTGTGTAAACTTTAACTACTTGCCATTGCATTGATTCATCAGTGCCAGCCTTTGACAGAATACCCTTGTCATTAATTTTAAGAATATCATTAACCGCAAGTTCTTCCTCTACGATAAAGTTAGTAGTCATAATGTCTCCTGGATTAGTCTTAAGAACTCTAGGAACCATTGTCGTACCTTCTGGCATTCTCTTTTCTTTATATGTACCTTCTACAGTGAACGGATCTTCATTATAAGCCGGTTCATACATATCTGGTGCGGCAGTCACATCATCAAATTTATATGTCTTTTCTCCAATTGTAATTGAATCTTTACCTTCTGCATCAACACCATTGTAATATCTTGATTTTATAAACTTTAAAGTTTCATGGTCAAGAGGACTATAAATCCTAGCTTGATAATTATCCTTAATCATTGCAAATTCGCAATCAAGCTGGTCTTCTCTATAGTTCTTTATCTCGTTAAATACGAGCATCCATTCGCCTTCGCCTGTAAAATCGCATACACCCTTTGCATAATCATATTTTACAAACTGACCTTGCTCTAAAACTTCAATTTCTTTATCAGCTGGTAACTGAGCATATATTTGACCAGTTCTTTTGCCCGACAGATGATTCGGTTCAACTTGACCATAGCCATATTCAACATAACCAGCCTGACTTGTAATATTTTTCTTTAAAAAGTCACGAATCATGTTTCGTTATTCCTCCTTATATTATTCCATACTTTTTGCGACTTGACAAACCGCTTTAACCCAAGCTGGTGTATCATCTTCCGCATCATCATTATCTAATGAGTAAGTTGTAACAGTAGTAGGTTCTTCCTCTTTATTGTCAAAACTTACTTTATTTCTAACACAAAGAATTGATAATTTTGCTTCTATGTCTTCTAAAGAGTATTCATTTATATGCTCTTTAACATCTGCTTTATCCTCGTCAGAAAGCATATAAAAGCTTTCAATCATCTTTTCTTTTTCTTCTTTATCTTTATTAGCTTTAAATTCTTTTAAAGAATTATTTTCAGTCTCTAAGCTTGAAACCTTTTCTTGTATTTCATTAAATGAACTTTCTAACGTATTGAATTTCTTTAAAAGTTCTTCATAATCCTCAAGAGAAAATTCCTTATTTTTCTTTTTCTTTTTATCATCTTCTTTTGAATCATCAGAAGAATCATCCCCTTCTTCTGTTTTTGAATCATCTGAAGTTTCTCCTTCTGAATCATCTTTTTTACTATTAGAATCATCAGAAGTGTTATTATCTTCCTCTTTTTCGTTCTTCTTCTTATACTCAACTTCAAATTTTTCAATTTTTTCTAATGAAAATTGATTTTGTAATTCTACTGGAATATAGTCTGCTTTTACAGATTCAAGGTCTTCCGCAAAAGTAACACCTTCTTCATCCGTTAAAGTAAAGCCTAATTTAAAAAGACTATTAGTTTTCTTACATTTTACTATTGCAAACTTTTGTTCGCCATCTTCATAAATTCCATCCAGCGCATAAGCAGAACACCAAGAGTCTTTAGGATTAGGATATTTCTCACGTAAATATTCCCAAATAAGACTAAAAAGTCTATCTCCTATTTCTACTGCATAAGTAGTAATATTCACTTCTTCTGCTCCTTTCTGATTTTTTGTAATCTTTTTAATTTCTTCATACATTGAATATAAAGTTGTCATAAACTCTTTATTCAATGAAAATTCTGTACTGTTAGTTATATTAGCTCCTTCAAAACAAGGTTCAAAATCTTCACCTAAAATACAAAGTTTTGAAATATTAGCATCATTTATAATAAAAAACTAAGGTAAACCATTTTTGTCTTTTGTCCAAGAGGCATTAAGTGTAGTTTCATCTAACTCCATAGATTGATTATTACCTTCATCTATTATTCTTTGACACTCCTCATATTGGCTAGTCCAAAGCCAGCCTTCAGTGACAAGATATTCTCTTTCTACCCCATCTTCATCTTCATATTTCTAAAACCAAATTTTAGCATTTAAGTCTACAAAACCATAAGGTTTAGTCATGTCTTGAAAAGTAACCTTATTATTTATTATTGCAATCTTATTATGAGCCTCAAAGTCTTCATTGTTTTCATTATAATATCCAACAATTGGAGTACCTCTTAACGAAGGAGCCATCTTTTTTGCGGCTTCCTTTGTTATAATACTTCCATTTCTGTTAGGCTCATCTTGCACGTAACAAACTTTTATCTAACATTTTGAAATTAAAGGATTATCACAAGGCTCTATATTTAAAATTTCTATTGTATTCTCTACTGGAATACTTTCAAAAGCCATCTTCTAACCTCCTTATATTTAAGCCATAGACTCTTTGTTTTTAAGGGTTTTGTCCGACTTTTCTGAATCTTCTTTTTCAGGTCTTCCAACTTCCTTATTTTCTTTTATTGTTGTCTAAGTAGACTAATTTTTACTTGTCTAATTTTTATCATTTTTGTCATTTGCGGATTTACCATTGTTGTCCAAAACTGTACTACTCATTGTATTACTTGACATTGGTGGAATCATCTTAGAAATTAAATCAAGATAATCATTTTCAAAAGTAATAGAATTAAGGATTGAACTCTATGAATGTCCAAGAGCAATTTGAGGTAACATTTTAGAATATCCTATTGAAGTCTATTCTTTATAAAGCTTTGATAAAGCCTAATAATTATCTTGTGTAGTTTCTAACATATGAAATTTGAAAGTATATTTCTTTGTAGATAATAAATTTTCTGTTATTTCTTTAAAAAACATTTCAAATTGTAATAATAGATTCCGCACTGAAGATGCATCATTTAAAATTGATTTCTCTAATGATAAATTACCATCTGTATTAAATAAATTCTAAGATATACCTAAAGAATTAAAAACAGTTCTTTCAACTTTCTCTAAATCATCTTTAGAAGTAACAGTGTTACTATCAGACATATCTATTGAATCTATATCCGCAAATGTTGTTAAAACATCAACTCCAACAGCTCTCCGCAACATTTCTACAGCATTATTATGAATATCTTTTGCTTCATCTATATCAAAAATCAAATCATTGTTTTTATCCATAGGAAGTTTCTATACTAATATTTTTAATAACTTTTGCATTTGTTTGCGGCGGTCCAGATCTTGCGCGAGATCCAGATCTATGATTGCCGGAATCGAGTTTATGAATAAAGGCATATCATTATTATTGAAATTAAACTTTACGCAATTTTCAGGTTCTAAAAGATACCAGCCAGTTGTAAGCATTTCTCTTCTAGTTCCTCTTGGAACATATCCTATACTAGACATATATATATCATCTTCCTAAAGTTTTCTTTTCTAATATAACCTATATCCTTTTTTAAATTCTGGTGGAAAAAGATTTAACACTTTTTCCCTGTATTTTGTATCTCTATAACGATCAAAATAAGACATATTAAATTCTACAACAGGTCTTCCATTTTTTTTATATCTGGACCTGCAGTAATTAACGGGCAGGTCTTGTAAAATTACTCCAGAAGAAGATGGAACTTTATAACCGTAGTAACACCCATTTACGATAACCTATAAAGCTATATCTCCTAAATTCTTTTTTATATTCGATTTATCTAAAAACCGCAGAACTTTATGAAAATCTTTTAACAGTTTTTCAGTTCCAACAGCACTAGAAACTATCTCTGGAACAACATACCAGTCGTATCTATATAAAAAAGCAAAGTAATTACAAGACCTTTGGTAAATGCCGCTAATATTATAATAAAAATTAGATATCTCCCGCAAAACAGGATAATCTCTGTTATAAATAGCCATTAAAATAGCCTACTTATCTCCAAAAGGAAAGTTAGGAAAAAGCTTGCGGTAACTACCTAAATCCATTACCGCGTCATCAAGATTTTTAACTCCGACTTTTATTTTACCATAATCTAAGTGCGGAGGCGCGCTTAAAATCTATTGATTTGAAAATTCAGAACCAAAGATATCAAAACCTTTTTTATGAATTTGTTCTTGTCTTTCTTCCATAAACATTCTCCTTATTATATGATTTTATTAATTAAATAATCATAATTTATCAAGTTCTCTTCCGTATAAGGAATTTCAATTAATTTAATATCATGTAATGCACAATATCTCCTCTTTTTATTATCATTATGCTGCTATTGACATAAACCTTTTTTGCCCCCAAATTTAGAACTTGCTTGATAATGCTGTTTTCCCTAATACTCAATCAAACAATCTAGGTTGCCGTCATCATCAAAAACCGCAAAATCAAATCGTAGAGGGCGACCATTTTCACTTGTTAAACCGGGAACTGTGTATTCCATGCGGAAGTTTAAATCTGCCATTTCAAGAAGTTCTTCTATCTTAATCTCTGCTCTACTGGCTCTCATGTAGTCACCCCCTTTATATATAAAATTATTTAATTTAAGAAGCAATAATCTTTTACATTAAACTTCTTTTTCTTTTTGTCCTCTTCCTCTTGTTTTATATAATAAATACCATAAAGCAATGAAGAGAATTTGTCCTTTTTTATCGTGCTGTTGGCTCTCTTAAGTATAATATTTACTCCTTCATGTTCTTCTTTGAGATTTAGTATCTCTTCCGCAAGAATTGAAGTTAAAGTAAATGGTTTAAGGTATTCCGCACGTTCTTCTGAGGTCATCTTTTGACCTTTAACTGTTCCTAACAGTTTAGTTTTTGCTACTCTTTCATCTATTAAAAATTTAATTCTTCCAGCTTGCATCTAAGCCTGAAGAGTTGCGTATGCTTCAGTGTTTAATGGCGCGTTAGCTTTTACAATATATACCGCATCTGTTTCACAATTCGTAGTCTCGAATCGTTTATATTCATTATCCCGGTCGTTAAATATGCCGAAATCGGGTAAGGTCATTCCTGTATTCTGGTCTATCTATGTTTTAACCAGATAATCTACCAGACCAATGCCTACATTATATTCTACGCAATTCGCAAGTTTGCGCACGTTCTCTTATGAACTGCTTACGGTTTCCTGTAAGATTAGACTATATCTTCTTTTAAAAATTAAAAGTTTTCCTCTTCCATTATCATTATAGCTTATAATGTACTCTTATAATAAGATAGTCGTTGAACTTTTTTAATCAAAATCTATATTTTCTGTTAAATATTTCCAATTTCTTTTATGTTTTATTGAAGCGATAGTATCACTACATACTCCATACATATTTCCTATTTGTACAAAGTTATATTTTTTAGATAAAATTAATTTTATAATTTCTTTAACTTGTTCTTCTGTTAATTTACTAGCATTATTTCTTTCACCTTTTTGATTGGCTAAATTATTTTTATAAGCATGCTTCATATTTTCTGAACAAGTAACCCATTCTAAATTATCTAAATTATTATTAGTTTTATTACCATCTATATGATTAACTTGTAATTTTTGCATATCTTCTCTTGGCTTAAAGTTTTCTAACACTAATCTATGAACAGAATATCTATGTCTTTTATCATCCGTAGAAATTAATCTTATTTTTTCATAGCCATCTTTGTCTAACTAAGGAGATAAAAATTTATTTGTTTTTGTACTATAAACTCTACCATCATCTGTTACATAATAATCATATTTTAAATCATATTTATGATTTTTAATTAAAATCTTTTCCATTCTTTTCACTTCCTTTTTTTAAATAGTTTTGATTAATTTTAGCTGCGGATTGCCTTTTTATAGGTGTTCCCGCAATTCAAAAAATTTTACATGAGCTAGTTTTATTAACCCATTTCCATCTATGACCAGCCTACGCGCCTGAAACTTGTAGTAAAGTTTCTTCAAATATATCGCCTAGTCTTCAAAATGCATATCCGACATGACGAATAAATTAACCACAGTCTTAAGATACGTTCCTGTTGGCTGCGGCGTGGATTTTATCACGGTTGCGACGCTATCACACCCGCGTCTTCCCACATCAACCGCGATGGTGTAGAAGCTTCCTTTCGACGATCTACCGGAGTATTCATACTCCGGCTGTTTTAATATTCTATTCCGGTCAAAGGAATCCTAATCGAAGAAGGCATCTTCAATAGTTCCAGACCAAATACTTTCCTTAATCTTGCGATGTCCGCACAACATCTCTCTGACTTTCGCCAGAAGGTGAGACTATATCATTAAAAATTTTTTTATATTGCTTTTCGATAATAATTATCTACTCTCTTTCGAGATAGTCGTTGAACCTTCTTTTTTTAATTAAAAAGCTTGGCTGCGGATTGCCTTAATAAAAATTAAGGTGTTCCCGCAATTAACAATATTTAACGAGTACAAAAGTTCATACTCGCGTCCAAAGGAGCTTTCATTATAAGTCGTTTTTTTTCTTGCGTTTCCGCAAGCACTGACTATTTCTTACTTTATATTATACATAAAGAAAACCCATTTCGGCATTAAGCCTACTCCTCTAAGCGAGGATAGTCGATACAGAGTTTATCTCCAAAAGAAGATAAATTTCCACGAGATTCCCTTATCTAATTAAAAAACTTAGGGTTCCTCGTTAGCTATTAATAAAAATAACCTCTCCTTTTTTTTTAGGAGAAAAGGGTTTTTTACGGCGCTTAATTCACCGTCCATCTAGAGGTCGTTAACAAAGTTTTTATCCAGGAGACCAAGAATTACAGGAATGCGGTAAGTACCACCCATAATAATCGACTTCTCTGGTTTCACTATCTGCCAGACTAAAAGCTAAATAAGCTTGTCATAAGGGAAGGACGACTTCCAGCCTGCTGTAGTGATATATACCTGGCTTTTATTTAATTGTTCTTCTGGATGCGTTGATCCATCTAAACATCTACGAGAAATGTTCATTGTCAAGAAAATTATTCAATTTCTTCTTGGACTATATCTTCAACTATTTTCCAACAAAAACCTTTGTGAGTATGTAATCCTGGCGTATTGCTACAAATTCTGCTAATTGCTGATGAAGTTCCATCTACTGCTCTTGCGGCTGCTTTATAGCTTTCATAAATAGCAATTAATTCTCCATCTTTGGTATATTGAGCAACTTTCTTTTTAGTGCAAGACGGTAAAGGAACAGGATCTAGTTTTTTAATATTGCTATCTACATATCGCCACTGATAATTACCAGCCGTTCTTCGATTTCCTCCGCATACTTCAGTAATTTTACTTTGCTAACAATCACATTGTCGTGCGGCTTCTGTTGCACTTTCAAAATCTAACATCCACTCACCATTTAAATTAAATTGTCTAACAGGACGTTTTTTCTAAGCTCCAATTAATCCATTTTTATGAGCATGTATAGCATTTTCTGAACTAGAACACCATTCAAGATTTTCTACATTATTATGATATCTAATTCCATCTATATGATTTACTATTTTTTTATTTTCTGGATTAGGGATAAAAGCCTCTGCCACTAATCTATGAACAAAACGATTTTTCATTTGTCCATGACCTATTGAGATAGCAACTTTTTTATATTCATTTGAATTTTGCTATTTTAAAATTCTTCCACTTTTATCGTTTCTTACTTGTCCTTTATTACTTACACTATAAAAAGTTTCTATTCCTTCCAGAATAATTTTTTTCCATATTTCCATAATTAATACCTCCTATGAATATTCATCTTCGGTATTATATAAAATTCAAAATTACATACTTTTTGTTTTTTACCCAAAGTTGATAATGCGCTTCAAATAGTGACAAAATCTATTTTACTGAAATATTATTCATAGTCTCTACACCTTCCTTTTGGCTTGGCACGGGATTCTTTTTCTTCCCCCGTTAGCTCTTTTATTAAAATATCATTTCCTATATTTTACTTTTCGTTAAAAGAACACCCTTTTGTCTTAGGTTCACATATTTTTCATTATAATTCACATTATAAAGCCCCACTATCTAGGGATTATAACTTGGGACAGTATATCTCCATCTACCCCGACACATTCCTCTATGACCCCACCGTGACGACGCTTACCTCTAGATGACTCTCGCGCCGCTATGTTGTCAAAATAAGAACCAGATTTGAATTTATATATTGCGTAATCTTTTCCTTCTAAGGTTTTTCCTTTTGTCCAGTCTATTTCCTTTTTAAGCCCGGGAATAAGAGTGCAAAGCTCGTTCACTTTCTCCTTCATTATCCCGGCTGCCTATTCTTTTCCTCCAGAAGTAACGAAAAGCTTTGATCCAGGATATAAAATACATCTGATCATAAGCAATAACATACTCAGGAATGATTTACTATAGGCTCTGGGAAAAACGCTGTACATATACTGGTGTCGTGCCGCCGCACGCAAAAATCTTAATCTTTATATTAAATCGCTAATTTAATATTATAGAACTTTATTTTTCAATAAAGAAGAGACTATATCTTTAACCAAAAGAAGGTTAAGTATCTTTTCAAATTCGCTTGAATTTTACTCCTTTTCAGGATAGTCGTTGAACTTTTTTATAATAGTTTCTAAAATCTTATAAATTTCTTCATTACTATTATAAAACAAGTGCTGATTACCTATTGTTTACATCTTCTTTTAAAGCTTTAAGGCTTCCCAGCTTTTAAATACTTTTGCTTTATCTCTTACAAAATAAAGGAGCTTTATTCAAACCCTCTAATAGAAGAAAAACTCGAAGTTCTGCGGGTTTCCTATCTCCAGAAGAAAGTCGATAAACAAATCTGGATACTCCCGCCAAAAGGCAATGTACTTACGCAATTCGGGGATGACCTTCCGCACACGCTCTTCAGACATCCCCTATTTTTTACTAGATGAAGAGTATAATAAATCTGCTAAAGCCATTTTTACTATACAATCTCCTTATCATCTTCTTTTTCTTGTTGCATAAATTCAACAAATTCTAAATATGCGGCTTCCGCTTCATCGACGCCACCATTCGAGGCTAAAGTTTCCTCATCATTGAGTTCCGCAAGTTCTGAATTTTGATAAGATTTAATAAATGAAACTTCACTAATATTTCCGCTTTCATCTTCATCGTTATCTTCTTCTTTTGCCTCTTGGATAGACATTTGCTGAACCGCACCTTCTATTAAGTTACCAAGATTCATTTCATTAGTAACTAAGTTATGGACATAATGTTTATAATCAAATAGAGTTTCATCTGCTCTATCATTCGGTTTATCTACATAAAATCTAGGTATAAAACCTTCTTTTTCGCACATGACTACTAATTCTCCAACAGAATCAATGTCTGCGGATTCCTTATCTTTTCGCTGCGCTTCTGTAAACTTCCCGCTTTTCATCAAACTATCGTAGACCCTTGCCATCTTCTGAAACCCGTCCACATCTCCCAAATCGACCAGCTAGTTGCATTTCAGAGACGCCTTACAAATCATTTTTAGCGTGTCTATATGTCCAGCAGACTAGATGTCGTAGGATTCCATCATGTCGTTGAAAAGCTATTCCATATATATCCATTCACTAGGTTGATAAATTTTACCCCACTTATGAGTGAGCATCCGCACATCTGCTTCTGTAAGTCCTAAGTCTTCAGCTGTTTCCTCTGGTTCCATAGGTCCAGGAGCAACAGAAGTTTCTTCAACTGGTGGGGCGGGTGCCGCTATATTGCGGCTTGGGTTTCTGGATTCTTCTTTCTTTTGGTCTATGTATTGTTGATCAACGCCTTGCGCTTTTAATGCATCAGATATTTCTTGTTCAACCATCTTTTGGAGATATTCTGAATCTTTATATCTATAATCTTTAAATTGTTTTAAATGCATTTTACCAATGTATCGACCTATTATAGTTGTTCCTGTTACCTTGCGGGGGTCTTTTGCATATTTCATCATAAGTTTATTCCACTCTGTAGGCACATAAGGAACATCTACTTCTTCCAGAATCCATTTATAAGTTTCTGGGTCCCAATTATCAACATGTCTAGTTAAACATTTGCGGCATTCAGTTAATTTTCCCTCTCTGGGATATTTTTCTAAATTATTCGAGGTGTAAAATTCTTGTTTTCCCATTGTTCTGCCGCAACATGAACAATAGAATTTTTCTTGTGTTGAGTTTTCCATTAATTTTCACCATCTTTTTCTTTTTTATAATACTTTAAATTTTTATGCTTTTCTAAAGTTTTGCGGTTTCGGCACATTTTACACACACTATAATACCCATCTTTTGAAGTATTATTTTTTGAGAAGTATTTAGTATGTGCTAATTTTATTTCACCGCATCGACTGCATCTTTTATAGTAGCCTTTTCTTAGATTTAAGTAATAATGCTATAAAAATTGATGTTCAGCTTCTGAAGCTATTAATTTTGGGATTTTATTTCTCCATAAGCTGGATATATATTCTAAGCTATGCCGCACTCCAAATTTTTCAATAAGATTTTTTTGGATTTCCGCATTACTTAAACCATCAATTTTATTTATTACTATTTCTTCATAAAGTGGATAATTTCCAAGAGCCAGTGAACTTATGGAATCAAAATCTAACATTAAGTGATATAAATCACTATATAATTTATCCCAACTATAATCTTTTAACTTTGCGTAATGGCAAAGTATATAAGAACAAGTTTTAGGATTTAATAGACTAATTCCAGAAGGAACTGGTTTCATATGTGAATCAAAATCTGCGGTAGTATCTTCTAAGATTGGACTATATCTTGCTTTTGGTCTGGAAGCAGCCATTAATTGAATTGGTTTTCGATAAGCATTTTTAATAACATATTGGTCTTTCCGCATCTCTATAAGTGCGGATTTCATTACATAAGCTAAATGACCAGAAGTTTTTTTAAAGTCTTTCTCCCATTGCTCTATTGTTGTTCTAAGTTGTTGAAGAAAGGGGATATCTTCTAAATCTTTTTTTGTTATAGAAACTTTAGGTTTAAAAATTATTCTTTTGTCATTCGCCATCATGTTGTAAATTCCATCTTCTCCAGCTTCTAGTGTTTCAGCTAATCCTTCAAAAGAAGTCTCTCGACTATTTACTGTTATCATGCGGTTTTCAGTTAATATTTTTTTTCTTTTACGTTCTTGTTTCTCCATGCACAGAACTAAATAATCGGAGAGTAATTCTAAATATTGCTTAGGAGGATTGGGATTTTCTTGCAATATTTTTTTAACTAACTAATTTCTTTCTTCCGGAGAGTCAATGGAATAATCTAATTGAATCATTTAACCCTCTCTTTCCCTCTCACTATATATATTATAACACAAAAAAATTTTTTTGTCAAGAGCAAAGGACAAAAATTTTAAATTTGACTTTTGAAAAAATTTTTGTTATAATTATATTAAGAAAAGGGGAAAGAGGGGAAATAGCAATAGGACGAAATAAAATTTAATTCACTACGTTCATTAAATTATAATTCTTACCAATTGCTATTTCCTAGATATTTTTATATTAGGACGTAATAAAAGTTAGTTCGCAAGCTCACTAACTTATATCACTTACCAAATATAAAAATATCTATAAGACTTTTTAAAAGATAGTTATTTCTTTTGGTTTTATTTTTTGGGATTTATTAAATCCAAAAGAAAGAAGATTTATTTGATAAATATATATAATTATTATATAATATTAATATAATAAAAAAGAAAAATATAAAAAAGAAAAGAAAATGCGGGAATGCCGCTAAAAGATTCTTTATATCGGGGGTGAAAGAAACATGAGACGGGAAACCGCAGAACTTTGGAATCAAATGGAAAATATGCTTGAAAGTTTTTCAGGTAAAGTTTTTGAGCAACATCCGCAAAAGTGGATTCGCACAAGACAGGATATTCTTCTGAAATATTTTCCAAACGCAGAGATCGATATTACTGATGGAATAGTTATTATCTCACCTTGCTCAGTAGATAATAAATTTGAGTGCTGTGAAAATTGCGATGAATGTAGAAAAAATTATTGGCTTGCGGAAGTGGGATATTATGATTAAAGAAAATGTTGTAATAATTAGAGATAAATATAAGTTTAGTATATTTACTGATGAAATAGGTCGTCCGCAAAAATTAATGGTAAACGATAAAGATATCTTGCTTTTGGATGCACTAGATATACTTGCGGAAGAGTGGAATAGATTATTAGAGGAAGAAGAGGACAAATAATGACTATCCAAGAGCTAGAAAGTGAATACTATGCGGGATTGCAGCGTGGGGAATATGATGCTGGGTTGCGGGAACGCATAGAGAAAATGAAAATTGAAGAAGAAATAAAAGAATATGCGGAAATGCGGGATTCAGGTGAAGCAGAAGATATGCGCGAGGAAATTGATGGCATTATAGCCAGACTAAAGGAGCGCTTAGACGGAAAACCGCATAGAGGTATCGTAGATGCCATTGGAGTTTTCGTTACTGTGAGGGCAGGAGCTGGAGGTACTGAAGCCCAAGACTGGGCTAGTATGTTAGTTCATATGTACGAAAGGTTTGCCGCAAAGAATGGGTGTAAGGTTAAATATACTGATGTTTCTGTTGGAGAAGTAGCGGGCATAAAGAGTGCTACACTTAGGATTGAAGGTAAAGATATTTTTGACCGGCTCGCGCAAGAGAGTGGAGTGCATAGATTGGTGAGAATTTCTCCATATAATGCGCAGGGTAAGAGACAAACCAGTTTTGCCAGTGTAGAAGTTATTCCTCTTTTGGAAGAGAAGAATGGTAGCGATGAAATTGCTGCTGGTGATTTGGAATGGGAGTTCTTTAGGTCAGGAGGACCTGGAGGACAATATCAGAATACTACAGATAGTGGTGCGAGAGTAAGGCATTTGCCTACTGGAATTGTGGTAGAGAGTAGACAAGAACGATCGCAATATCAGAATAAAAGGATTTGTTTGGAGAAGTTGAGAAGTGAATTGAAGATGCGAGAAGATGAGAAAATGCGGGAGCTCTTGGAACAGTTTGCTTCTAAGGACCCTAATGGCTGGGGTCATGCTTTTAGGAGTTATGTGCTGGAACCTTATAAGATGGTAAATGATGAAAGACTGGATATAAAAACTGGAAAAGTAGAAAAAATTCTTGATGGTAATTTGGAGATATTGCGTTGATGCTTCGCATCACGCAAAAAGGAGGTAAAAAAATGGAAATAATTATAAATGGAGAAAAAGTAAAAGGCGATATACGAGAAATTATGATGACAAATGCATCGGGAGATGTTACTATAATAAAATCTTTAGGAGATAATCAGTGTCTTAGAAAAGAAAAAGGAGAATTTTTCTATTTTATAGACCATATAGAACACATTATTGAGCTAAGAGAAGGAAAAGATTTTATCTGTGATGAATTTATTTTTATGGAGAAGCACGTAGATGAGGTGCGGGCTTTGGTAAAAGAATATAAAGAGGATATATTGGAGATGGTAAGATGATGCGTTAGCATCATCTTTTTTTTAAGTGAAATACGTGCAGTGTCACTTTATCGAAAATATACTAAATATTTATTGTTTTATTCGTTTTTTGATTTTGAAAATACTCTATCGAAAATATATTATTAAATGATTAAACCGTTTTTCCAATTTCAAAACACTCTATCGAAAGATAGGGTGTTTATTTTTATTTTAATATTTCAATATTTACTGTTTCATTCGTTTTTTGATTTTGAAAATACTCTATCGAAAAGTTTTGTTCAGAGAAAAACAATTTTCGGAATTTTCAGAAAATTCTCCCAAAACCCCGCCCCCTGCTGGGAATCTTTTCCAGTCGATACGGATTCGGTGTCTGATGCTTTGACGGCTCCGCACAGCGTTTAAAGCCTGCTTGCTGTAGTTCTATACCAGAACGTTAAAAAAAGCTATTAGAACGGAAAACAGACACCTTCTCGACGGTCTGAGATGTGCCCCGTATGCAGTGTCAGACGGCAAGAAAAAAATCAAAGAAAATGAAAAAAAGGCTTGCAATGGGTCTGATTTTATGATAGTATAATGGTGTCGGAAGGCAAAGGATGAAAAATCCTATCCCGTCACTTCCGGCACAAGGTCTTCAGTACCTTGGTTGAGTCGTTCTGACTCATATAATTAAATAGCCGGTGCCGGCATCGTAGGCAGCTGGAAAGTCTTTCCAGCTGTGGGGACGGTATCCCCTACTTCAGAAAAAGACCGTCACGCTATAACGGGCGCTAAAAATATTATATCGGATAACGGAATTGTCAGACAATTCTGAATCTTGAGAGTGCTGTAGTAGCTGACAGTAATTTACAATTTTTAGTAGAAAATGGGAAATAACCATTTTCTGGATATGGAGGAAAAAAATGTTAAAAGGTACTATAACAGTAAGTTGGAGTCATGAGGCTTATTTAAACAGTGAATTCACGTTTGTGAATCTCACTAATAAAGAACATAAAAAATTATCCTTTGTCATTGCAAAGGATGATACAACAAGTGAGGTATATAGTCTTACTGCATATGGTGAGGACTTTAACCGCACGAATTCCGGTTTAGTAGACTGTATCGAACAGTCTTATACTTGGAGCAATATCTTTAATGATGAACGCTATGAAAATCCAAGGACTGATGCACCTATGTGGATGCATGAAGAACTTCACGAACTCACAGAGTTCATGCATACAGTTCGAAACTTGCTTTTGTTGGCGGAACTTCTACCAATAGAATACACTGCGGAGATGCAAGTTTCTTTACAGGCTTTCCGCAATGAAGACTGGTTATATAAGCAGTTCGAAAAAGTGTTGAATAGCTAAAAAAAACAAGCATAGCCGGATTAGTATAAAATCTAATCCGGTTATATATCAAATCCATATGCGTTTAAGCGCATAACTCCAACAGAAGGAAAAAGAAAGGACAATATCATGCTATATAAGAAAACTATAACAGTTAAAACATCAGACAATAACATAAAAGGAAAAACAAGTGCGGGATTCACATTACCGCAACTTGAAAATTGGAAGGTTCATATCTTTTCAACAAATATTCCGAACAGGCTAAAATTAATTCAGAGTTTCGGTAACGACTATGAATTAAAACATATAGCTAAAATACAAGGCACTGCAACAGGAAGTTGTCAATATTCCATAGAAACTATTATAGAAGTATTCGCACTCGATCAACCCGCCGAGTCGATAAAAATACCTGTATCAACAATGGTATTTTATGATGTTTATAGCTTTGGAGAGGCTTTAGATTTACTTGAAATTGATAAAGGCGCATGTGATGATTTTATGTTAGGTATTATTCCTATTGAATGGTTTGATGCCGTTGACATAAATGATTAAAATATTCTGAAAAATAAACCTGACTTCCGCAAGTCAGGTTTTTTCTTTTTTTTACTTGGTTTACATTTTGTTCCATTTTTCATTTCGTTTCCATAACTGTTAATGAATGGAAAAAATCTCATTTCATTTTCCAAAATCTCTATTTTGAGACATAATATTTTCATCTCATTTTTGAGATGGTTAAAGCATTGAAATTTCAACATTGTCTCATTTTTTGGATTGAGATTTCTCAAAGTTAAGAATCTCATTTTTGAAACATTTTTATTTGAATTTTCTGAAAATTCAGAAAAGTCTGAATATTCTGATTTGTTTGAATATTCTGAAAATTCAACAAGTTCGGAAAATTCTGACTGGCTGCTTACGGTCGCCGCAGCCAGTTTTCAGAATATTCAGAATATTCAGAATATTCAGAATATTTTGACACAAAAATTGTCAGAAAATTAAGTATTAGAATTTTCCCATTATTCTGAATTGTCAGAATACTCTGCTAATTACTATTTCCGCAGAAACTCTGGGCGAGAATTTTCAGAATATTCTGACTATTTCACTTGCAAGAATCATGCCATGTCAAAAAATGGAAATTACCAAAAAATGGATTGGCACAGTTCTTGCTTCTTGCAAAAATCGTGCCAAGCAAATGTTTTTTATTTAATACATAAAAAAGGGTTGACTTCTTGCGGTTTTAGGTATATAATAAATACATAAGATAAAGGAAAACAAAAACTTGGAGGTAAAAAAACAATGTATAAAAGAATCACAAGAAAAACGGCACAGAAGTATTGCAAAGAAGGGACTCATGTAGTATTTGCAGTAGCGCATAAATTAAATCCAGAAAGTTTCTGGGTAAACGGAGGCGTTTTATTAAGTGACCTTGTTACCGATGATATAAACACTTTTAATAGAGTATGCAATAGCATAGAATATTATCAGTGTTCGGAAGAAACTGGAAATCATCTTGCTTTCTATACTTTTTCTGATTAAATATTCTGACTTCTCAGAGGTGAGACAATCTCACTTCTGAGATTTTATAATTGTTTGAAAATTTTAAAAAGTTAATTATCTGAAAATTCAGACTATTCAGATTTTTTTAATTTTCAGACCATTCAGATTTTTCTGACTACATCCCGCACTTTGTTAAGAATTTAACACCATTTCTTCCAGCTTTTGGAAGTACGAACTTTGTTAATAATTTAACAACAATCTTTTTCCAGTTTTTACCATCGCAGTACGCACTTTGTTAAAAATTTAACGGGTATGCAAGAATCATGCCAACCCATTTATTTCCAAAAGACACCAGAAATTACCATTTCCGCACCAAAATGTCAGTAATTTCCTTCCAGCTTTTTCAGAATTTACCAGTCCAGGAGTAAAATGGTTCCCAATTTCAGAATTTTCTGAAAATTCAAAATTTTCAATCGTTAAAAAAATAACAGGTTTTTCTGTTAAAAGTTTAACAAATTCCTTCCAAAAGATGGAAATGTGCGGGAACACTGTTAAAAATTTAACAAGACTATACCGCAATAAAATAACGCAAAACGCAGCAAAATAATAATTGACTTGCTATGTGTTTTTATGATATAATCAAGTGTAACGAGAATAAAGCAGAGAACAAACGGAGGGAAAAATTATGTGTAAAAATTCTGAAAATTCAATTCTTAGGGCAATGTGTGAGTGCTATCTTGAGCACAATGCAAGTAAACTTTTTATAGTGGGAATTAAGCGTTTCCGCAATATTAATGCGTGTATTATTGACGGTAAAACCTTAATTAATATTTGCCTTGAAGAAAACATAATTGAATACGATACAAGAAAAAACTCTGTTCGGTTTATCTATCAACCAAACAAACATAGAGGTTTTGAGCGTATCATGAACGAGTCAATTAGTACGTTTCCAGTTTGTGCATGGTCTGACTTTCAAGCCGAACAAAAGGAACTATTTCAGGGACAACGCTATAATTTTGGAGATACTTTTGAACGTCTTGTTACTGAAATGTATGATAAAGTGTGGCACAAAGATAATGTACCATGGTACATTAGAGGTGATATCAATATTAATGGGCATGAAATGCAGATAAAAGATGCATCGCATCGAGCTACTTTATTTGCACTCAAACATCTTACAGAAAATGGATGGATGTAAATTCCTTCCATTTTCTTGTCGTGCGGTGAAACTTTATCGCATTAAAGCGTTAGCACTTCAGTGAGCTAAAGTAGGCACTTTATCGCATTAAAGCGATACCACTTTATCGTGGTAAAGTATTGCGACTTTA